TCCGCCAGCCATGGAAGGATCCATTGGGGGCATTCCACCTGCCATAGCTGGATCCATTGGGGGCATTCCGCCTTGTTGTGGAGGCATTCCTGCAGCTCCAGCTTTCTTCTCTGCGGGGACGAAAGCTCGTTTAGCAAATTCTAAGTATTCTTCAACTGTTGTAGGATTGGTTATATCTTTTGACATATCTATAAAATTATTTAATTTATTTTTTAATATTAATCGTATACCTAAATTCTTCAAGTATTCATTTCCCTCAGTCAAGGATTTAAATAAAGATTGCGACTGAATATTATCTTCATGTGCCGTCCATACTGGATTTTTAAGTTTACCATATCCACTGGTTGATTCGTAATTTTTTATAGCCTCCGCTACCATTTTTTTAGCTATACCTTTACCCCTATATCCTTTAAGTAAAGCAACACTAATATATTCCCCAGGGATTCTCTCATATGAAGATAACTCTGGAACCTCTCTTCTTGGTGTGATACCAACGAACCCAATCACCTTATTTTTATACACCAAAGCATAGATCCTATCAAATGAGCCATTAAAATTTTCCAATAATAACCCATTCCACCAATATTCTGGATGTTCCTTCTCTACGTCGTAAAAAAGCTTTCTTAAATCTAATTCAAGTTCATCCTCAGTTAAACCCACTCGATTCCTAGGTGAAGACGCCCCAAGGTGAAACCCGTAATTCTCTATATCTAAAGGCACTATTTTATTAATCATAAATCAATTGCTATCTCCTAATATTGTTTTTATACATATTCGCCCAAGGGTTACGTTCTTTAAGTTGACCCTTGTCATTAGGAATAGTTATTGGTGTAAAACCACTATCTGGTGTCACAATAGGATTATTAACATCAAATTCTCTATCTAGGTTTATTTGTGGTGCAGAAGGAGGTTGTTCTAGTTGTATTAAAGGTTTTCTATTCTGGCTGGTACTGGGAATTGGGGTGTTTGTTGGGGCTGTGCTACTTCTAGAATTATTTGATGGTGTAAGCCCAAGATCTCGCTCTAGTGCATTAATTGTTGTAGTCCATCTTAAGGTAGGATTCTTTTTGGTCCTCATCCACTCCTGCTCTCTTCTCCAAACTGCAGAATCTCTAAGGTTGCGTATAATTCCGGCATAGTCTCCCTTTGCAAGTGACTCTCTAAACTTTGGCCAATTTGCAAGATTGGCGTTAAATCCAAGCGTTGCAAGTCGATTTTGTGCACTTATGGGAAGCTTATTAAATCCTTTTAATTTACGTACACTTACATTATTCTTAAAATACCAATCTTGTAATTGGCTTGATATATTCCTTGGCATGTATGCACCCACCTTTAGGTCACCAGTATACTTTAATTTCTTACGTAGATACTCTTGAACCTCTGGATATAATTTTACCCCTCCTGGTAAAGTTGGAATATCCTTATCGGCTAAATCTGCTGAGTCCATGTAAATTAAATCATTATTTTTTACCCCCCAACCTTCAAACTTACGCAAATCATTTAACGATTGTGCGTAATCATACACTTTTGAAGATGTGGCAGCAAATTTTCTAAAGTTACTTATCTTTATCATTTTCTGTTTTAATCTTTATTGTACCTAAAGAATCTTTATTAAAAAGTAAACTCTCGTCAAAATCAAAATAAACTGATGTGGATTCTTCTTTTTTTATATTAAAGTAAACAGCAACCTTTTTTGCAATATTTCCATAGTTCTCCCTTACTATGTGTATTGACCCCTCTACTACATTACTTATTTTTGACCTTATTAAATCTTTAATTGCTACGTCATCTTTATATACTTTCTGCAAATCTTGAATAAAGGTCTTGTCCTCGAGAATAGCTTTAGCCGTTATATTCTGCTCTGTTGAATCTACAGAATTCTCAGGATTATACACTTTTAATCCAGGTACAACCTTACAAAATATGCTATTCCAAATAAAAGTAAGTATGTATCTAGTTAATCTATATAAAGGTGTAGACTTTGATACACAAGGTAAGCTTATGTAAATTACACCTGCTACAAAGACTACAACAATTGCTATGCTAATTGCCATAGTAGAATCCGTAAAAAAATTAAAATCTGCAAGACTTTGTGTTTCCATGGTGTAAAAGTCTTGCAGATTTTATAAATTAATCAATCCAAATGTTATACTATTTACATATCAACTAAGGTAAATATCCATCTTTAAGTTAGGAATCTTTACCTGAATTATTATACCAATTTGAAATATTTTTACCAAATGACTTTAAAGATTTCATCCAATCTGATAAAGTTCGAGAGGCAGCTTGAATACGCTTCTTAGCCGTATCTACTCCTGTCTCTACTGCTTTTCCGATAGGTTGTACAACTCTATTATCAAATTTCTCTCCTGGAGTTAAGATAGCAGCAACGTTTTCCATCTTGTCTCTAGGCACTATGACATTTTTTCCAATTACATTCTCGCTATTTTTGGCGTCATTTAGTCTATCCACAAAATTCGCATTTGCTTGCATTTGGGAAGCCACGGCTTTACCTATTGTGGAGCCCGTCATACCCGCTTTCTCTTTTATCTTATTAATTATTGATGGAGCCTTCCTCTTCATCTCCTGCTTATAATTACTTAAAGCAAGCCTGTACATTGCTGCTTCAGTGGTTAAGTTTTTGCGCTCAGTCGGGGATAAACTTGTGTCTTTCGCTCTACTGCTTAACTCTTTAATCTTAGCTTGGTAGCCTGCTACTGTGGAATTCCATTTGTCAGACTCAGCTTTCATAAGCTTGTTATATTTATCTTCCGCAGTATCTATAGTTTTCTGCATCTCTGGATTAAGCACGGTGGATTTATCCATGCCTAATACTTTTGTAAGCATATTATATCTCTTGTTATAGGCATCATCAGAGGCACCAGTGAGCGGACTTGACCTATACGTGTTCAACTCCTCTGGAGATAAATTACGCGCTCCTTCTCTAAGAGAAGAAATATAATCAGCAAAATTTATTTTTTCTCTCGTCCCAGCGTCTATATGGTCTATGGCTCTCTGTTCTGAAAGAGACAATGGAACTTGAGTTGTGCCTTTTGCAAGAAAATAAAGTTGGTTTAAAAACCCGTTACCTTGTAAATTTCCTTGTTTATCATATTTTAGAAGAGACCTCCATAAAGGATCACTCCAAGAATTATAACGATCAAAAATTCCTAAATACCTATCACCTTTATTCCTCAAGCTGGGTATATTTTGCTTTGGATACAAAGAGTCGTAATCCTCCGCAAGCTCCGGAAAGTTCTTGCGGAGGTAGTTATAATTTAAAGGTTCAGAATTACCCATATATTTTATTTTATCCAAAATTTACTGGATTATCCTGTAAATATTTAGCTAATGCACCGAGTCCTAAGCCTCCCAAGCCTAACCCTAAGGCTCCTTTCCAACCTCCGGCAAGCCCACCTATTCCAGATCCTATAAGTGTCGGTGCAGCATAATAAGCTAATTCAGGATTTTCGTTAATAAATTTTTTAAGGTCTCCAATTGTCGAGCGTACAGTCCAGGGTGAATTTTTATCAGCTAAACTACTCCCAGCATATCCCGCTAAACCTCCAGCTCCAAAACCACCAATGTAGGGCATTGCAGCTCTTACATAAGGATTTTTAACTTTAGATGCCGCACGTCCTATACCTTCAAGAACTTTGTTAGCTTTACCTGAAGATTTCGATAATAATCTGCTTAATCTTTCATTTGGTTTACCATAAGCAGCGTAATATCTATTTTTTAAACGTTCAGGATAATTTTCTGCAGTTTCCAAACGTTTTGCTTTAGCGTCTAACTCCTTATTTAAGATATTTAATGCTTTCTGACTTTCATCCACATATGCAGCATGTGTAGCTCTTTGGGCGGCTAATTCTTTATTTGCACGTCCCAAATTATTTTCTGCAGCTTCTAGAGATTTAGCTTTAGCATCCAACTCTTCTAGTGCCCTACGTAAAGCAGGACTTTTTCTCGACTTAGGCTTAGTTGGCTTTTTAGATCGTGAGGGAGCTTTTTTATTTCTCATTCTGTTTAATAATGCTGCACCACCTATAGCCCCTGACATTCCACTTCCCACAGCTAAAGATGTTAAAGGATCTATGGTTTCAGCACCATAATCAAAGGGATCTCCCTGTATGCCTGGTACTAAATTGGTTTCTGGAAGATTATCCGCAAATTTATTAAAATTAGAAGTATTCATCATAATTAAATTACTATATTCAGTGTGCTAATTAACACAAATTTTTAAAAATCTGTCAATTGTTTATCCAAAATTTACTGGATTATCCTGTAAGTATTTAGCTAAAGCTCCAAGACCCAATCCTCCTAATCCTAGTCCTAGTGCACCTTTCCAACCTCCGGCAAGTCCGCCTATTCCAGATCCTAGGAGTGCCGGTGCAGCATAATAAGCTAATTCAGGGTTATCATTAATAAATTTTTTAAGATTGTCAGCTGTTGCTCCAAGGAAATTTCCTGAGTCTTTAGCACCTAAAGCTTGGCTGCCAGCTGCACCTAGTCCAAAACCCCCAATCCATGGCAGCGCTGCTTTAACATAAGGATTTTTAGCTTTAGATGCCGCACGCCCTATACCCTTAAATACTCTACTTGCTGCACCTCCTAATCCTCTTTTAGCAGCAACTTCTTTAATGGTAGATGAAGAACCCGGTATGTTTCTTAATCCATTTATGCTTCTTCCTTGAGTTCTTGCTGAAAGATTTGCAGGTTCTGGAACTGCCTTTGGTGTAGAAGATGTTCCTTGAGTTCTTGCTGAAAGATTTGCAGGTTCTGGGAGAGCCGTTAGTCTGGAAGAAGCATTTCCTTTACTACGTCTTGAGTATTCTTCTACAGGTAGTCCAAGAGCTTCTCTTAGTCTTGCTCTTTCCTTCGGGGATAGATTGCTAATCTTAGAGTACAAAACGTTACCCATAAGAGCTCCTGGGCTCCTACGGACTCCTTGGGTAGCTCCTGAATTTAATCTATCAAAATACTCCTTATTTAATGCGCGGAATCTTTCTGTAGCTTCTCGTATTGCTTTTTCTCTAGCTTTTCTATTACGTCTCCTAGCTAGTCTGGCATATGTTAAACCTCCTGCGGCACCACCTATACCCCCAACTACCTTTAGGCTATCACTGAGTGAGTCATCCAAATCAGCCTCTAAACTAGGGTCGTACGAAACAGCGGTGCCCTGTGTTGCAGAAGAAGGATCTGAAAAATTTTCTGCTTGCGCGGGATTTGCATTAGCTAAACCTGGAGACATTTTGTTCACAGCCTCTTGTTCTTGAGGACCCGATCCCGCAAATTTATTAAAATTAGAAGTATTCATCATAATTAAATTATTACATTTGGTAGATTAATTAACTCAGATTTTTAAAAATGTGTAAAGTATTTTTACCAATTACTTTTTAGACAATATAACGACTTCGTCAGAAAGTTTAATTTTTCCAGAGTTTAATCCATCCATTAGTTCCTTCTCACTATTTAAAATCCATTTATTCTTTGCGGGTGCCGTAATTTGAGAGTTGGGTCCTAATATGTAATCTTGCTTTAATTTATTAACCACCCTATAATCTCTTGCTGAGAATATTTGCTTAGAAGGCAAAAGGCGTTCTTTAATGTCTGCCTGTGCCTCGGGTAATGCGGGAACATGAACGTTCATCGTATTCGAAAGTACAACGCCGCTATAATTAATAAAGGTTTCATACCCCGGAACTGTAAGGTCATAGCCGTCCAGATAAACTCCCGTATTTTCAATCAGATCAATAGTCGCAAACTCTAAACCTGGTTTATTAACCCAGTTATCAAAATCATAGTTATCGTCAGTTTCTAAAACAAATTGTTTTAATTCTTTATCATAAGAAACTAAGGTAATAATTCCTACTCGATAAAATTCCTTTTGCACATCCCTTATTTCATTAAAATCATCAAAGAATAAAGGAAATACAAATTCATCTTTGCTATATTTATGCTCTGCAAGCACTGAGCACACAGGGATATTAATATCCAGTTCTTTAGCTTCCTCAGGTGTATGTCTTTCGTATTTTCCGGTATTTTTATTTAATCCGTAGATTGCCCTTGGGTCATCGTCCGTAAAAATCTGCAAACCGTTAGATAATGTAACAATAACCAGTCGTCGTTTTGGATGTATTGAAAAACAACTTACATCAGCCCAGTCCCAACAGCCCTTATCTTCATTAAAAGCCAATGCTTTTAAATCCTGTGTTTCATAAAAATAAATGGGTCCGTTTTTACCTTCCGGATTTACATTAGTCAATTTACCATGAGGTATTTCAGACAAATCGGCCAAAAATACCGAATAACCCTCCGGAATATCTGGTAAATTTAAAAGCTCTGGATTTTTAATTGATTGCATTATTAGGATTTAATAATGCATAAACAAAAGCATATGTCAAAAAAAAACCAAGGAATCATTAGATCCTTGGTTTTAAACTTAAGTGAACTACGAGGAAGCTAAAGCTTCTCTCGCTTCGGACTCAGGATGAGTCTTCTTTTTAGACATTTCATAGCTTATGCTATTTAAATCATTAGATTTATCAAGTCTTATTTCAGCTCCATGTCTGTAATCGTCTGTTCCGGACGATGACTGCTTTAAAATAGTTAGTCCTCTATTTAAAATATTTTTCGAGTATGTATCTAGGAAGCTAAAGCTTCTCTAGTTTTATACTCGATTTTTTTATAAATTTATTCCCATCTAAATTTAGATTTCATGCCATCGTTCCACAGTTCTCTTAACTGTTCTTTCGCAAATTATTAGTTTAATTATTTCAATATAGGTTTATATCCAGCATCAAAAGCAGTTACATCCCTTTTGTTGGGTACTATAGGTGGCTTAATTGCCTTTATATATCTGACTAAATTAGTGGTTGCAACAGGATCCTTAAAGTCTATAGCTTTTGTTAGCATAGCTTTTGTGCGTTCAGGATCTAAATCAAACACAAATGTACCATTTCTAATATTTCTCCTATCAATTTCATCAAGATATGCTCTACTAAAAGCTTTTTCACCCTCAGGAGTCAATCTCGTAGTAGTAGAACCATCAGCATTCCTAATGGTTTCTTTAGGAAATCTATTTTCAAGTTTTTCCCTATGTTTTACATAAGCATTCCAGTCTTTATCCAACCGGTTTGCAATCGGTTTAAGTTTGGTAACCTTATTTATGCCTTTGGAAACAAGCCGTGACAGAGCCCTGCCAAGTCCGGCTTGTTTTATGAGAGAATTATATTCAGAAGGTTTCATATATTTTAATATTCTTAATTTTTAAAAGTATTTTAATTTTATGGCAAATATTTGAAACAATGTAAATAAAAAAAACGAAAGACCCCGAAATACTCCGAGATCTTTCGCTGACCGAGATTCCCCAGTCCATTGGCTTCATTAAAACCCGCCACATTTGGGCATTATTAAGAGGCCTGGCGGATATGTTGAGTACAATATCAGATAAATGCATAGAGAAAAGTAGCCATCAGGCATAAAATCCTATACCAAAAGTTTAAAAAATAACTTTTGGCATAGGATTTTAATACAAAACTAAAAATTATTAGGAGACAAAAAATACTAGCCCAAAAGTTGTAAAAATAACTTTTGGGCTAGTATTTTATCTATAGTTTAACTAAATCTACGAATTTCTTATGCACACAAACACGTGCCCCCATTGGCAGTCTCCGTCAAAGTCCGCGCCAAGTCCAGTGCTAACCAAGGGTGGCAATAGGATATTTTTCCCTTCATGAAACACAGGCTTAAACCCAAGCATATTATATTTATGCCAAGCTGGAGCTCTGTCAGACACTATCCATCTTCCCTTGTCCACAATTGACTGCATTACATTTTTAGCCAAATCTGTTTTATTTTTTATATGCGTTAATGCTTCCTTTGGAGAAAAACCGCGCTTAACGAGCTCACCCTGAATATATGGAGCATACAACTCTAAACCCATTTCATAGGGTAGTCCAAGCTCATCCATAGATATCTCGGGATTAGCATCAATAACTCCTCTTGCGGAGAAGTCAACAGGTTTACTAATAATATTTCTATTCCACTGAGAAAATTTTGAAGTTCCCCCAATGACTTTCTGTAAAAATCCGGATACTCCCCTTTGCTTTAATTTTCTGCTATTAGGTTCACCAAAACCATATAATGCCTTAAGTGATTTATAAACATTAATTGCATTTTTATTTGCCTCTTCATCACCCAACTCTTCTCGAATTTCTTTTTGTGTATGCGCAGTATTCAGCATATCCTGATAAAGTTCGTTTGCATCCCCTGGAAGAAATGTGCTGTCCCCCATAATGGCATAAGGTCTAAACTTTGGAGGTATCACTGGAACCTTAGATATCATATATTCCTCTGGACTCATCTTATTTCTTTTTAATCCGTCCAAAGCTAAAATACGATTTAAAGCCTGTTGCTTCTTAGATTTAGGTCCATGACTAAAATCTTGTTTAGCCTGCTCTAGATCTCTATCTATAATTATATCCTTTAAAGCCTTATATAAAGCTTCTGTTCCAGTTCCGTATTTACGCAGCGTTTCATTTCCTGTAATAATAGCATTAAAGTCTTTTCTTGTTATTCCAAGTAAAGAAATTATTGTGTCTTCGAATGCGGGATTTGGGTAATGCTTATCTAAAGTTATTTTACCCCATTTATTAGCTACGGTTAATGTAGGATCAAATAATCCACCTTGCAGTGGACGCATGGTTTTAAAGTCCACAATATTATCATTCTCAATTTCGATAGGATTAAATTTATCAAAATCTTTATCCGTGAACGGAGTAGCTTGAAGAGATTCTCCATTATCAGTTCGCTTAGTATTAATTCCAGCACCTTGCATTAAGGCTATATATTTATCCCATATAAACGGTGATTTCCTAGCTAAAGTTGGTGTCTGACCCATTCTTACCTGACGCCAATAATCGTCGTTACGCTGACCCCTTAATAAGATCGCATCTTTAATTACATTATATGCACCAGAAGATAAAAGAGCATTTACAGTTAAACCAGACATTCTTTTGGACCTCATACCCTCTTCTCCTCCCTTTACCGGAATCTCATTCTGGTCATAAATGCCTTGACCTCTTGAAGATAATTTTGAATCAGACGTATGATGCAGCTTAAGAAAATAAGCATTGCCAACTGTAATAGGTTGGTCTAACTCCCTATCAATAAGTGGATCATACACGGGCTCTGTATCTGATAAATTATTCTTTTTCAATTCACCCTCTACAAAGTCATACCATTTTTCTGTATTCTTATTGAATGTAGGCAACTTATATTTCTTTCCAGTCTTTTCTGCTACCTTACCAAGCATTGACTCATACATCATATTAGCGTTAACACGTGATACAAGTCCTAGCTGATTAAATAACACATCCAAAGGTCTGCCATCTCTAGTTCTAGGCATATCTTTTTGCGGAATTATATGTGATACCGTTAGCTTATTTCCAGATCGAGTAGAATTCCCGGAAAAGATCGGTTTATTGTGATATCTGGTAAGAATTATATGATACCTACTATTTACTCCTATACATACAACGGGTCCATGATAATTCTTTAAGGTAAAGCATTTTTCTGTATCTAATTTAGTAAAAAATACATCTTTTCCATTTGAATTAAGCAAGGTATCTTCACCATTTATTTCACCGTTTATTCCACCGTTTATTTTACTGTTGATAGAAATAAATTGATTATCTACACATAATGTTAGCATTGCGGCAGGTAGTATATGCACTTCACCAGTATCTATGACAGGACATCTGTGATTACTTGTAACAAGTTGAGCCACATTATCATCTTCATATCCATATAAATCCTCCCCAAGTAACATATATTTATGTATCTCAGTAACGTCATGCCAATCCCACCTAATATCCTTTAAATCAGAAGCTACAATAAGTGAGGCGACCCTATCTCCTAATTTTACATTATTTATATTCTTCCAACCTTCTGAAGTAAGAATATCCGTATCCGGGTGATAGCACATCTTATCACCCTCCCTCATTGGAGCAAATGTTTCTACATTAACCTTATATCCATCCTTAGTCTTTACTACGTCTGTTACTACACCTGGAGTATCGTGATCCCAAACTTGGGAGGCATCAACTCTTGTGGATTTTAAATATTTAGAGAGTTTACCTAGATTTGCATCATTTGCGGACACGGTCCTTGCTCTAGTAGAAAGAATCAATGGGTCACCCGGATTAACTGTGGAACCAACTCTAATAATTCCATTATCATCCAAGTTAGCCATTTGCTCCTTCTTAAACTTATCAGGATAAAATGTTTTAAAGTGCTCTTTTCCAGTTTTAAGCCCCTTATCGTTCTCCTCCATATATTGATACATATGTTGAGAAGTCATTCTATTAGCAAAATCCTCTGATATCACAACTGCGTCATCCATAGACCAACCTTTATACGGAACAAATCCAACCCTTGCATTTAGTCCCATATTCAATGTGCCATTATCATCGGTAAAATTTGTTTTAGCCAACACTGGGTTTCTCTTAGTTGAAGAGTCTCTAGATATTTTATCCCCAGGTTTGACTAAAGGATAATTGGTTAACATTGTTTTGCGATTAAAAGCAAAATTGTTATATAAATTTTTTACCTTGGTCTGACCTTTGTCATTTTTATACTTAATATAATCCGGAGAAACTTCCAGAATATCTGCAGAATTATCATCGTCATCTAAAGTTACAACACCTGTACGCTTTCCCATAAAGTCCTCATAAGATTCATCTTTATCTGAATTTTTCAAGGACTGTACATTAGGAGATTCACCATTTTTAAGGGGCAACGCTTGAGTGACGAATTTATGTTCGTAAAATCCCCTAGCTGCAGTTACGGAATTTTGCATTGGTAATAAATTTAATGTATTCCCAAAAAATTGATTTGGAGATACAAACTCATACCTTACTTTATCCGTATCATCAGGTTCCTCAGTTATTACACCGCGTTTTAAAACAGGTATCATTTTATTATTTGATAAAGACATATCAACATATTCAACTATTTAGCCCCATAGTTCAAGCAATTTTATTAGATGTTATAGCTAAAAAAATACACAACCGGTGGATTTCCACCGATTGTGTATTTTGGGGCTAAAATTTCGCGTCGTGCAAATCAACGCTATCCAGGTTTACCCCTGCAAGGTTTGCGCCTTGCAGGTTGGTCCCTGTCAACTTTGCGCCCTTCAGGTTGGTCCCCGTTAACTTTGCGCCCCTCAGGTCAGCGCCTGAGAGGTCTGCATCTGTTAAGTCGGCCCTACTTAGGTCGGACCCTATGAGGTTCACACCTCTGAGATTTGACTCCATCAAGAGGGCCAACTCGAGGTTGGCCCCCTCGAGGTCCGCACCCTCGAAGTTTGCCTCTGGTAGGATCACAAACCGCATGTTTGCATTCCTGAGATTTGCATTTTTAAAATTGAGCCTATTTTCCATAATAAAAATTATATTAACTTCACCTATTTCCCATTTATAAACAGTTTATTTATAAATGTATGTCAAAGTTAATATTCCTTTCTAAATATATATACCACAATTATATAAATATTTTCACGGGATGTTATAACTAAAAAAAAAGACCACCAGGGAATAATCCCCAGTGGTCTCGTGGGACTTACTTGTACGTGAGCAAGTAAATCCCAAAACCATCTATCTTCGGAACAAACAGGACGACCTGTTTGACACGCATTCCGTTGATAGAGACCCCATTCTCCCAGGGGGTTTTTTTAACCGTAATCTTCTTATTACGGGGGAGAATATATTGTGCGCACACAGCGCTTGCCATATGTGCGGCTCGGAGTGAGCCGAACATAAGCATAGCACCATCACGCACTAGGCGCTTGAATCGCGCCTCCCCAAGCGGGGATATTTTTAAGTTGCCCTCATAGAGGGAAGAGGAGTTCTTGTCGGTTACGATTATATCATTTACGTTCATAATTTTTCCTTTCTTTGAACTTTTTTTTTATTTCTAAATTTCCCATTTTATGTGATTACATAAAATGTCTAGAAATAATAAGCTAGCTTCTAATACAACTGAAGCTAGCTGGTGTTTGCAACCAGACAAGAATATAAAAAGTGGCAAAGGAGAGAATTGCTCTCCTTCCCCACCCCTGAGGCATTGCCCCTTGGCACTCCTCAGGAGCCCCGCAATACACAACTTCAGCATAGGATAGCTGTCAGAGACACTCATGTCTAAGAGAGCCCTTTCCTTATATGTGCACACGGGGCAACCCTTCCCGGAAAGTATTCTCACCTATCTAAGAATAATTGTTCTTAGATAGCGGCAAGGCAACCAACAACAGGTATTCCTCCCTGTTAGGTATTGTCCTGCTGGATACAATATACGGTCTCCAGAAGAATACCACCTCTTCTCCTAATTAGGAAAAGAGGTTTTCCTCTCCTTAAGGTACCAACCGCTTACCGCGATTGATACGCAGTTCGGAAAGGAATTTCCGTGAAGGATCTAAAATATCCTTTCTAAATATATATACCACAATTATATAAATATTTTCATAGGATGTTATGGCTAAAAAAAAGAGAAGACCGTAGTCTTCTCTTCACTATAACTAAACTGACATCTCCAACGGTTAAAACTCATTGGGTTCTAAGGTATTTAATCCTTAAGTCGTAATTGTAGCTTCATTTCGGGGAACCTTTCTAACAATTTCTTATACAAAAATAAAGAAGGTCTATTCTCTTTGTTAACTGTATATGCGTTCATATCAAACTTATTTCCTTCTTCTAATAAGCTTTTTATCATTGCTTTTTCTGCTAAACCTTTACCTCTAAATTCGGGAAGCACTCCTATAGAATAATAAGCTACACGTTTATTTTCGGGATTGGTTCTTACTTGCACACCTCTAAATCCTGCTGGGGCTCCTGTTTCTTCATCTTTTATAATTTCTAAAACATCGTCATTCCCATTATATCGCTCTTTATATAGTCCATGAGGAAAATAACGTTTATTCTCTTCATAGATTCGAGATAAAATTTTATCAAGATCTCTTTGAACATCCTCAATATCCGTCGAACTTATTGAACCCCTTTTCTCTATATTGCCAGTTTCTTGTTTCCGCTTGTCTTTTCTTAGTCTAGAGAATAAGCGTAGTAGTCCGGGGGTAGTATATGAAGAATTTTCACTTTTTTTAGTTGATGCTTCTTTTTTTAATTGAAACTTAAAAATCAATTGATCAATTGTCATAATTTTAGAAATTTTTATTTATCAATATTAGTTGCGTTATATTGTCTGTCAACAAAGTTAATTTCCCTTCTTACACAGAATATGCAAGAAGTCTAGTTATAGGTAAAATTCTCCTTTCTAGTTGCATATACCACAAGTATCTGTATTTTTTCACAAAGGTGTCATAGATAAAAAAAAGAGAAGACTACAGCCTTCTCTTCGCTATAACTATCTAAAAATTAAATTAGCCTCTTAAATTTGTATTTGTTATTATTCTAGAATCAAGCTTTGCATATGGGCAGTTAAATGCCGAGGATTCTATTTTTTTAAATATCACTTTATCTTTCTTATCAACTTCTTTATTGTCAGAAATTATTGATTCTGACTTAGATGACTCAGATATTATATCATTATTATCATCCATTATCTCCTTAACTTCTTCTTTTAATTCTTTAACTTCTTCTGGTGTAACTTGTTGCACAACTGTATATGGAGCGCCTTCGACCTCCACAAACGAGTTATCCAAATCCGTAACTTCATTGTGTTCTGATACTTGCGTATATTGAGTCTGTTTGGTTTGTGTATTTTTGCTTTTACTCATAGTGTTTTGATAGGTAATGATTTATGTAACCACTGCACATAACAATTCCTACTTCCTAAAAAATTATTCAGAATAATTACGTTACAGCAATTATTTTAATTGTGTTAACGTATTTTACTGCGCAGTCGATGTCAATACCTATTTTTAAACAAATCAGACATCAAGATAAAAAAGCATTTCCTTAAGTGAGTAAGAAAATATCATTAATACCCTAAAGAGCTAGTATACGTATTTTTGGATTATTGAAAAATTAATGTTGAAAGCTTATTTATTTTAATCAAGTATATATGCACTACACAATTTATATAAGCATATGCCTACAAAATTAACTGAACAAGATTTAAATGTACTTCTGCCAACAACTGGATGGCAAGGGGCTATTGGAGACGTTTTAACACATTCAAGCCCAAGGCAAGGATATAGGTCCGCAATTGCCAATGCACTTGCACAGGCTTCAGGAGACAAGGATGCTTTAGAAGACGCAAATTCATTCTTGATAAAGTATCCTTTTTTGTCTGCCATTGGGGGGACAGCTATCCCCGCCTTATTGGGTGGCACGATTGGATATAATGTTGCAGGGGATGACCCCAATAATCAACTTATGGGTGCCATAGGTGGTGCTGCATTATCTGCGCTTTTGGGAGGAATCACTACTTCGCTTATGCGACGTAAGAAGATAAAAAATATTAAAAATCGAGTTATAAATAAACTATTGTCCGCAGATAAAGTTGAAACTCTAAAATCATATAGTCCGCTAGGAGAATTATATAATGCAGACATCAAGGGACTACGAAAAATCCTTCAGGAAAAAAAGAACAATAAACCTATAACTGAAGAAGATTATGATAATGCTTTTGGTAATAATGACCTTGGTAGCACATTAGTAGAAGTGGGAACAAGAATACCTTACGCTGGGACTGTGGCTCCGCCGTTATATGTAGCTGGAAAATTATTGACGCATCCTCAGTATTAAAATTATCATTTACTAAAGTTTTAAAAACCCCAACGTGCTAGACGCTGGGGTTTTTTGTATGCCTAGATTAACCTTTACTTACACCTTGTATTCCAAGCTTCTGCAGCTTCTTTACTTCTGCCGGAGCCTTCAATCTGAGCCCCGCAGTTATTGCATGAAACGATGTAAAATACATCTTTATCATGATATTCTTCAGCACTTAATTCTATATCCTTGCTACCACAGAATGGACAAGGCTTTAGTTCTATAGGGTCTTGATTCGGCTCATTACCGTTTTCCTTATGCTCCTTTTCTTCAATAGAATCAACCTGAAAGCTGTTGTCACAATACTCATTATTATATTCATAATTATAACTTACTTCGTCAGTTGATTTATCCATAGCTCTTAAAGCTTGTTCAAGTTTTTCCTTAGCCTCATCCAAGCTATCTGCTTTTACTTTAGCTGATCCTCCAGAAAGTATAACTTCTGAGCAACAAAAATTTAAATCATAGGTATTCATATTTCTTTTCCTTTACTAGTAAGTTGACATTAAATAAATATATAAAAGGATTCTGTGTCAGAATCATATTTAAAGCCTAATTCCTCAAGCCTTTCTTTATCCCAATCAGGTATCGTTTCGGGATCGACTTCCACATGAAACTCTTCGTTATCACACCAACAAGGATAAGGAGTCTTTGTGTACATTCTAAAAATCTTTAAAGCCTCGATGAATTTATCCAAAAAGTTATCCATATTTCTTCGCCTCCGTATTTATTCATTATAATAATAATCTTCTATATCCAAATTAGTAATACACCCGTATTTATCCTTTTTAAAGGTTAATCCATCTGTGGGTATTACCAACAAACCTAAATAATTAACTCCTATTGGTCTGTCATACAGTATATCTGGTGCAGTCCAATCCTCGTCTTTATGCATTACACCCAAAGCTTTAAACCCTTTAAACCCTTTTGATTCAAGCTCTTCATTTAATAATTTTACCTCAGAAGAGTCTAGCCTTCCGTCTATAAGATATCCGTCTTTCTCTACTATTGGGCTATCCTCAGTTCTATTATCTCTCAAATGGACCTCAAACTTTATTATAGATATACCCTTACCCTTAACATATTTATTGATTATTGATTTTATCCCTCTTTTCATAAACTTAATAAATCTAATTATTGGTTAATATCTAGTTGCATAAACAAATATGCTTACTCCTCCATCTTCCAAGTGTAAGTAGTCAATAGTCTATTTTTATCTTTAACTACTTCAGGTTTAATTTCTATTGTACCATCTTTAGAAGAATTGTTAAACTTTTTAGCGTAAGCCCAACCCATTGAGTATTTAGGCTTGCTATTGGACTTTTGTTTAGGATCAGAATCTAATGACGAAAGAGTACCACAGCATATATATCTATTTTCTATATATTCCTGTGGTAATATAGCAGCAAGCTCAAAAGGTTTCGTCCAATTTTTATTGTCATCACTAAACACACATAAGGTTCCGATATCCTTTTTCGTTGGTATGACATCAACCACATCAATCTTTTTACTGAATTGTTCCTTGGTTATTGAGTCTACTATAGTTTTTTCTAGCTTTCTTCCATAGTGGCTATCGCTTGTAGGTATACATACTAAGGAATCCTTGCAGCCTATGATAGGTGCGTGCTCAATTAACGGAATACTACATACCCCACCGTCCTCAAATCTTATTCTTCCTGAACTTTTGAAATTACCATGTCTTGATTTTACCTGTATCAAAAGATGCTTTGGACACTCACGGGAAAAAACTAATTTTAATGATTTCATAATATGATATTTGTCTCCCTATTATTATGATATTTGTCTCCCTGTTATTTTACTCCTTATTGTTATTTGTCTACTAGGTTTAATTTATGCTTTTGTTGTGGTAGATTCTTCCTTGTCTTCTGTATCTGTATATTCCGTATCGAGATAATCCAGGAAATACCTCTCTTTAAATTGACATCCACAATCCAGGCATCTGCCTGGAAATATTAACAAATCATCATCTACGAATTCTTTGTCATAAACTACATTCTCAGAAATGCACCTTGGGCATCTTCCTATAGACACACTATTCTTAACTGAATCAGACATATTTTACTCCTTGTTGTTATCATTTAAGTCAAAGCTGATATCAGAATCTATTTCGTCTCCCCAACTATCCCAACCATCAGCTTTATTTCTAGCAAATAATTCTATTCTAGGTAAGTCACCTACTAATTCTATAATTTTATCTCTTACACAATCAGGCTTTTGCGAATGATTGCGTAATGGACTAAACACAAGCTGTGACACATTTGGGCTAATCCTCTTAGGCTTTCCTTTAGTTGCCAATAAACAAGGTTCGCTGTTGCCTCTAGTCCACCTTCCTAATCCAAAGAATAATCCGTCTCCAGATTTATTTTGTTTTATCCACTGAAAAGCTATGGTTTTATATTTAAATCCCCAAGCGTCAATAACATCTAAGGCTTCTTTTAGTTTGGGATACGTAGCCCACATAAACAAGATACAGTCATCCGCAGCTATATCTTTAATTGGGAGCGACTGTAATTCAGAATCCGTCATTGTTTTATAATGCCGGGCACAAGCACCTTGACAGTTCTTATCTTGATATGTCCAGGGAGGATCGGCGTAAATAATGTTATACTTTTTCATTGTAACTTAATTAATCTCCTCACATTCACATATGTTAAATTCACTATCATTAGCGTAGGAATCTTCTAAGTAGCCATCCATTTCAATTTCACCACTCCAATGCTTATCCCAAACTGCCTCTTCTGCCGCTTCTTTGCTAGACGCTAAAACGACAATAGACCCTGGAACTATAACTTCTTGGGTATAATAAAAATTAACTCTATATTTCTTTAACTCTGGTTTCTTAGAAGATTTCATATTAATTCTCCTTTTCTTGTTGACTTGGGTTAGTAAATATAACTGGATACTTTTCTTTAAGTATATCCTCCATACTTTTAGCTATTACTTGAATATCAGGGTGAGCTCTTGGTGAAGTTCTAAGATCAAGAAAGTTTAGCAATGACCTTATATTCATAGTAGATATAATTTCAGTCTTTAAACACCCTGGCAAAGATACACGAGCTTGCTGGGGTTTCCAACCCAAATCCAACTTCATATTATATGAAAACTCAGCACGTTTTATATCTTCAATCCAATTACAAACGCACTTTATATCCTTATCAATATCTGGATTGTTTAATTCATACAATACCGAAGACTCGTCCCTGGATTGTAACAAATTGTTTGCCTTTTCTATTTGTTCCCAGGTAATCCATTGAGGTTTTACAAAGGTTAGTCCCTTCTTAGAATCCCCGTAATTACAATACCTAGTACTTTCCACAGACAGACTTTGGATTCTATGTCTTGCATATTCCTGCAATACATCTCTTGAGGTTATTATTCTAAATGTAAACGAAACATGTTCAAGAGTTGAAGTGTGTCCATTATCTAATACAAGCTTTATTATAGACTTCCATGAATCATCAGTAATCTTGTCTTCGGATTTATAACAGTTTCGGATACATAACTCTAGCAACTTCATTGGGGACTCGTCACTCAAATCACCCAACGCATAGGTTTGTCCCAGTAAGCTTACGTTTGGATCTATTATTTTCATGTTATCAATGTACTATTTTAAGTTAAATATCTTTTTATCTATAAAGAAAAATACACAACCTCCAATTAAATTGCCAATAATTGCTGACCATACAGGGTCAGCAATAGCAACAATCACTGGTATAAGAATTAGAGATGACATTTGCCATCTCATTAAATAGAATATGAATTTCTTCATGCCTTGCCAGAAGTATTATCCGAGCTTGCTGCTGTAGAAGTCCAAACATAGTTGGGGTCAAGCTGAGGATAAGGAGTGGTTGGAGGATAAGGAGTGGTTGGAGGATAATATGGCGAAAGAGGATTACTAGGAGTTGGTTGCGTAATAGTATCTTTTTGTTTATCTGAAATCCTATCTAAACCATTCATTAATATGACAGCTCTCAGCTGTTGTACCTCTGATGTCAAAAGCCCAATTGCTTCCTTTAAAGCACCAATGCTATCCAGAAGGTCCTTTTTAAAAGGGTCTTCCCGTTCCCGTATAATTAGTTTATTATTTTTGTCCATACTTAAAAATTGCAATAGGATCCTAATAAAGGATCATTTTTTATGGCTCTTAATACTTTATTTGGCAAACCTCTGTCAAGTAAATCTTGTTTGCTACTGCATAAAGAAATCTCTTCAAGCTCTTCTGCGGTAGAATACATTATGTGACCGGATAGTTGTGTAGGCTCTTGCCATAAACTAAATCCGTTAGGAGACTTAATAAAATATTTAAAATCTTCGTCATCCATCAATATTGAAAATAGCCTATCTACACTGTAGGGCAAAATAGCACAAGTTGAGTAGTTAGCCCTTACGTCTCCATGCAAGTGCATAGCAAATAAAGTAAATGGATACCTATTGGAACCTTCATATTCTTCCTGTGTATAGTCATAATATGTTAATCTTACAGGTTTAACTACCCATGTCAAAGGTAAGTCATCATTGTAAGAATTATATGCTTTTTCCTCTGAAACTTTTATGGTGTCACCATGGTCATCACATGACCATAAACCAAAATCTTCTTTATCCATTATGGATACATGTATTTCTCCATATTTTTTTAAGGCATTGACAAACTGTATCTTATACTTATTTAAAGCTTTATTAGGAAAAGTCTTTTGAGATTCCTTAATGTCTTTTATTATTTTATCTAATTGAGTCTTCATAAGTTTAGGTTGATGAGATTAACATAAAATAAGCTCAAGAAAATCGATTTTCTTGAGCTTATTATCTATAATTTTACGAGATTACAACTACCTGTGTTATGATAGTTTTTCAAAAATTCTAAAAGCTATAGAATGTCCGTCTTCCCTATGAAAAGGTCCAACTACAAAAAGTTTGAGATCATTAATATCTGGGGTAAAGGACTCTTCATCTTCTATATACTTCTGAGTGCTCTCCGATTCATCGCATCTCAAGTGTTCCGAAAATGCATCCTCAAGAGCAACAAGTCTACGTGTTAGTGCGTCTATATCCTCTGTGCTAACTTTACGGATATTCTTATTTAGTTTATTGTTTTTAACTGTATTTGTTTTTTTCATTTTAGTTATCCTTTGTTTAATTTTTGATAGTTTGTTGTAAGTTATTAATCCATTTCATCGAAATCAATACAGTCACTTAACTGATGATTTCTGCTTCTGTAAGCACCATCTCCCAATGAAGCATAATGATCCTTTTCTACATCAGTATCAGCATAAAATATATCAGATCTATTTGAAGATATATAGTCTCCACATGCGTCTCTATACCTCCTTCTGAATATACCATCACTATCTAGAATAAAATCATTTAGTAGCTTTTTGGGTTTATGTGTTTCAAAATTTAACTCCGCATCGTAGGAGTCATCGTAATCCTCGGCGTCTTCTTGTTCAACTTCATCACCTTCCTCGGAATCTACATAATCAGTTTTAGCAGTTTCCACACTAGAGATGACTTTACTTGCAGGTGTTGCGAAATCCTTTAAGTCTAATGCGACAGAAAATGAATTCTCTTTTCCTCCAATCTCAGCCACAATCCCGTCAAAATATACTTCAAAACTTGATCCGGGAAAAGATTCATTTTCGCAGTAAAAACCCTTAGGGCAAAACTTAAAAGAAGGTACGTTATCCCTTGATGATTTATCCATAGCATCTAGATGTCCACAAGGAAACAACCCCCACAAACCTGTTTTTGTTTTAAATTTAATCACTTTACCTGTAGCGACATCTGTAACGGGTAGCCCTGCTAAAGTTGCAGCATATTCCCCGTCTGAACCACTTGATGCAGAAAATAATATGAAATATGGTTCATTGTTCTTAAATACTGCCGTAAATTTACGCTTATTACCCTTTGTCAAAGTGGACGAAAGATACCCCTCCAAGTCCATCCAATCATAAAGATCCTCAAAATCTTCTGCACTTAAACTATTATAAGGATCATCTATGTAAAAATCCTTAATACCCTTAGCATTAAATACTTTAAATATGTCATGTACAAAATGCAAGTCATTGCCATCCTGTAAGGTTGGGTCAGATACTACAGTCACAAAGTTAAAAACATTAGCTGGTGGACATTCTTTTCTGTCCATTGATTTCACTATTGTGTCTACCTGGTCGTCTGTAGGGAACTCCGCAGTAACTTCCGTTGCATGCTCAGGAGTACTCGAACCTGTAGCGTCAACTTGTTTTACCCAAGTGCCATCTGAAAGCTTCCTATAACCTGCAGGGCGTCCTCTTTTCTTTGGCGCTACATCATCTTTTTTGGGAGATACTACTTCTCCAAGTTTTACCCAAGTACCATCTTGTAACTTTCTATATCCACTAGGTCTACCCCTTTTTTTATGTGTCACATCGTCTGGTACGCTTACTTTCGTGACTGAAGGCTCTATTATTTTTTGAGGATCCTCAATTTGAGTACACTCCGATGGGCTTTCAGCAGCAGGAGTAACTGCGCTCGTTTTTACCCAAGTACCATCAGGCTGCTTACGATATCCTGCAGGTCTTCCTCGTTTTTTTCTAAGTTCTTCCATAATTAATTTTCAGTAGTTTATTTAATATATTATATTAAAAGATTTAACTATAATTTTTACCTATTAAGATTACCTGACATGGATTTATTGTAGCGTATGAATAAATATTACCGTCACTTCCAATTGCCTCATACCTATCCACAGGCATAAAACTTAGTAATACATGATCACCATTTTTTAAAATATTTTTCCTAGACTTTCCACAATTTAAATCTTTAAATTCCCCATTGTCCATAGTACCCACTGATACAACTACTGCTTCCTTATTGGAAAATGTGCCTTGGCTTGGTAAAATTATACCGTCACGCTCAGTGTCCACAGCCTGAAGCTGCCTCACAATGATTCTACCCCTTGGGGCTTTAAGTTCTATTTCTTTTATCATAATTATTATGTTCGAAGATTGATTCTAAAATACAAGGTTGTCAATACGTAAATTACACTTAAAACTAAAATTTTTTATTGAGTATATTACCAAATAAAAATAGGGAACTTCTAGGTTCCCTATTTTTATCTAACTTTAAATAATAAAATACTAAAAAGTATCTCCAGACTGATGTGTACTCATGTAATTTGAAGGGCGAGACCTATTTATTGCATATTCGTACAGCCTATTAACAGCACTAGGGTCAGATAACATGGAATTCGCTTGCAAAGAAGGTGCACGTCTTGATCTTCCTTGCGGGTCGATAAAACTTACAGTAGAAGCAACTTGGTACCTAGGAGATATTAAACCCATCATTTCTAAAACTGTAGGTCCATATTTATTGAGCAGTGACCCTATATAGGTATCCCAGGATCTATTATCAGGGTGAGTTGGCATTGATGCTCCGGCTACTTCAACCTTAGCTTCTACAGGGGTATTGGGTTTTGATTGCGTCTGAATTGACTTTATAGGTTTCCTTACATCGTCCACAGAATATGCCACTTTATCAAAAGATTCCAAATCTTCCACGGGATAGCCTTCATTCTCTAAGTCTTTTATATATTTCCTTCTAATAATTCTACCCCGTTCATCTTTATCCTTAAAAAGAATCTCACGTCCTAAGCGACTATAAAATTGCGGAGATAACTTCTCTTCCGGTATATGCAGTGCAACGTCATTTCCATTATTATTTTTCTTAAATGAATTGTATGCATATAAAGCCGTAAGTAATGCAGCAACTCCTCCAAGATAAGGAAGACCCTTGTTTGCCAGGTCCAACCACCTTTTAGAAGTTTCATTACCCATTGCAGCAATATCCTTATTTTGTATGGCAGCTGCTAATTGGTTCTTTGTAATCTCAACATTTTTATCAGCTAAGTCATTCTGAATTTTAGTATAATCAGAAATTGATCTCTCTACCGCATTTAAGGAATTACTAACATCCTTGGCACGCTCTAACCCTACTAAAGCCCCTTGCTTCATGCCTAGCAGACCCAACAAACCCGCGATACCTAGTCCGCGAGTCTTGGGGCTAACCAAAGATCCGCCTATAACTGCACCAAGTCCGGGTCCCATCAAGCTAGTAAGGTGCCTAGTCTGATCGTGTTCATATAATTTTTGATTTTCCCAACGAGCTAAACCCTCACCCGCAATGCCCCCAGCAACGACTCCGGCCGTTGTTGGAGAAGCTATGGACTTAAAAAGTTTTGTTAGTATTCGAGATTTTGGCATATTATACCTTCCACTTAAACGTTATCTCTCTAGCCACTTTTGCACTAGGTGGAGTTTTGGGAGTAATTTGAAAAGAAGGAGGCTTAGGAAGCCCGGCAGGAGCCGCAGAAGATGGGTTCATGCCTAAGTTCTGAGGTTTGCTTGCAAAATTTGCTACGTTCTGCTTCCATCGATCCGTAGGAGACTGTGGCATGGCAGCCTGTTGCTTTGCGGACTCGGCTTCCGCCTTGCGTTTTTGCTCTAAAGCTTCCTGTTCCTTTTTTGCTGCTTCGTCTAAGCGTTTTTGCTTTAATGACGCCAACATTGAATTAAAGCGATCTATACGATAACCTGTATTCTTTACAGAAGGACTTTTGGAATCCGAGTACTTAACATAACCACATTTTAAAAGTGTGGATCGGAGGAGATCTTTGGCCGTATTTTCTATGTATAAAGGATTCATAAAATTTTTATAGTAAATATTCTTGCATTATATCTCCTCCAATCGCAAGACTAAATTTAACCTATTTTACTTTCAATAAATTTTATAAATTCTCTGATCTGAACAATAGGATAATGACGCAGCGGAGTATTTGGTATTCTATCCCCGTTCTTTTTCAAGACTGAAATCAAAGAATTACCAGGCTTTATGTCCTTGTCTTTAACATGGATTCTAGCAAAACAAATGGCTCCAATATTTCCGGCGGGAATAGCTGGGGGATAATCTAAATACGGAGTATCCTCAACGGTTTGCCAGTAGTCCTGCAATATTGGGAGCATTACTGTTGAATAGTACGCGACTTGTGAATCTTTTGTTGTTTTTTTACTCATATTTCCCTTTTTTTAGTTATAGTTACTTTGAAAATCCATAGTAGTCGTCTTCGGTACCGAGGTCCAAATTACGCATATTTGTAAAATCTAGCTCTTCCTCCGGGTCTAGCTTAGCCAATACATCATCTTCAAATACAAGAAATAAAGATTTACCCTGATCTGATACGAATGTTACCTTGTTATTCACAGATAAAATTCTATCCCCAACGGATATTCCTAATTCTTTTCCATTTACATTATCAGGAATTTCCACTACGACTCCAGATATCGGAGTATCATTTTTTATCGAAGGATTGCTAAACGAATTAAATAAATCCGTTATAACATCACCACTCTCACTTACTTTATCCTTTAATACTAATATCCTTCCATTTGCATGCACACTTGGTACATAAGAATGTAAGGCATCCTTATCAATAATAATTTTTTCTGGCATTTAATTTAAGTCAGGCAAAAAGCCTATGTTTTTATGGTTAGTCTTAGTAGTTAAAATTGTGTCTAAGGATTTAAGATGGGAATACTTAGGCTTTAAAGTACGCTTTCTTCTACCCTTAATCCAACGTAATTCCTCTGGAATATATCCAATGTCCTGAAAAAATTCACTAGGAACCACTTTATTGACATGCTTATGATATTTCCAAAAAACCAATTTTTGATGGATAGGGAAAATACGGTCGCCCCCAAATCTATTATATCCCCCTTTTACATCCACATAAAATTCATCATCTGATAACCTTAATTTACAATAATCACCTAGAACTGAATTATAATACACTTTTGGATTAACTTTCACCCAAAAATCAGCAGTATAACTGTGCTCTCTATATAAAACCTTCGTGCGTAGTTTTTGCTTACCTGATTTTGTAGATACCACAGTAGTTTCCACTGCTTTTGGAACAAGCAAAAAAGATTTGGGCTGATATGAAAAATCTATAATCAACCCAAGCCTTTTAGCATCCCTTAAGAAAATATAAAACTGAATTTCTTCTTCAGAATCAAACTCAATACCCTCATACTTAAGCTTATTCTTGTTTGTCATCGGAAAGCCTTAAAGACCCAAGAAATCGCATACGTGTATATGGGTGGTGAGTCCGTTATCAAAAGGAAAATCAAAAATTTTTTTATCCAATTTTCCGTCCTTGCGTAACTGTTCCGCAGCTTGTTTCCTAAAGGGCGCAAAGTTATGTGCCCTACTTAGTACGTTATTTATAGTGCAAATTATAGACATATCAGACTTAGCAAATGCATCATCCATTGCGGGCTCAATAAGTGAAGCCATCTTATTCTGCAAGGGAAATGCGTGTAAAACTTGTATTGCCGCAGCAGGAACGACTGCCTCTTTTAAGACTGGATCTTTTGCAATGGCTCCAAATGATAACTCAAGTTTCAATGGATCCGAAGCTAATTTAACTGTATCTTCTTGTGAATCAGATACATCAAATAATTCTTCTAATGAGGAAGCTTGCTTTAATAACTTTCCTTTACCGTTGGCAACATTGTGAACAACGCCCTGTATTCCTAGATTATCCATATTTGTGGTCTCGGAATGATAAGCCAACTTTATAATATTCTCATTGACCTCATCTTTTAGTAAATCCGTTACTGTAGAAGCAAGTTTTAATGCGGAATCTGCATCTTCTGCGTTTTCTTCTAAGATACTGCGTAAAACTTCCTCCTTTTCAAGCTGCATATCTTCTCTGCGTTTTCGGTCGTCCGCATACTCCACCGTAGGCTGTGGCACTATTTTTAATGCTTCCTCATAGGCATTTTCAGTATTTAGTAAAGGATATTTATCTTTTAATATCTGACGTGTCATTATGGTGGAAGCAAGCCCACCCAAAAGGAGCAACCCCCCGAGTCCCCCTATCATTGTTCCTATTGATCCGTACTTATTCGTTCTACCACGAGCAATATTACTATCTTGTAAATTCTTTAACAGAAATAGCTGATCATAGTAGTCCTTCATTATATCTGCTTGTTCATCTTTTAGGGACTGTTTCTTTATATAGTTATAGAGCTTATTAGCTCCATAATAAGATGCACCCAAGGCTAAAATACCACCTAGCACATTTGCCATTGTAGTATAAGCGTCTCCATACTTATCCTTTTCTGAAGCGGTCTTCACCTCATTGTCTACGTCGTTTAGTAGCAATTCTTTAAGGTCTTTAGGGGGAACATTTGCAGTAACTCCAGTTACTCTTCGTGTAATTTTTTTCTCAAGCTCTTGCTTACGCTTGAGATCTTTTAACTCCGAAAGAGTATTGATAAGAAGACTTGTTCCCCCACCAAGAGCTGTGGCGGTTAATATCGTAGATAAAATATTATAATCAGAAGTATTCATAATCTAAAGTGGTCTCTTAAATTTAAAAGTGTCATAAACAACCAAAGCAATAAAATTTCCAGTTTTTTCAGAAAATTTTATAATACTATTGCGTATTTTTATACAGGCAGCTTCACCCTGAGCCTGATTTAATATATTCTGATAATGGTCTACATCATCAGCAATAGTAAAATCTAAGACCAATACACGCGTTAAAACACGTTCACACAAGGTAGGGTAAAGCTCCAGCTGATTCTTGATCACTGGCATTTTATTCCATTCTGGATAGGACAGTGGTTGTTCCGGTTGTGTGTTATGGTTTGGTTGGTTTGGAATTAAATCTTTTGTGTAGTCGATAAACTCTGGGGGATTCTGTGAAGTGGTATCTTGTCCGCTTAAATTGGATTGCAAAGACTCTGGAAATACTATATCTGAAGCCTCTGATCCCATCGCAGATTGCCCCAAGGATATGCCCTCTCCTGAGGGTGCAAGTTCCTCTATAGGCTGATCTGTTATATTATCTTGCGATACTTTCGTACGAGACATACTTGTCCTCCGGGAGTAAAGATAACCCTTCATCACGCAAACGTCTTACTACATCTGCAGACAATGTTCTATATGCAATATTTTTTGCCTTTTGCTTTTCAACTTCTGCCGCGTCTTCATTTACACCTTTTTCCGCAAAATAGGCAGAACCGGCAAGAAGTGCTCCCACAATAGGTATTGCCGCCAATGCTAGGCCAGGAAAACTGCCTGCAGCAACTGGCAAAATTTTTGCCATATTGCTAGCCATTGCCCCACTTGCACACTTTATACTTCCAATAGAGTCTACAGCTGCATTTACACAAGTGGAGACCACGTCTTGAAAGTAGGAATTCCAGTTATCTTTATTTGCGGAAGCTACTTTAGACAGTACTAAAATTTCCGGAGCATAAGCATGGCTATCTACATTTCTAAACAAATCCGCAAAAGACGCAGCAATTTTAGTATAAACATTTTCTACAAGATGATCCTGTAAGTCTTGATCTACATCATTATACGTATACACCACGTCAGCGGACAATGCGTCTGGTGTAACGCCGATAGCAGATAATTCCATGGTAGTGCCAAGTTTTGTAAAAATATTTTCTTTCATAAATTTTAAAGTAATCTACCAAAAGTATCTCTAAATCCAGAATTTTGTAAAGGATTAAATGCAGGTGGTGCATAGTTATTGGACACACCAAAATTCCTACCAGCCATACCCCCCAATATTGAAAAAATAAGTGTACCACCTATACCCATATTTAGAAGCAACTTAGCAATTGCAGCCCCAATTCCAGCCCCTACTAATGTAGAGGTTGCGGTATTAATTTGATTTTGCACCCCCTGAGGAAGTGACTGTAAAAATCCAACCAGAGAAAGTCTTTGGTTGTAGGGAAGTGTAAAATCTTGTAATAATTTTGTCTCTAAATTGTTCATTTGTTAGCCTACGGTTCGATTTTGAGGATGAGATCCAAGAATTGCGCCCAATAACGCCCCAGCACCTCCGGTATATAGTGCTCCTCTCAAGAGCGCTTTCCCTATGGTATCTTCTGGGTTACGATACTCTTCGGGAATACCCCAATTATCATACATATGCTTTGCGGCCATAGCTAATGCCCCAGCAGTTCCAAAACTCAGAGCACCCCCGAGTGCCCCTATCCCCGATCCCTGCTTTGCAGACATTCCTGTGTAGTAAAGTGGATTTATGGGGCGTGTAAAATCAACTAATCGTTTTGTAAGAGGGGTTAAAGAATCTCCCCCCTTATCTGCTAAAGCATTTTTTGAAGACTCTAATAAGCCTCCTACATCCGAAGATACATATTGCGTAAAAGGTTTTGGTTGGGGTATTCGTGAATCTTCAATTGTGGCAGAAGATTTTACCATAGACCTGGGAAATATTTCTTGACCAGCTCCCGTACCTGTACTGACATTCGAGTATTCGTATGAGTAAAAATTTGGGGGGAAGCGAACGCTAGAACCTGTGTCTATTGCATTTTGTGGAAACTTATTTCCTAAATCAAATTTTAATTTTGTGCTACTGATACGAGGAAGACTATTCACCTTCTGCGAATTATCAGCAACACTAAACTCAACGTCAGTGTCTCCATCCTTTATCTGTACAGTGTCCTCTTTAGGTAAGACCTTATTAGACGTTTTACCTAATGTAGTACTCTTGAATAATGAAGAAAAAATATCAAAAGGAGATTTATTCTTATCGGAAGTCATAGTTAAATATTCAATTTAAATTACTATATTATCCATTTGGATTATACCCATTTTGAGCTTTCATCGCAGCATAGCCCTGGCTACGCATTTGATTGCGCTCCTGGTCCATATAAGCTCTTACCATTGAATATAATGTGAAATCCTGTTGCTCAAGAGCTTGAAGTTGTTGTCTTGATTGTCCCACGGGCATAGCTAGAAATTGCTGTGCTATACCCATAGCTCTCTGCTCCATCGTGAGTACAGAGGTACTAGGAGGTGTACCCCCAGAAGCCAAAGAATTATCTTGCAATTCTGCTTCAAGATTCTGACGAGCTTCTTGTTCTTTTTGAATCTCCTCTTGAACCTTTTGCTGCTCGACTTGTATCTGAGCATCCTCACGCTGCCTTTGTGTAATAGAGCTGATAGGATCTGTGATACCAAGCGGCTCCATAAAGGTTTTGTATGGAAGCAATCCTTGTGTGCCAAGACTGATCTTTGTTGCTTGGGTGTTTACGTCGTCTATAATTTTGGGTTGTGGCAACTCTACTTCAACAGGTTTTTCGTTAAAAATCTGTTGCGTTTTCTTTAAAACCCATTTACCTAACTTATTGAATTGGTTATAAATATACCAAAAATTATTCTGCAAAAGCTTAAGAGAAGTAGGCAAAATCTGTAAGTCTAAAGACAGATCGTATAACCTAGCGGGGAATCCAGCACCATTTAATAGCTCTTCTTTCTCGGCATTAATGATGTCCTTGCTTATATATTGTTTACCTGTTCCCCCTAGTTCTTGATAGCTCAAAGCAAAGGGAGCCACCTGCCAAGTTGTGGGATCCGCTCTATAGTTAGCGATCATTCTGGTAATTTGGTCTTTAAACATTACTGCGTCAAATGATTGTGCAATACTGTCGTTACCCCCTTGTAGTGCATGGGGGTCCATGGATATAACACGCAGAGGGGTTACGTAATCTAAAGCCAACATCTCATCGGCTTTAGAATAAAGCAACATTTTATAAATTACTCGAAAATTTAGTAAAAATTCTGATATTCCCCAACCATCTCGAGATAACCCGGATATGGCAGGACCCCTAAAATGGAAAAGCTCACCTTTGTTAAACTTAAAATCCTGGTGATTATTCAGTGCCGTAAGCATTGGTCTTGGAATCGTATTGATAACATCTAGCATTCCTCTCTCCACCTGCTCTCTTACATCTTGGTCAAATTTCCATATGTAAGTATTCTCTCCATTAATACGGCTATGAATAATGCGAATATACCTAGGGTCTATCAGCATTAATCGAAAATTTTCCTTACGTTTATCTATCTTGTCAATAAATTGACAAGTGATTGATCCTTTAAAGTTATTTTGTATATCTGGTACAGTAAACGTTAGATCCTTGGAATTAAATTTTATCTGGTCTAAATACCCATTAAAATTAGCAAATGTATAAAATTTCCCCTTAAACTCTGGACGTGGGTCTAATAGGATACGTTCAAATGGCACATAGAGTCTAACAAAAGCATTACCATAACATCCCCACTCATCTCCTATATTCTGCATTACTTGTTTTATATCCAGAATATCGTTGAAGAATGCTCTTAATGATTTCTGAGTAGACTCGTCACAATCTTTGAATTCAAAATCTGAAATAAAAAATGAAGTTAACCTTCGCACAACTTGACGAAATATCGGAACATTTGCATAGAGCCATTGACATAATTCAAACCCCTCGCTTAAAGTTCTAGGAAACCAAGCCGAAGAGGGCATGAATACAGGATCCCTAAACTTTGAAGCATAAGGAGAAAAGAAATCTGATAATATTGGCCTATCTGCCATGTTCGTCTTCTGTAGTTGATTCCCTTGGCTGCGCTAAAATATCTATGAAATCTGCCAATAATTCCTTAGAGGTAGAATCTTCTAAGTTTTTTCTATCTTCAGATTCTGTAATATTGCTAATTTGCCCATTGGTCAAATTATTAAGAACCTCCTGCGGGTCTTTCTGTACTACGCCTTTTTTAATCATATGAATTTTGAATTGAAAATAATACAACAACACAAATAAAGCTATGTCAACAAAAAAGGCACTAGTCTGTACTGCTTCGTTCCGCAGGTATATAAAATATAAGAATGCTATATGCCATATCTCCAATGTCCAACGATATCGCAGAGGATAATACTCTTAAATTAAACGAAGTGGAATCACCTTCTGCCTCACCCGGTAAATTTATAATAACTTCTGTGCCTGGTGCTATCTCTAAGTTAAAGTCCGAGGGGTCTACTACAAGCACACATAAATTACCGTCTAAATGAAATTTTAGAAATTTAAAATTATAATTTACCAAGTTTGGAATGATAAATACCCCAGAAGACTTTGGGGGGCAACCATTATTTGGCTGCTTAGAGTTAACGGGGATAGACTCTAAATGAGAGAGTAGGGCGTCTTTAATATCAAATACATCTTTGTGAATAATATTAAGCCGCTCCACTAGCATAGAATCATCGAATTTTTCCAATTTAGATTCAGGATGGCTCAAGGGAATTGGTGCGGTATTGGTTGGTGGCTCAACTTTGGTATACTCAGGGGGAGGGTCTACGGGAAAATTCTTAATGGTTACCCTACTCTTTACATCTACTGGTTGGATGGTCTTTGAGATATTAGCAAAAATATCTAGTGGGGGAATGGTGTTATTCTGCGAGGAATCCATTGTACTGATTAAATTGGTTTAACTAAGGTGGTGTTTAAGTCTATTATTCTTAAATACTTTAAAATTATATCATATGTCAAGCAGTCATATGCTAAATCTGTGAAATTTTCTACAGGAATCGTATGATCCGCAAGACATATATATAACTTATTGTGCCACAACTTGAAATAGATATAAAGTATTTTACCAGGAGATAAATGAATACTTAATTCTGCATGTTTTTTATCCCCATAAATGGTAAGATCCATTCTTATGTCTGGAAACTCTCTTGAAAAAAATTTATGTAAAAAACTTAAATTGAGCAAAAAATCCCCATAGCTATAAACAAGGTACTTAAAAAATAAATTTAAATTATTTTTATCTACTAGATGCTCTGGATTAATTAAATCTGTTATGGGATTAAATGGAACTGTTGTCTTTGAGGGGGTAAGAATGAAGCTATTTGGATTTAATCCAGTGGATTTAAATATTTTCTCTAGAAGATACAAAGAAGGGGTATCCCTGCATTTAAAATAGTAAATAATATTTCTACTGAGTCCTATTGATTGTAAATAAGACCGCAATGACATTTTTTTAGTTTTAGCTAAAAACTTTAATGCTGAGTCTAATTTTGGTATATCTACTAACATAACAGACGCAAAAATGCACACACTGCAAGACTTATCAAGCAGTGTGTGCTTAATGAGGTACAGAACAAAAAGGGTTTGAAACTACTTTGCGGAAGAAAGAGTTTCTCTTATGGCTTTTTTGCAAGCCTCAACGTTTTGATTATAGGCGTCTTGCACATTATCAAAATGTGCTGAAGCTATTTTTGTAACTTCAGGGACTTGCTCTTTTGAAGCACCTAAAATTTTACATTGATTCTTAAAACCAAGCACATAAGCTTGCTTTATCTGCTTAAGCATTTTATTAAATTTATTGTCCATAGAATTTTTTATTATTCAATTAAGCAAAATATTAGATTAAACGTCAATAAAAAAGTTCAAAGTCTTTGTTATACCTAAATTCTTATCCATTACAAAACATATCTGCCTAGGACGACTACTTAAATTTAAATTGTCGGCGTACTCATCAGAAGGCGTTAATGTAGGTAATTGGATGAACTCAAATGAAGACATTTCCTTCTGATTATAGTGGTGGCGATCCCCCATAAAGAAATATCTATTAATTATTGGTCCCCTAAACTTAGACACCTTATCTAATAAAAGCTTCTGAACATAATTTTCTTTGCTCTTATCATCATTCGGAACTTTGCTAGGGAATCTTGCAGCTGCGCCATGCTCTATAACGCATGCGTTACAACCAAGTTGGAAGATTAACCATCGTGATGAAGAAATTTCAAAGTCTATTATATCTTTAAACATCTGCTCGAGACATGTAAATAAAACCCAGTCTCCGAACGAATCATGATTACCGCTAACTGCATAAACCTTTATTCTGGAAGTCCCTTTCCATATTGAGGACAGCTGCTGTAAGAAATAGGAAATGGACTCTAATGCAATCTTGAATTGAGTTACGCCCTTGGGATTTGTAATAAGTTGAGTTCCTTTATCTGTAAAACCAGTAATAGAATGTAGGATATCCCCCAAGGATAAAACAATACAATTTTTCGGCTTAACCCTCATATTTTGAAGTTCAGATATAATCTGTGCAATATAGCTGTCTACAGCCTGCTTTGTACTATCAATAGTCCAGTCCTTTTCGGAATAAAAAACATTGTTCTTATCTGAAAATGAACCAAAATGAACATCGGATAGAGTAGCTACGAATGTCTGATCCTCATTAAATGTTGAATCACCTTGAGTAGAAATGCAACTAGAGGGAATATCTGAGGGCAAAACCTTGGGGAGTTTAAGAGTGGATAGTACATCCTTAATTGGGTTATAGACGCACTGCTCAAATTGAATCCACTTATTCGCATTTAACTGGATCTCTTTCCACTGTTGGTGGTTATATTTTTCAGCTACCCTAAATTTGCGTAAAGAAGCTAAATCCTCTACAACTTTATCGTCATCATTTATTTCTGACAAATAGGAAGATGTTACTGGAAGAGAATTGTGTCTAAACCTTAGCTTATGAAGAACCTTTTCTAGTATGAAGGTGGGTATCTTATGTTTTAAAGCTATCTCAGCAACTGTTTGGGGGTTATTGTCAAAATTTGAGTAGTCTTGGAGAATAGCGAGAAGTTGTGTCTTCTTAATTGTTATTACATTAGCGATATTAGATACATTAGTAAAATCAAACACATAATCGTCTGTATATCGATTATACAGTACGCCTTCGGCTTCAACTATGTAACCTCCATCATCTTTTTCACCCGAAGGTTTATTTGTTTCGTCAATTTCCTCAACTTCTCCACGCTTAATGAGTCTGGGATCAGTGGTTGACCACATATCCATAAAAGACTTATAAGAACCCCAATGTGTTTCTATATAAGTGCAAGAGGGTAGAATATTGTTATATTCTTTTCTAAGCTCCCTATATTTACGTCTGGGTATATATGTTTTTGTTGCTAAAAAACCAATTTCAGGATACTTCAAACATATTGTACCCTTAATTTGAGCAATAATTGATATTAATTCTTTTCTCCTTTTATTATTCATCATTGTTTTAGTGTTGTACATGGTTAATTATTCTGGAAATTTTACAATATTATCTTCAATCTCGTCAGGGGTCATCCATACCTTCCTACCCGTTTTCCTATCCCTAAGCAAAGTGTACATTTTACCGTTTTTCCCCAACCTGGTCATAGAAGCTAAACGTACGTCTACACCAATCTTTTCTGAATTTCCCGTCCAGTAAGGAATTCCATCTGGTCCATACCGCACTACGAACATTCCACCCGATATTTTTAGACACCATACTTTTCCTGTAAACGATTTTGTGTAGCAGTTATCTGAAGTAAAACGTAGTTCCTCCTTGCATATATCTTGTTGGACTGAAAATAAAAATGTATTATCGGATGCTCTAGCTGTAATATCCTTAGCTAATATAACCTCATAATTTAAATCCTTTGCTAAATCCGGAGTTGTTACTAAGATGCGATGATCCGGTGTAGTTTCCTGAAATATGATTCCGTTGTCTATACCCACGATATTACCCACGTAATCTTTAAGGATAATCTCTTCGGGCTCTGTAAATCCAATAAGCTTAGAGTCATGTTTCCAAAATCCTATCTTATCGCTAAGTGTAATATCCTTTATAGATTTAAAACCAAATTCAGTTAAGACCTCATACAATGGATTAAATACTATACATTCCGGACCTACCACAGCGTCAATAACTCCAAACTGACTTGGATGCACATTTTGCGCTTCTTCTGAGACCAAATCAGAGGAAGATACACCCCCAGGACCAAAAACTGTCACGCGTGACTGCTGATCCATATTATATATAGGGTTAATTTCCTCAGAAGGAAGAGAGAGTGGATTTCCTATTATATGCCCTGTAGCATACGAGTCAAATGCGCCCGTTGGAAAATATTTTAAGCTTTTAGTTTTGTTTAGCTTAGACATAAGCATATTCCTAACCTTACCAGCGTCTAAGCGTACTCTTTCGGCTATCAGGTCATCGGGTCCAAGAATTTTTTTAAATCTCAGTGAGTCTCTTTCATCTGAATCAGTTTCACCTCGGTTTATTGCTAGTAATTTTTGAGTTGCCTTAATAAGTGACCCTATACCTACAGAAGCGCGTCTTGTATTCTTGTCCATCTCAGCAACTTGAATCTTCGGAAACGGAGAAGACGCTAATTTTATTTTACCTATGTTATTCATTTTTTTAATTTTCACCGTTAGCTATAATCTTACTGTAGGTATTGCTTTGCCTGTCTTCCAATATCGTCATACCCCATGGCATTCGTTTGAAAATTCGGAGTAAATCCCTGTGTTCTGGACCATTCGTCGAATAATTTTGTGTAAACCGATTGTTGTTGGTCTCTAGGGGCTTGCTCTATCTGACTTACTAGTTGGGGATTTTCATTTAGATATTGTTGAAAACCTTGGTCTAACATACTATCGTATATTGCTTTACTATTATCGTCCCCAAACAACCAATCCTGCGTATATCTTTTTACATCAGGATTATAAGCCAAAAAGTTTCTATAGTTCATATCGTTTTTATATGTCTGAGTTGGGGCTGTAGTAAACATGTCACCTCCAAACATAGAGCCGGTTAACACTGCATTCCAAGCACGAGACCCTATAGATTGTCCTTTTCGAAAAACATCTACTGGAGACTTTAACAGTGCCAATGGGTTGAGATAATAATGCACTATGTCATCTCCTATACCTCCCATAAACTTGGTAGTACCGCCAACTGCTCTATTGACAAAATTACCCGCAGTATTTCCTAATAGTCTAGGAGCCACTCTCCCTAACATACCGGCACCCGCCCTGGAAGCTAAGGATGTAGCCCCCCTAGCAAAAAATCCGCCCGTGCCACCAGTAGCCGCAATTGCAGCACCTGCGACAGCTCCTTTTGCACCTTTAGAGTATGTCTCATTTTGTAAATTTGATGCATCCCTAGCTGCATTTTGAGCCATCAAATCTCGGTCGTAGTAACCCTTATACTGATTTAGCCCAGAGGCATAATAAGCTAATTCCGGGTGCTCCTGTAACATTCTCTGTACCTTAGAATGTGCCCCTATTCCCAAAGCATTTCGTACCCCCTGATATGCAGCCCTAGGAGCATTTCCAAGCATTCCAGCAGTCTGCCACCCCGTGTTAACCACGCCTTTTCCAAATCTCTTTAGCCAATTGTCTTTCTTTGGATCAACCTCAAAGACATTACCATCAGACATGTAATTAGTATTAAAATTCTCTAGTGCAAGTTCATCAACATTTTGCTTAAAACTACGCACCAAATCTTTATTTTTTTGACCCCAAGCTTCAGCATCTTCTGCGGTAATAGTTTTAGGAGTGTAAAATTGTGGTGTATTAGCAAATTTTTTAAACTGTGATATTCTTAACATAATTAACCTAAATTTTTCAACTTTATATCCTCGTCAACCTGTTGATTATCAAAAGCCGATTTAAGCCCCTCAATCATTTCTTCTCTATTGGTAGCCGTCGCCATGCGTCTAGGAACTAGTTTACTATACACCTTGGATAAAGCTCTAGGGTCATACTTGCGCCTATTTCTAATAAGAATATCGTCCCCCCAGGCCTTAGAAAGCTCATCGTCGGATACTCCTAAATCGTGAAGCAGTGAATACAGGTTAGTACTAGACTGACCTATGTTTAGCTTATAAACTCCAGTTGCAGGGTCTAAAGATATTCTGTATCCATTTCCAGTGCCACGCTCTATATTAAATTGAGACTCTAACTCTCCGTTGGATTTTCTTCTAGAATATAGTCCGGGGCGCAATCTTAATTGTCTTAAGGTATTATACTCGTTTCCATTATGGATAAAAGTTCCCCTTTCGGTATAATATGGTACACGCATTAATGTTTTTCCCTTTACGGAATCTAAAAGTTTGCCAGTGGTAGAATCGTATAAATAAAGATCCCCCTTTACGGGATTAGATAAATACTGGTTATTTAATAATGCTTGTTTTTGCTCTTTAAATGTATATCTCTTTGGATTAGCTATACTTACATTCTTAACCTCAAGGCGAACCCCACCATATTCCAATGGAAAACTATCCTGTAAGGCTGACTGTACCTTGGACTCTAGAGATGACCTTACATAATCACTATCATCTACTGAATAGGTCTCTCTTTGCAACGTAGTCTTATCGTCATCGTAAATCATATTTTTAAACTACGTCCAATAAATCAAAATTAAAATACCAACGCAAGAAAAATCTTGACCCCAGGAGGGGCCAAGATTTGAGATTTAGCGAATGGTCAACTACTCACTAGGCGAGCTAGTGAGCTTGTAACTAAGCATTGCTGCTTGCTACAATAGGCTTGTTGACGGAAGCCCTAAAGTTATTTGCACAATACTTAGACTAAAGCTTCTTTATATAGTATAAGTTTCCTCTAATTTCGGATACAATTGCACGAGGGTCTTTGATAAAGTCCATTGTGCGAATTTTTGATTGCTTAACCAGAGTTGAAAACTTTGATCTTATAGCCTCAGCCTCATAATCGGAAACAGAAGAATCTTTAAACTCTATAGAAAAATCTTTATTATCCCCAAGGGACAATATTACTAGATCGTGCAATGCAGTATCTTTTACATTTGACAAATCTCCCGATGAACTATCGCTTTTGCGGATATGATTCATAAAAGATGTGTTAGCCCCAAAATTTCTTTCAAGCTTATGGAGTGTCTTTAGAGCGTCTGGATCCTCTTGATCTTCTACCCACTTTATATTCGAATATAGGCGATTCTCGGGGGAATCCATATCATGAACAACAGGATCTACAATAATATCATAGGCTATGCCATTGACATCGAATTTAACCTTCATTGGATTTGTAGCCATATATAATTGATGATCCACTATGGCATCCCAGAGCTCGTCCGTCGCAGGAACGGTGATTTCCAAGGTGCTATTGTCATTTGTACGTACCACAATGGGAATACCAATGCGCCTAATCACTTGAGGTATAAAGGTAGAACCTCCAAAAATGGATCCGCTTTTATTCTCAAGCATACGCGTAACCCCAACTGGATGTCCCAGTCTTACGATTTTTACTTCCTTGCTCTTAAAATTAGTATAACAAGGAATCGTTTCTGTTGGGTGAAGTCTTTTATCTATTTGTGTATTATAAGTATCTGATACCTGAACTTTTTGATTCATTGATTTGTCCTTTAGTTAACTTGTTGTTTAATATTAAGTCTTTTGTAAGCTATTTTAAGTTTAAATGCCTTGTGGCATAAAAACATTTGGTTCAAATTTAGTGGAAATAGCATTATCGTCCACCAAAAACTTTATTTTACTATTATCCACAGTACTATTATTTAAAACTACCATATCTAGCTAAGTTTTTCTCCTTTAGCTATACGGTCCTTTAATTTTTGGTCATATAATATCTCCTCTATAAGAGGGAGTGCTATAACTTCTCCCTGTTTTTTATTAGCTAAATCGAAATTTTCAGGATGGCAAGAAGGGCATTGAAGCAAATGATAACATTTACCGGGCTCAAAGGTAAACCCATTTTTTGGGTTTACCCCCGGTTCCATGGCTTGTTTGAACTCCTTACATCCTACACAAACTAACTTCCATAGTTTATTAGATACTACTGTATGCCAACAGTCTTTACATAAGTAAGCTACAACTCCCTTTACCACAGGGGTATCAAATATAATTAACTCAGAAGCTGGAACTAATTTGCCACAGGACTTACATTTGTATTTCCCGTCATGCACATTTTCCACTCCGAATAAATTAATGGCATCATTCTTATCCTTAATATTATCTGCCAAAGCCTCCAATCCCTTGGAAGCTTTGGACAGTTCTCCCAGTAAATCTTTATTTATATTTTCTACGTTTGGCATTTTAACTATGCGTTTCAAAATATTCGTCTAGATATTGTGATTTCTCAGAATCAGGTATATCCACGAAATTTTTTACTTCGTCAAGCTTTAATTTCTTTTTTTCTCTTTCTTCTGCGATTTTATCCTTATTAAAAAGTGACATATCGCCTATTATTTTAATAGGGGCACTTCTGGGTGGAGGTTGATAGTCTATTAATCCCAGTGACTTAAAATTTTTTAAATTAGTCGCTACAGAGCTAGTGCTAGACAACCCAAGTTCCTCTGCTAAATACTCTAAATCCACATCGTAGCATGATAACTCCGGATTTTCTATACCTACCAAATCAATCTTTTCTTTATAGGTAAGAAATTTTTTACCAATACCCTGAGTATCATCATCTGGATAATTTAGAAATTTAATCCTCGTTTCTGTGGGCTTGTCTGCACGATCAATAATTTTAAATCCTTTTAAAGCCTCACTAATACTACCAATACACAATGGATGTACTCCTATAGCGTCTGCAAGTTCTTTTAGAGTAGCCTCTACGGTATGTGTAGAGGGATTCTCTCTCTGCTTTAAAGCTTTAAAGAACTTGTAATAATACTGTATATCTGGAAACGCATTACTGATAAAATTTAGCTGAACATTGAGAGTTTTATAATCCGCAATTAAAATACAATCGCAGTCACACCCATTACGACCTCCTCTACCAAACTCTTGAATTAACTCTTCTAGACTACCAGGAAAAGATCTTATTATAATTTTTCCTATATCTGCCTTATTTATCCCCATACCAAAGGCATTGGTGGCAAAGGCTACACGAATATTCCCGTTAATAAAATTAGTTTGATTAGACTTTCGGTGGGAAGAAGACATTTTTCCTGTATACATCATTGCACCGCCCACTACCGAAGGTCCATACACATGATATAAGTCTTCAACCATATTTATAGTTGAACAATATACAATAGACGGAACTAGGGGTGCTTTATTGATTTCTCTAAAAATCCAGTCATCCACTAGATTTGAGTCAAGAGTTACAGACCTAAAATGTAAATTAGGTCTTGGGTAAGATTTAACTAACTTAGGCGTATCTTTCAAATTATAGATCTCCCTAATAGACCTCTCAACGTCATCGGACATTGTAGCGGTCTGCCCTAAAAATAATTTAGGACAAACGCGTTCTACAAAAGGTGCTATTTTCTTATACGAAGACCTAAATGAAGTCGCTTGCTCGTAAGCGCAATGGATCTCGTCCACCACAATAAAATCAGGTGGAACTCTATCCATTAACTCTAAAAACTTTTTATTTTGCAATCTTTCTGGTGCCACAAATAAAAAGTCTAAAGCTCCATGCTCCCACTCAGCTAAAGCTCTATTAGACTCTGCTAAAGAAACACCAGAAGATATTACTCCAACTTTAACCCCTCTTTGCATTAATTCTTTCCATTGATCCTGAATTAGCGCAACGAGAGGAAAAAACACAACTGTTTTATACCCCATGGCTAATGCTGGGGCTATATAGCAAAAAGATTTACCAGAAGATGTACTAGACACCAATAATAAATCTTGTCCTTTCAGCAAATGAACAATAGGTTCTACTTGGTTGGGTCGCAGAGAGGGATACTCAAAAACATCTAAAACCTTTTGCAAATTACGCATATAGGTTGATAAGTCATGATGAGTTCTATCTAGTGAAGATAGTATTCTCCGCTTCTCAAAAATAGAAATTTTTGTATTTGCGTTTTGGGTAGATGGGTTAGCAATATTTGCTACGCCATCTTTGGATAAGGGTTCAAGTGAATTAGTCTGATCCATTTATTTGTGTGTAAATAAACCTTTCGTTTTTGTAGTACTTCTTAATAAAATAAAACAGGAACCTGAAGAGATTCGAGATAAGATAATACTACTATAATTTTGCTTTGAGGAATGGCTATCATCGTAAAACTAATTTGATGCCCAAAAAAACCTAAAGAGGTAATTGGGATATATTATGCCGCTAATAATGCTTCATAAAAGGATTTACATTCTACATCCTATTTTCTGATATACTATTTCCAGTGGATAAATTGTCCGGTCGCTTAGAGTCATTCCAATGTTTTAATAAGCAAAATGGAATTAGTATTACCCCTTCCTTATAAAATTTATAGCATGACCTATAGCGTTTATCAGTAAATATTTGCTGTAGAGTAATCTTATTTTGGTTTACTAATTCTTCCATATTCTTGTCCAATTTAAAGCTAGGTAAATACGGAATAGATAGCATTATTGAGTAATATGCCCGCAGCAAGCGGGCAAAATTAAACAAGGGACACAAGCCCTTACACCCATGAAATAGTATCATGGGTTAGAAAAGTCATATACTTACTAAAAATGACTTTAAGGATATGAGTTGCCTGCATTCAGGAAATTCAAAAGTATCACCTCCTGCACGTAATTTATTCATAGTAGTAGATGAGGTAACCATAGAAATCACAGTGGCATCATTATCCTGCACAACGTATTTTTTTAAAATAGTACTTGGAGTATACATAAACAAATTATTTGGAGGGCTATAATTTGTCTCTACCAGTAGCATCATAACATCGGGATTGGTTGATTTAGAGTCCAAAACATTAAATAATGCTGCGTCTGGATTTCCTCTCACAGAAGCATTTATAAATGATATTAATGGATTTAGGCTCTCATACACTACAATTAAATTTTCATCCTCTAGGGGTAAGTTCAAAACCCCTAGAGAATTTGATAAATAAAACAAAGCCTCACTTGCATTTTTTACTTCTGAGGGAAACTTTACTCGAGTAAGTTTACGCAAAGACTGTAAAAAATTATAATCTGTGTAGACTGGAAACTTAGAGATCGTGCTCGACATTGCTTTGAGTTTTAGATTTGGGCTTACGTCCACGTTTCTTTGGCGTAATGATTGTGGCTATAGGAACTTCTTGAGAAGATTCATCCAAGGAAACTTCCCCAGAAGTTGCATTGTCTATGTCCTCCAACGTCTCCTCCACAACAACTGTACCCTCTGGATCTTCAGAACTAGAGGAGTCCCCCTCTAAAACCTGGTCTTCTTCTATGGATATATCTCCAATAGATTGTGGTACTTCAAGCCCCCTTATATTTAAGTCAGATAAAATGTCCGCAATAATATCTTCGCGTTTTAATACCTTGATAAACTCTTGTCTTGGAACTTTTTCTAAACCAAGTGGCTTAGACGTAAAAGTATCTTTTTGTACAGAATCCACTTTTACCCCATATAAATGTTCTTTTATAAACATCTCTGGAAGTCCATAGTCAAATTTCAGTGGATCATCCCAGGCGTCATCTGTGTCTTCGCTATGGTCTATATTTAGCAAATAAATGCAATCCCTAAAGGGTATAGACTGCGAATTTTTTACCACCTTTAATTTGACCACCTGCCCTACTGCCTGCTTACTCGTGCTAGTTTCTTTCATGAGAATCTTTCCCTTAGTAAGCGTAAACTGTAAGGCTGCACTCTGATTTACGGCATTACCTCCAATTTTTGTACGATTGTTCTCTTTTAAATCTGCCGAAGTTAAATATCTGGCAGCGAAAGAATTCATCTCGATCTTAGTATTTTGGTGAGATACTATAATAAGGCATACACCATACTCCTGCAAAATATGAGGCATCTCTCTAGTCCATTTTTGAAGTGTCTTAGAAAACTCCAAATTTGAGGTCTCATCTAAGGAATTACTCGAAGGATTTCCTGACTTATCACCGAGCCCAACCAGAGCCGCCTCTCCTTTAGGCATAAGTTTTGATAGGGTATCTATAACAACGAAAATAGGAGAATCAGATTTTGCAATTCCGCGCTTATCCAAATTTTCTCGCAAAACACGACTAAAATTTGTAATTGACTCTAATGCATGTGTTAGTGAAGCTACCTCACTCCATCTGACTCTAGTATTAATCATGCTACGTGCCTCCTTCTTATTTGTACTAAAACAGGAGGCTATTCTATCTTCTCCAAACAATTTATTCTTACCCTCGGAATTCAGATATAATGCAGTGGCATAAGGATGAGCTCTCAACCCCATTCCAATAAGAGACAAAGCCATGGTGGTTTTACCAATACCGTCTTCCCCTACAATTTCAATTGCGGTCCCCACATTAAATCCATTTTCAGCAAATACATACTGTAACAATATATGGTTTAGTGGTAAGGCTAGTGAAGCTTCTTGATCCAAGAAATTTTTTAAACTTAATCCAGCAAGTGATGCTTTCTTACCCGTACCCATTGCTCTTAAAGATACTTCTGTATCTATTAATAGATCGTTCAAAACATCAGAGGGGTTTTCCTCTGATGTTTCTATTTTCTTTTGATTCATTTTAGGCATTAGCTATAAACTATTGAATTTTTGTGTTGAGTTGAAAATACTCCATCATTGAACTTGGAGTCAATGATTGAGGATTAGATATCATTGTCATATGCAGTGTCTTGAACTTTTCATACTCCTCCGGAGAGAGTGAAGCTTTAGCTTTTTCTAAAATCACAGCTTCGTCCTTCCGATCCGATTCCTTGTTGTCAAGAAGTTTCACTGGTATTTCTGGAGCTGGAACATAATCCTCCACTAGAAAATCTGACTCTGGTATTTGTTCTGATTTAATTGAGTCAGCAACAACTTCCCGATTGATCGGGGGGAGATTGGAGGTAGCAGTGTCCTTAGTAAAAGTCGGAGTTGTCGGAGTATTTTGTGCTATTGGCATTTCTACACGCTGAGGAGCGTTGGGAAACCTGTGTCCTGCTACACCTGGAGTGGGAGTTTTTATTCCTTCGGAAATGCTCTTTTTGAATGACTCCCTTGCAGCTAAAATCTCCTCACCTTCCTCTCTGAGGTCAAGATTTAATACACCTTCCGGGAAAGCTCCAGAATCTGCAGCTTTTTTCAGTAGCGTAACTGGAACCAGTGGGTCTTTACATAGCAAGTCTAACTGCCTTTGATATGACCAAATATCAAGAACATTGTCTGGATCGCATAAAATATATCTTTTACGCAGAATGTCATCAGACACTGGATAAATTGTATGTCCTAAACGTGTCTCATTATTTGGATCCTTTGAAGGCGTTAGGGTAAGTATATTGGAATTCGTTAGAGAATTTCGACAGTATCTTACTTCTAGCAAACATCCTGTGTTTTGGTCAGTTACATCTCCAAAAAGCAAATCTGGATAATTCTCGGATACTGGAGCAAGTCCGGAATTAACTGGAATTTGATGTTTTACGATTTGTATTAGTGTCTGAAACATTTGCTCGCTATATACACCGATCTTTTGCTCCATTTCCCCGGAGGTATTATTCTTATGAAGAATGTTGGACAAAACTAGTGTACGAGGCTTGGAAGGCAATGTGCAAGACTCGAGACTTGCTTGAAAATTTTGCTGAAACTCAATTAATTTTGCTTCTTCCTGAGTTATTGTAGGTGCTCCTGTGTAAGGATTGGAGGTTGCATACTTCCCGGAATTGAAGTAGATAAATCTTCTCAAATCATTAATAGCATCTACACCTTTTCTTGGATACTTGTGGGAGGATACATCCAGGGTATCGGGAGATAGTAAATGTGTACGAAGTTTCCCGAAATATATATATCCCTTAACAAATTGTGCCCAGGAAGTATATTGACCTGAAGATGTCTTAAATGGTTCAGTTGAAGATAAAAGTGCTTCTGTATTATCTTGATACGAAAAATCCATTCCTGGGAGTATACGAATTACCATATTTGGCTCGCCATCCCTTGGGGGAGCCAAGCGAACCCAAGGGAGATTATTTTTGAAAAACGAAGAGCCTGAAGCCTTGTGTGATTGTGACGTTATATTGTGTTGTGAATTTTGTGATAAGTTTAGATATTTCATGTGTTCTATTTCCTTAATTTATTCTTTGTATTTTCTATGATTTATAGCTCGCCAGACTTACTTAATTTGGTATTTCTGGCAAGCGTTTTTTAGTCCAATTTGTAATTCATGTTTTTCTTCTTCCGAAGGAGCTGTGCTCCAACGCTTTGTGACTTCAACTTCAATATTATATCGTAATCTGCCTCCTTTCAAATCCCAATAATTGTTATCCGACATAAAAAATTTAAGCATACTGCTAGCGAGATCTACTTCCTCATAGGGTGCTAAAATGTAAATAGCGTCATATAACGGTATCACCGCCCTACTTTTCATATGCAACCTCATGAAACAAGCATTTAATGCAGGTATAGCTCTTGCTAGTGAATCAGCAACCAATGACTGAAGCCCTATATTACAAGCTTCTCTACGTAACTTACTAACAATACTTTCCCTTAGATCATCTGACATTTGAGCATCCAGAGGGGGAACTTTGAAATGGCGTTTAAAACCTGAGGGAGACAAATAATACCCCTGTCCCTCTGGGAGAGTTTTGCACCAATCTAAATATTCTTTTACCTGTGGCTTGGTATTCATATAACCGTCAATAACTTTTTGCCCGGTACCAGGTTCTGGTTTTTCTCCAGCGGCAATCTCAATTTTTCTCTCCAGCAATGAGGGGCTTGCACCATAAGGTATAGAGTTATGTGACAAAAGGGTCATATCTATATACTTATGTGTATCACACTCAATAGCTATTACGTCATATGAAGGAATCAGTTCTTTCGAGACTACTTTAATTATAGATACAGTTTCTCCTAAGAAGAAATGGTCTAAATAAGTTAATGACAGCTTATGATCGCCCTCTAAAGTTGTGCACCAGCCTATCGTAGATGCTAAGACTGCTAAATCAGATAGTAGATCATCGTTGGGAGACTCAAAGCTTTGTTCTCCTTCCTTAAACAATTTGCGAATGATTTCACTTCTTATGGTTGGGTCACACACAAATAAATCGCAAGGAATTCTATACGACATGTTACTAGAGTTACTAATAATCTCATTCACGAAATAATCTGCGTCGTGACTTCCATTAACATCCTTTTTCCCGAATGGAATATTAAAGCTAAAAGAAAGAACGTCGGCACCTATGCTTAAATCTTCCACCTTTTCCCATTTCTCATAATGACTGTCTCTACCGTCACGTGAAACCCTTAGTTTATGGTCGCTCTTAAATGTAGCTACCACACCATTACTAAAGCGCACCTTATAGCATTCTTGATCCTTTAACCTTACAACATTAAGTACTCTTGTGGCATCAAACGGAGATTTTAAATAGTCTCCTACTTGAATAGTGTTAGCCTTAACATATCCACCCTTAGATATGGAATAAATATAATTTTCTTCTCCAGAGCAGAAATTAGCGGTTTTGCCTATAGCATTACGTGTTTTACGCTTATCGAGTTTTTCCCGTGGAGTATTTAAAACATATTTATTCTCTACGGCTGTCCAATGAACATCCTGCAGCGGATGTTTCAGGGTTCCATCTTTATTACGCACCAAATCTGGATCATTAGGATCTGTAAGCAATGCTGGGTCTTTCGCATCTTCTGTAAATTCCACTATGTCATCACAGTACGCTATACGTACTTGCTTAATACTCCCATCCGGCATTTTCTTGAACGCAAATTGAGGATCAGGGTCATTCAGTGTAGCAATCAATTTTTTGTCATTTGCTAAATATGCGATCGTGAATACCTCCGCTGTGGCGTAGTCGGCATCAACAAAACAATAACCTTCTGGGGCTTTGAAACACCATCTTAAAGGTACAGGAACCAAATCCTTAATTGTTATATTCTCTTTTATATTATAAGTACTTTTCAGAGAATCAACAATACTCCTAAAATTATCTTGGTCGTAGTTTGAAGTGTCAGATATATCTTCTACATTAAGAAACTTTAAAACTTTCTTAAATCCATGACTAATATAGTCGGAAACGTCACTTGGAACATTTAATATATTTGGTTTAAACGACCGTGGTCTACTCGATTCGGTCATAACAAAGTTGGAATGCAGCCTTCCATCCGAAGTTAAATACTTTTGCAATCCACCGTCTTCCCCCTTCAAGAAACTTTTTGTAACTTGGTTTATAGCATTTAGTTGTAATAAATGCAAACATAAGTCATCCCCTTTATTAGAAAATATCTTTAACGTATCTTTATCCACTGCAGGAGAATATTTCTTTTGTTTAGCTGGTGGCATTTTTAAGACTCTCTCCCAGGGAATGGCATTTCCTTCTTGGGGTTTTGTAGTCTTGATCGGCGTGTACTTTTTTATGTCAAACAGCCAACGCTTTTTATGATCCGCAGAATTAGGATTAAAAGAGTCTATTGTGTAATAATGCTCGAGATAAGGTAAGATAGGCAAGGCATTGCGTTTATACAAGCGTTTCAAAAGATTAAATATATCTTCCAAACTTCTACCTTCTTCAAAATATCTTTGTATTTCTGCAATATTGGCGATAGGGGTTTCTTGAGCTATCTTAGAGACTTCAGTATAAAATAAGTCATGCGCCTCTTTTTTAATCATCATCATAAATAGCTTCTGCATTATAAGACCTGCAGCGAGATAAGCTATTCTAGCTTTATTAGCATCCTCTGCGCAAAATGGTACCCCCACTATAGACATAGAGGTAAATCCATCAATCACAAACGGCAATTTTATATTCATAAAATAGTCATAAGTGCCGTCCCTTATTAGCATGTCTTTTATAATTGGATATAATCTAAAGGTCACATCTGCGTCAGAACATCCGTAAGGAAACAAAATACTCAATGGAATTTGACCATATCCTTGTTCCTCGTCAAAAGACACTCCTTTATTAGATTTTTTCCAAAGAATCAGCTCAATGTCATATCTACCTTTATCTGTATACTTTGCTGCCAGTTTCTCCAATTTTTGATCCGCATATTCGTCTACAGTTTGTATGCCAAACATTGTATCAAAAATAAACTTTCCATTATACACCTCTAAACCTAAATGTGTAAGCATCCACTGTGCGTCAGCTGCACCATTATGCCCTATATAATGAATATCAGGAGAATTAAAGAAACTCTGTAAAAGTTCACAGACCTGTTCCTTGGTAGCGTCAAACACCCATTCCCCTTGCTCATTATTGAGATTAATATATGCAGCCTGACCCGGAGCCCAAGCAAATTGGATTGATCTAAGATACCCATCCACAAAGCACTGCTTGCCCCACTCACAGTCCACACTGAATAATTTATAATTATTGGATTTAAAGTACTCTATTAACTTCTTAAGGTGATCAAATGTTGACACACATTGGTAGTCGCAAGGTATTTGTTGTATCGTTGTTCCTTGGAGGAAGTGATCGTAAAAATTTGCTAAGATACGAATATCTTGATTAAGTTTATCATACAACTCAGGCTTATAATAAGCTTTATAGATACTACTAATTACAAAAACATGTGCATTATACTTCTCACTAAAAAACCAAGCTTCTTCGAGTTTAGACACACTTATTTTATAATTTAAAATAAAATCGCAAGCTTCTGCCCCAACACAGACGATTATCTTTGGATTACAATACCGCATCTCTTCCTCAAGGAGAGGTAAGCAATAATTTATATCTTTTTTAATACCCTTTAAAACAGACTGATTTAACCCATACTTCACCACAGAAGTAAAATAACAGTCGTCCAGGTCAATGCCGTTTTGAAGGCATAAAGACCTAAACATTTCCCCTGCTCCAGATTTTAAATGCATGGGCGCAGAATATCTTGAGTCAATATCCTCCTTCAAAGGCGCAGGAACTAAAAACATTATATCTGCACCAAGCCTGCCAACACCATTTAGAAATACTACATTATCATTTTCAGGGGAAGTATCATCTTTTATTCTTTTAAGTGATAGATCACCGCAAAAGTCCGATAAGCTTGGACAAGGTAACTCCATGTTTACCTTAGGAAAATTAATTTCAGTTTCTTTCATGATATCCTTTCAAAAAAATAAAAGGAGATAGCGCTCTGGCTATCTCCTTTTGTGAATTTATCCACAAGCGGACCACCCGCAGCTATAACATTTTTTACAACCCTCTTCTCGCAGGACTTTACCCCCACAGACGGGACAGGTCTCTCCCAAGTCTAACTTACCAGCGCATTGTAACAACACCTTGTTTATAGCTTTTACAATTGAAGTGAAATCTCCTTCAGTTTTAGATAGCTGATGTATAATTTCTTTTAATGATACACCAGATTGAAGATTCAAAGCTACCAGTCTTGCCAAGGCTGTAAGCGTTGCCTTATCCGAGGACTCATTTGTTTTAACTATTTTGTAATGGAATTTGCCGTCCTTAGAGGTAAACTCAAATGTAGCTTTAGCTATTTTTCTTAATGTTCCCTCTTTAACGTGTTTAGGTATAATCCTACGGCGTTCAACCCATTCTCCTTCGTCATCAAATATATTATCCTCATTTATATCTATAAACATCTCAAAAGGACAATCTCCAAGAAAGCTTACTATAAAGTAGTAGGAGACCCCTTTGACTGTTCTGAAGAATACCCTACAAGGCAAAACGTCTGGACGTTTATCAGCAGTTATTGTTGGGTGGATAATAGAAGTAGAAGTTGGATTTACGTCTTCTTTAGCATCTGTGGATTGTAAAACAGCACTCATCGAACCTTCTCTGTAGGTAGTAACTCCCTTTATTACTCCACTCTTGTATGCATCTAGATAAACATTTTTAAATTTCTCATATGGATAATCTTTTCCAACGTTTATTGTTTTACTTACAGCAGAATCCAAATGGGAAGATACCAGTTTGAGTATCTCAAGGTGAGACTCGACAGGAAGTTGCATTGAAGTAGTAAATACCTCGTCTGGATAATTCAAATTATGATCCTTAATCCATTGATAGGCATAATCTCTTATGAGTACCTTCTTACAAAGACCTCTATCCTTATGTATCTGATACTCTACTCCATCTTCTCCTGTGTAAGTTAGATACGTGAAGTCGGCATATTTAGCTTCTTTAAAGTATGCATTAGGTTTAAAGTCTCCCTCCCAGAATCTAGGGCATTTATCTCTTAGAAAATCTGGAATATTAGGCATTCCTACGATACGGTAGTACTCTAGTTGAAATACGGGTTCTACACCCCCTGAAATATTATTTGCCAAACAACCAGTATTTCCCGTGGGCTGTATGGAGAAAAGTGCAGAGTTTCGAATACCTACAACTGACAAATCTTTTAAAAGAGGGTCGAGAGAATCTTTCGGAAGACTACGGAAAGTATATCTCATTCTTTCTGCATGCTTCTCTGGATCGCAATGTAAAAACGTACCTTTCTCCTGAGCTAGTAGCATACTGGATGCTATTGCGGTCAAATTATACCTTTCTAATACCTTGGATAGGAAATCCTTAGCCTCTTGGGAATCATACTTATACCCGAGCATCATTAGAGCTGAACCTATGCCGGTTAATCCTAATCCTATCCTCCTATAAGTCCTAGCCATATAATCATATTCCTCAAGAGGAAGATTTGCTATAGATAAGACATTATCCAAAAACCTAACACATATGGGTATTATATAAGTAAATTCTTTAAAATCGAATTCAGCAATTTTTAATTCGGGATTATATTTAACAAATGCAGTTAGATTGATGGATCCTAAATTGCAGCATCCTCCGCTGTATAAAATTTGTTCACCACACTGCTTATTATTAAGCATATAAAACTTAGGATGACCCTTGTCGTTTACTGTCTCAAACATTCCCACGCAATAGTTATGAACATCATCAACAGTACCTGTATAAACATCTTGTTTGCCTATATATTCAATAGACGAAACAAACCTTACAGTCCAATCCTCAGTAGATATTATAGCTGAATCAGTATTAGTGGTTTTAGCAGCGATTTTTTCTTTATTTAAATGGGTATTCAAACATTCCGGAGAACAAAACGCAATTTCACGATGAGTAAATGGAACAAAATGTTCTTTTCCACATTCCTCACAAACCCTCTTAACCAAGACTACATCATTATCTATTTTTACCTCATAACCCTGAGACTTTGCTTCTTCGCACAGTTGTTGCACAGAATCAACCTGAAGACTGGGTGTAATTTCCTCATTTAAAACTTCCGACATTAAATAACGTTTATATTCTTCTACACTTAACGTATTTATGTGCAAAGCTACACCTATTGATAGATCTTTTACCTCTTTATACGTACCATCGGATAATCTAAATTTATGATTAGCCGTGCAATCTATATGATTTCCATCATCCAAGGTTACCCTGTAAACATCTTTGTTATGCCCAGTTAGGCGGGGATGCCTCATTAATTTTGTTACTATCTCGCCTGAGTCGTTACAGGCTAAAACGTGTACGTCCTTTCCGGCTTCGGCAAGTTCTTTTATTGTAACATTAGTGCGTCCATCTGCTAAGGCAACCTTTGTATCTCCGGTTAAGCATGGATTTGAAGCCCTAAGATACAGTTCATCAATATAGTTAGCGCAATGGGTCTCATTTGCTCTATCCAAAAAGAGTACTCCTGGCTCTGACCTATTGCTAGTTGACTGCATTAGTGTCTCCCATAACTCAGTAACCTTAGTAGTCTTATACACTTTCACAGGATAACCTTTGGACTCCCACTTCTTAAGATTTCCATCCCATTCTTTCTTATAGCTTACAAACTCAGTATCTGGAAATCTAAGCTGCCATACATTTGCTTCGTCTATTTCAGACTGAGGGGCATTACTATCAATTAAAGATTTAACTTTAATAAGCCTATCCATAAACTCATTTGAAACATTTACGGACATATTCATTTTTGTTAAATGAAACGGCTTTTGTTTAGCTGTTATAAACTCGTATATATCTGGATGCCAAATGTCTAATATGGACATCATAGCCCCTTTACGAATTTTCTTTTTCTCCGTCTTTCCTTTGGAATCTTCAAATTCTATTTGATAATCTCCTGGTCCTTCTGTAATGACCTCTGAAGTCTTATCAAATATTTCCATATACTTTATAGCTCCAGGGGTTCTAACTCCAATGCCTTTAATAAAAGATCCTCTGGGTCTTATAAAGCTAAAGTTTAAACCCCAACCTCCTTCAGATTTTAATGTAAGCATTTGCTTACGTAACACTTCTGTTATTCCGTCAATAGAATCAACGTCGTAAGATGGCAAAGGAGATACAAAGCAATTTGTCAGTGAAGCTCCTTTCAGACCACTTCCGGCATTTGCCAATATACGTCCCCCAGGGATAAATTTAAAGTTTTTTAATATATCATAAAATTTATCTACATAAATATCATATAAGTCATAAGACTCCACCGAGGCAACAGCCTTTGCGACTCTTTTCCAAGTGTCTTCTATACAAGTTTCTCCTGGAAGTTTATACGTAACCTCCCATATCTGCTTCGAAAAATCGTTTGTAAAAACATTTTCGTCTGTACTTACTGAATCAATATATTTACTCATAGTGTTTTTGTATAATCCTCAAATTAAATTATGTGTCAATACAATTCATACCTTCTTTTAAGGTCTAAAATAATGTTTTGATCCATTATTTCTCCTAAGTCTTTATAGGCTAATGGATAATCTAGCTCATCAACAGAAATACCTCCTAACATAGAAATACTTCTACGAAGTTTCGAAGCCGTGGAGTTTCCAACTGTATCATGATCCACAGCCAAAATAATCCTATCAAACATACCGTTACTAATTAGTTTTAACTGTCCTACGGATAGAGAACCTCCCAAGTATGCACAGAAAGGAGGTCCCATTCGAGCCGCATCCATTACCCCCTCACACAAACCTATCACTCTAGAACCGGGAGTTCTTTCAAGATTAAACTCTCTTGCTGCGTCAAATCCCATCAAGACATTCCCTGCCTTAGAACCTGGAGATAAGTAATATTTCTTCTTGGCTATAGACGGATACACTCCTTCTATAGGTATAAACTTACCTTGAGAATCCTTTTCAGCCACTTTGTAGTACCCACTAATCCTTCCGTAGGGGTCGTCTACGAAATGAGCATAGAGTAATTTATCATTTCCCACTTGTCTATCAAGTACCCTCGCCTGCCACAGCTTTGGTTTACCTAACTGCAGGGCAGTGAAAATTAAACAACCCTGGGGCGTAAAAAACTTAAAGGGGTCCACAACATAGTCCTTGGTGTCTTTCCCTAATTTCAGGTGTTTTAATTGAGGATTTTCCTTGACGCAAAAAGAAGTGTTAAACTGCTTTACTAAAGAAGTCATATCTGTAAAGCCTCTTTCGTTCAGATACGCAACAGCTGGATGATTTGCTGGAAGTGCGTCTACTGGTATCAGCTCCCCGGGAGATACCCAGGTGCTTTCCGAAGGTGAAGTGTCGCCGAACACCATAGCTGCAGATAATATGTCTTTATTTTTGTAATTTTTGAGAAAAGGCCCAGGGTCCCAGCTCAAATACCACTTATATGATCTGTCACGGTGCCTCACTTCAATCGGCCTCATTTCCAATAAGTCTTTTATATTATAAAACTTATTTGTCTTTACACATCGTGCCGCGTGGTTGTGCCCTTCTGCTGCAAACTTCGATAAATTTATGTATAAATGTTTGGAGGATAATTCTTTAGGTCCATCTTCCTGAAGTAATTCCGGGTCTGGTATAGATAGTTCCACATGGTTACTGTCTATTACATGAAGTTTTCCGGTGTAATGGATCATTAAAAGTCTAGTGAGCAATCTTTGTATCTGCTGGCTCAACTTGAAGTTTACTGCATTACATGTTCTTTCTAGGGAAGACAGGTCTATTTTTAACATCCTGTCGTTTAGGATAAATGTTTTTGAAGATGTTGTCATAGCTTCTATATTTTCTGGTTATAGCTATTATTGTGGTGAGTTTATTTACACGTAGTTTTCATAGGTAGTGTTCTTTCTTTTACGTTTTTAGTTGAATTGTATCTAAAAAATCTCTCGTTTATGCAGAAATCGTTTACGATTTCAGCATAAACTTATTAGTTTCTTTAAGATTATGTAAAGAATATTCAGTATCTATTTATTCTCTAAATATAATTTTGAGCCCTTTTATCCCTGTTTTATTCTCAAAATTATATTTCTAAGTAAGCTTCAAGGTTCAGGCTTGATAGCTTACTTAGTTTTAAGACACAAGCAAGCTTGTGTCTTAAAAGCATACCATTGGGGGAGCACTTTACGGTGCTATCAGGTTAATACATAAGAGCCAGCAATGCGCTGTGTAGACTAGGATTAGGATATATCTTTACCACTTATCCCCCCTCAACAGTCCCTCAAGACCTTAGGTGCGTCTTTTATCCACAAGCCTCCTGTGAATCACCAAGGTTTTGCTTTGCTACCACCCGAGCCTATTTATCCAAGACACAGCTTAGTATAGACTCAGTAAACCAATCTCCCACATTAACATTCTCGCTCAGTTTTTTCTTTAGTTTCCGGATTTTTCCCAAGATAACTTTTATCTTCCGGTTTTTTCTATATTATAAGTAATGTAATATAAAGAATAAGATCATAATAGTAAGCTTGTTGCTATATCCATGGAAAACATTTTTTCACTTAAGCACAACGTTTCTTTAAGATTATGTAAAGAATATTCAGTATAGACAATGCTTCGGCAAATGACATACACATGGCACCACGCTTTCCTGAATATCCCTCAAAAATTTCATAAATTTACAATTTTAGCTTATTATTTTCCTAATGAGTTTTTGCATCTTTTTACATATTACAAATTTACGTATATTCAAATTTTTTATTAAAAATTCTTGACGTATTTAAAACTATTGGTCATTATCGGAGTAATTAATTTAAACAACAACACCCTCATGAACAATAATACCATCCAGCAAATTGAATTTGATTACTCCCTATGGGATGAAGAATTACCCTATGAATACGTAGGAGAAGATGAGCATGATAAAGTCTTGGCGGATCTCTGCAAACTTCTCAGGACACCCCATGACCGTGAGCTTCATCTGCAAGTAACTTCAGATTACGACATACGTTGTGCAAATCTATTGCCTCACAGACATCAGGTACCTAAAGGCTTTAAGTATTCCAAGCCATATAACTATTCTGAAGAGGGTAGAAAACGAAAAGTTTATCTGATGCAACAAATCAATCTCAGAAAGGCTGAGCAGAGAAGGGCTGAAGCACTAGCTAAACAACAACTTATCAATTCAACCGAAGAAGAGCACTCCGAAGGAAATGCAACTCAAGGGGTTAGTCAAGATGCAATCTCTAGTGATCAAGGTTGGATTACCTCAGAGGGTCGCATTCACTTGCCTAAAAAGGGCATACCCTCCATTAAGTTTCCCCAAATCTATCTTCCTCAATATAAAACTTACAGCAAATCCTACAATCGCATAACTATTGCAGATACACACTCTTTGTATTTTAGAGAGGTAAAAGCGGATATTGCACCATGGGATAATGAAGTGCTACAATTAAAATTTATATTTGAATCCGTTGAAAGTGACGGACTTAAATTCTCTAATACCATCTTAATTAGACCCAAATGGTCTGTTGCTGAACGCGCTGAAGATAATTCTCTTAAATTCTTTGAGCAGTATCTTAAGAACCTGATCCCCGCTTTAGGAGGCAGGCTTCGTAAGAATACCTATCAAAAAATGATGTTTGAGTGGACAAAGATAATGCTTGATGTTCCGGATTTTATGGAATACGACAAAACTAATTTAAGACTGGTAACCCCTGAAGCTTCAAGTCATAAGTATTCCTCCTGGAAACACAATATGGAACGTATTCAGTCATACTTTACTAAATACTACAATCGTAAGGTTGTCACTATATTACGTTATGATTTCCTTAATCCAAAATATCACACAGTATCTTTGGTACCCCACAGGTTTTTTAAGACCCGCACTAAACGTAGTGACCTACTTCCTGATATAAAACAAGCAATCGATAAAAGTATTAGTATATTTCAAGATCGCTACAATACTATATCCAAGATCGCATTGGACTCCGGGGAAGCTATGGAGAAAGTATATCCAATGGTAGGTCCGGGATTTTGGGGAAAAATTGATAAAGCGAAGTATGAAATAGATTTACCCAAAGCGATTCAAGATCTAGAAACGCTAAAGAAAAAGTTGAAATCTATGGGCATTAAGCAAGTATTTCGTCCTGGACTGGACTATATAATGAAGTCTGGGGCTAAAGTATATGGAGTTATAGATAATCCTAAAACTTTAGAGGAAGAATTTTGTAACGACATGCGCAGAATATGGTATGCTGAAGATTTAAACACAAAGGAAGACCTTACCCCGCAAGTCCCACAATGGCACATACAACGCTTGTTGTCTCAGCTATGCCGACACAAAAAATATAAGGATTTACCCATGGAAAGAAAGATTTATCTTACAGGATTGCTTAGACATGAAAATGATAAAATTTTTCATAATGACGTTGTTAAGGATATGGAAGAGCTGCAGATTTATGAAAACAGAGAAAAGCTTTCCGAAACTTTAGCGGACTTTGTATTTCAGCAAAGATTTTATTTTATGCCAAAAGGACCTGTAGGCAGGAACTCCAAAAAGTTCGGAAATAGAGACAGATGTGCAATATACGATTTAGCAATAAAACCTTTATTATATAAACTCGCAAAAGGCGTGATTGAAGGTTCTTGCAAAATTAATACATTTGTAGTTAATATCTTGGCTAAGGCAAAAAAATCTATTCAGTCCTTATTTGGATATGGTAAGTTTTTTAAGCAGTACCTTAATTACAAAAGAGGGGGTCTTACGTTTGACCAGTATGATAAATTAGCCGATAAATGGCAGCAAGATAACGCTTACGTTTCAAACAACTTATGGATTCCCATCGTGGAGGAAGCTTATTTATCCTTGCACGATGGGAAATCCCAGAAATAATTTACAAACCTATGTTACGTACGTTTAATGTTTAGGCTATCTACTGAAGCTAGTTCCACCTTTGTCATTACATTGGACATGGGACTCGCTTGCTCTTTCTCCACAAATCTCTGATACGCAAAATCCCTTATTACAGGATAGTGGTATGGAGGGGATAGTCTATTTTTCCAAAAGTTAAACGTTTGTTGAGACTTGTATGACGCCTGAATCTGATTAGACACTCTTGTTTTTGGATTTTCCAATCTGGAAATTCCCAATGCCCAAGAAGCGTCCTGGTCTAGCGTTTTACAGTCTGCTAGTTCCGTGATAGTAATCATTGCTATATTTTCAGCTTGTTTCGGATTTACTTGAGCCATAACTACACCAGCAAGATGTTTTTGCTTCATAACCTTGCAAATATACTTCATAGTATAGTCGTAATACTCGTTTTTCTTTGCTTTTTCTTCTGGTGGCTTTTCAATGCCTCCACCAATCCAGTCAATAATTACAACATCAAGCCCACCATTTAACTCTACAAAGCTATCTATAGCGTGTTCCAAACTACTAGTTATTTTGTTTCCCTTTAAACCCCAGTTTTCAAAATATAAATATGGCTTAACCAGCTGAGTGAATTCTTTTATTTCAGATATTTGTTGTTTAGACAACTTGTTATTATTAATGGCGTGACGTATTCCGTCATTAATTAAATCAAATGGAATATTTGTACTTAGACTCACACATCTGGGAACAAGATTCACCGCATGCTGTTCTGTAGATATAAATAATACCTTAAAGGCATTTAATGCGAGTCCAACAGCCAGCTGACACGCAAACACAGTTTTACCCCCAGAAGGTAGCGACGCTACAATACCGGTTTCTCCCTTTTTCAATCCGCCAGCCAATACCCTTGTAAATATAGGCAGTGTAGCCACCGGCATGCGATACCCCCCATTATCGGTATCCTCAAAGTCTACAGCATCCTCAAAGGACATGCAAGTGGAGTCTTCCACGGACAAGCCATCAGTTGCAGATTTAATCTTTGTAATTAACTCTTCTGCGGTTATCTTAGAATTATAGGTATTTGTTGTTATTTGAGCTACACGCCTTAATTCTAACCAAAAAGCTAATCCAGATTTGGCAAAGCTAAAAATAACTTCCTTATTATCTAAGGAATCTGAAATAAGTTTTCTTATATCAGACAAACTTTCTTCCGCAAATTTTACGTCTTCTATACTAAGCTTGCCCAAGTACATTTGGTCTCTCAAAAGACCCATTACAAAATTAAGATCTACACCTGTGTCAGTTCTACATTCATTTTCTGCTACTTCTGAACTCTTATCTCCTAGGGCGTTATAGAAAACAACAATACCATCGTAAATATTATTATGAATACTCTTACTAAAATCTTCATATGCTCTATATGTCCCAATTTTTGCATTAACTCGGTCTTTACAATACACTCTCCAAAAATCATAACTTAAAACCATCGCCGCAAGAAGGTATTGTTCAAACAACCTTGTATTGCTTCTAATCAAACTTTTAATCGCAGGATTGTCCGTGATGGCAATGTCTCTGGAAGACTCATTTGTTGGCTGTTGTGTTGGGGACTCTATATCCATGAAAAATCTAATAATCCTTTCTTTTCTGCAATAGCCTTTGCCAGACCTTTAATATTTGCAAGATCCTTTTTGGCGTCATCTAAATATTTAGACCTAACTATATCATCCTCTGGGGATAAGGATAGTCTAAGCCAAGCAGGAATTTGAAATCCTCCCAGTCTTAAGACCGTAATATGAGAACCTCCTGGATGTGATTTTAGAAAATTTCTAATTATCTCCACGGCTTTTTTATATTCCCGGTCCACATATTGTTCCGCAGAAATTTGTGTCTGTTTCCCTACGGTCTCTTGATATTGCTGTATTTTACGTTCAATTTTTGAGTTTATGAGCGTTGCAGGAAAAATGGTTATGCCTCTTTTCCCCCAAGTATCAAACACAAAATCAATATAAAATTTTTCAGTTACATCTAGCTGTTGACATTTTTCGGAAATTTTTTGCCAGATGTCTACCTTGTCATATTTGGGCATTAACTTATAAAACGGGTTACGCTCCTTTTGACGCATAATAAAATATTCTCTAATATCTTCAATTCTTACTGGCATAAGCATCTCCTTTAAGTAATAGCTAAAAAAAATATGAATAAAGTGAAGTAAAAATAAACGATTCAAGGAGTCCCATTTGCATGGGACTTTTAAACCTTGAATCGTTTATTTTTTTTTCGGTAGTTGTAAATACAGGAAGCCGCCGCAGGGAGAAAGGAGGAGGCCCTGCGACGGCTCGAGTAGTTAACAATCATTTTACCAATTATCCAGTTGCCCAGATTTTAGCCTTGCGAGATTCCCCGTGTGGCTTAGCCTCTTGGTAGCGGCTGAATGGCTTAAACTTATAAAATTTAATTAAATATTAATGTACATAACTTCATGTTAATGTCCAGAAAAAAAACATATCTTGTTAATAAAAGTAAAGCCAGAGATTGTCTGCACCCTAACGAACAGGTGTAATTACTACCTGTGGGGAATCGGCGTAGTATTTTCTTATTGCACCACACTCTTTCAGTGGCCTACCTTAGCGATAAGGCGTATACTCATACTTTTTGACTGACCGTGACAATCTACGGAAAGGTTGCTACCCTTTATTTGACGCCTCTGGCAAAGAACGCTCCGAGAGAAGGGCTTGAACCTTCGACCAAGTGATTAACAGTCACCCGCTCTACCACTGAGCTATCTCGGATTTATGTTAAGATTCTACAAGAAACACATCTCCTATTGGAGTACTCAAGACATGCAATCCTTCTTTGTCAAGAAAATCTGAGTTTACCCCAAAGTAAAAGCTTTCGCCTTTGTGTTTTACCTTAAAAATATCTATGTCAATAATATCTCCAGAGTCATCCAAACCTAATGTATCTTTATAATAAGCTTTTAGTAATGGACTCTTGAACATTTCGGATTTGGTGACTACTGGAGAAACTAAACTAGATACATTAAGCTTGTTGACTGAGGCTTGTGGACAACATTGCGTTGCCAGTGCAGCCTGAGTCTTTCTCTTTATCTGTTTTAAAATTTTTAGTTTATTGTCCACTTTATTAAACTTTTCTGTAAATAAATTGAACAAATTAAAAACTAAAAATCAATACATTTTTAAACATTTTTCAGTTTTAGCTGAAAAATATCTGCAGCGCATATTCTAGCTGGCATTACCAAATACCTTGAGTGTACTACCATCATATAATGTTCTCCACTGGCGGTTTTGATCATAACTATATCATACCCACAATAGAGATCCTCAATTTTACTTGGATGTTTAGGCATAAACCTAACTACATTAGTATAATCAGGTATACACTTTGAAAGTACGGCTTTGTCTAATAGTGCAAATAAAAGGTTATCTTGCACTTTAATCCCTTCTTCAAGACTTTCCACTTTTATGATACTCCTACGGGAACTTGTCACTGTGGAATAATCTACAAAGTTTAAACCTGAGGGATTTGATATTTCTATGCGAGTCCTTTGGTGGTACTCATTTGTTATTAAGTTATTACTATTAAAATAATTCTCTAGAGTGTCGTTTATAAATGGTATTTTAGTACAAGCATTTATGTGGTCTAGATCCTTATCTTCATACGGTTTAATGATCCTAGATAAAGCTTTGGATATAATAAGCTTTATAGTGTCATCTAATTGATCACCGTAGGTTTCTTTAACTCCTATTTTTATTCCATAAAGGAACTCGAGCGCACTTAACAGCATATTGCTTGTGAACACAGTACATAAAGAGGTAGACTCCACAATACGTGAAATCGAGTTTTCTTTAAGATAGATTTCCGTGTTAAATACTCCCCCGTTCGCGTATTGACCTTCGTCCAAATAATTCCTTACTTGATTCAGTTCTTTTGTATCATTCCTAAATATAATTTGGAACAATGCATTACTAAGATCTATAACAGAATACTTTCCGAGTACCGGAGTGAATGTTTTAATGGAGTCACCCCAAGTATCTTTTACATTGGCGGATTCCGCATTATTTATATACAGCCCCACGATACCCAATATATTGCTGTCATATATTGCCTGCTGTACAGCACTTTCATAGTTGCCAAGGCACACTCTATAGTTGCATCCCGCAGCGCTATGTACTGAAGCTTTATATGCATAGACACTTGGACGCGCTGATTCCAGATATGTGATTGTATTCACATTTATTGGATCAAAAATCTGGTCAACAATGTCGTCTACATGATCATTGAGTGTATTAGCGTTTTTGCTATCACCAATTATCTTTAGAACTTCGTGTCTTTTAGGGCTTTTAGAATAAAGAGATATACCCGTGGAAGAGCTTACTTTACCTCTGCCAAAGTCTACTGGAATATATAATCCAAGTACTCCAAGTTCATATTGTAAACCCGTCCTAGGATCCGTAATAGGATTTGGTTGGAAGGATACCTCAATACCGTCCTTGCACAGAATTACTTCTATAATTTTTTTATTTTTTCTCAGATTATTAATCTGAGTAATTATATTATCGCAAGTTGAGATATCTTGTTCCTTTGTAAAGTCTAAATCCTTACATTCCAGTAACTTTTTGTTTAGCTCCTCAAGTTCTTTTAGCTTTTCATTTCTCGCTTTTATTAAGCTGTTACTGTCGCTAAAGCTATCTAGAAAACGTTGCCAATATACGTGGAAGCAATTAGTTTTAGTTATATAATTGATGAGTGCCTGCGTTGTAACACCTTTTAAGTGTACTATATCGTTGAGGCACAACATTGTAGAGTTATAATCCTCATCGTATTCTACTAGATCTCCTAAATCCATGCTAAGGTCACCCCTGATCTTGGACACCCAGTCCATATACATATGGGGATGCTTAAATGCATTTCTTATAACTATTTTACTTATATTGTTTTGAAATATATAAGGTTCTAGTCTGTTGCTAAGATACTTAATCTGCTGTACTTTTTGATCATTAGTAGTAGTGATATCAACAAGTATTTCGGATAAAGCAATCTGGAAATTAAGATCTCTAATTTTTCCCGCGTCTCCATTGCTGACTGCTACTGGTAAGGATAACTGTGCTGCTACTGGATTGAAAATTCCATAGATAGCCTCCATGTTTTGCGAAAACAGTAGTAGGTCACTATAGTAGAACATTTCGAACTTGTCCGACATCGGTGTTATATCTACAAAGTCAAACATATTTGTGTATCCAATGTCTAACTTTGGGTATATACGCCTCCAATTATACGACTGCGTATAAGGTCGCATATCAACAATTTCAGACTTATCCGGAACTAATCCCATTAACATGCTTTGGCGACACTCTTTTCTGTCTCTTGTATCCGGGACGGACATTGTTGGACCGTTGTAGAAACAATCTTTCAGGTATTCTATCAATTTACTTCCCTTGTATTCTTCTAGGGAATTATCCATTACCACATTAAATACTTGTGCTAGATTCCTTGAGGAAGAATATTTATCTCGTTGTATTGCGTAGACACCTTGAATTCCTCTCCACCTAAAAACTTTATGCCCGTTTTCTACACGGTTGTGGAAAGGTAGCACTTTGTAGGCCACGGGTAGTGACGCAACTGTTAGTATTTGGGTAACACTTTTTACCCTGAATGCTTTCATATCCAGATATATATTATCTGGAATGTAAACTTTTAGATTTGTGTGAGGCAACACTTCTGTGGGAAAATCTGAAATAGTATTTTTCCATTCTGCTACCGTTTTATCTTTATTTATCGCATAGTCATAAGTTATAAAGTTGAGGGATATAGCTTTGTATTGAGCTTCTTTATTTTTTGAATACTCATGGAACGCGTCTAACAGTTCGTTTAAATAGTCCAAGTTCTTTATCAACTGTAGATACGCTATGATATAAAAATTACCTTCATCTAGGTCTAATGCTATATCTTTTATAAGTTCGGAAAAATCCAACAATCCCTCCAAAGTAAGTCTGCTGGGCAGATAGAGGTTATTGTACAATTTATCTCCAAAAGCAACTCCACGCATTAGGAGCTGGCAAAGATATCCATTGACATTTCTTGCTATTGCTTCACTGGTAGTCCTCTTATTCTTTAAGAATTGTATATCTTGAAAGAATACCAAATGCCTACTTAAATTTTTTCTAAGGAGCGCATATTTTTTACCTGTTTTAACTTGGTCTATTAGATCATCGAATAGCGTTTTAATGATATAACTTTTTGATTCATTAAACGCATTCAGTTTTTCAGCTATTTTATTTAGTTGTGTAGTATCGCTTGCTGATAAATATTGTTTCAGTATTTTAAGATAATAAGAGGGATCCACAAATGGTATAAAAATTCTTTCATCTCTGGAATTAAAAAATAAAATTGTGTCAGTTTTGGACTTTGGCCATATCTTTACACATCCAAATGGGAAGCACTCGTTGTGACTTGATGGGTCAAACGTACCACTGCATCCTGTGGTGTTAAACTTATCTACATCTTCTGTATAACCAGAAAAACGTTGCACTTCATTAAATAGTGGACGCAGTACTTTGTACCTATCTAATAATTTAGAGTCATTATCTCCAAATATATCATCTATAAATTTGCCTATTACAGGAAAAATACAGTATGGATTATTATAATTAAAAAATAGGTCCGTCTCTTTTCTAGATAGAGATGGTTCCTTCCACACGTCTAAAAGCTTCTTTTCATCTATCTCCAATAAACCTGACTTAGTATTAAGCTCAAGTTCAGATACTTCGGTATCTTCTATTTGTGTGGAGTCTACGTTAAACATTGCGTAGATTCCCATTAGCCAATTAAATGAGTCTTTTTTCGGAATAGTTTTCAAATATTCCACAGTTGCCATCGGAACCTCCATGAGAATACGGTTCCTGTAAGGAATGGAATAGCTGAACTGTTTCTTAAGTTTTACATTACGCTTTTTCTTATTAAAAATATCATCAATTGTCATCGTAATTTCTCTTCCTTTCTAAATTAAAAAAGGGAGCTATAGATTTTCTATAGCTCCCCGACACGGTTAAAATTTAATACAGACTAGTTACCTTTAGATTGAGTGGCAATCTGAATGAAATCGCCGTCATTCGGAACGATGAACGCAGCGTCTCCAGAGATATTATCCCCAGCACCATTCAGACGTACGTCCCACATTCCGCTCTCTACGTCTATGCGGACATCCGGGAAGTTGTCCAGGATCATCTTTACGCTCCAGTTAGACGGTACAGTTACTTCCCTAAGCTGTGATTGGAACGGAACTACTGTGACCGTTTTTGTTGCAGCCGGTGCTTCTGCTTCATCTTCTGCCGTGACATGGTTGGTTTCTTCTTCTTGAGGTTCTTCCACCTGAGCTTCCTCTTCGAATGCGTTGATATAGTTTATCACGTCTTCCTTCAAAGAGCTGAAGGAACCCCAGTACTGGTACATATCGCCTTCAGATATTATCTTATTCCTTCCACGAATAATGCGGTCCCTTATGAGTTTGGAAACGTTGTAGTTGATGGATTCTGCTATAGTTTCGATGATTTCGCTCTTTGTCATATTGTTTATTCCTTTTTTGTTATTGATTGATTGTTGATTAGTTGTTGATTGGTTAATGATTGGTTATTAATTGGTTTTTAATTGCTTGTTAGTACTACACCCTATACATAAAGTTAAAGTTAGGGCAAACAGAAAATAAAAGTTCAAACTCTGGGAAAATTTTTACCTTTTCTTCAGTCTGATCTTTTTGTGATACAGTCCATTTAATAAACTGCCATACAGCCATGGAAGCTACCATAGAAGAAGAGGCTCCCATCATTAGTTTAGTTCCACATTCACTAGTCTCAGCTTGGTCGTCTGAGTACAGTGTCTTTTCCCAACGTGTTTGTCCGACTATGTCAGTAGGATTAAATGTATATACCCTACCTTGTGTTGCGGACAAGCGTGTTTCAACACATATTTTTGTTAACGAATATTTTAAGCAGTTTTCGTAGATCTCCTTTCTTGATGCCATTGTGTCGGTTAATAGAAATACAACATCCCCTAAAGTACCTGTGGAGCTATCCACAAATTCTTTATGTGTTATAATGTCTATGTCCGTTATTGATTTGATAAGTTGTTTTAGTGCTTCAACTTTTGGTTTTCCAACGTCTCCAACACCATACAACTGATTGGGAAGATTGTGGCTTTCCACCTCATCGTTATCCCACACATGGATATTTTTTATACCCATTTTTGCTAACTGTAAAACGACATAGGAGCCAGTGGCACCAGCTCCTATAACGTCTATACGCAAATTTTTACTATTGAATTGGTGCGGGTCAAGGAAGTGTGCTTGCCTTTCAAAATCAATTTGTTCAAAATTCATATGTTATTTAAAAAACTCCTTATTTGTCAGTTTCCCTATTTCTCTAGACTCTTCAGGTTGCTTTAGTATAACTCCTTCGTCACAATTCGGTTTTTGATAATCTTTTGTTAGTGGTTTATCGGAAGCATAGTCCCAGTAATTCCAATTATGGGATGCATCAGCCTTGTCCATATATGAAGAAGTTTTCCAACTTCCCATACTATAGTAACTTGCCTTGGGTTTTATCTCGGATACTTTAGTCCTTATATCCTCAAGAATTTCCGTAATAGTTTCATCTGGAAGATTCCATTTTGTTTTAACCTCAAGATCTTCGTAAGCGATTCCATGTTCAAAATCATAGAAATCTACTCTTATGTCTCCTCGTTTATTAAATATAGCCGCAATAAGATACGGTTTTGTTTTAAACGTTAGGGCATTACTTAAGTCTTGTCCACTAGGGGACACTGACATATCTACGTGCGAATGACCCCAGAAGTTTAAAGAGTTTAATCGCTGCTTCTTTTGAGCATTTGTCAACGTGTTATCTTGAATGATACTAGAAGTTAGTTCATTAAGACCTTCTGCCGACTGCTCAGTAGTTGTAGCACTACGCTCTTGTTTTGTAATAAATACATCCGTAATAACATATATCTCACTATTGGGATTATGGGAAACACTTCCCATAAATCCAATTTCCATAGGCTCATGGTCCACAATGAACCTTATTTTTTCAAAAGCATGGGAATCAATATAAACTTTTGGTATAAAAAATTTTTCTGTATCAAGAATTTTTATATTCATAGTTATTACTTTCCAGTTGATCCGAACCCACCCAAATTACGCTCACTTTTACTAAGTTCCCCATTACGCTGAAACTCTACGTGCACAGTGGGTTCAAACTTTACCTGTGCAATACGATCTCCCTTATGGTACGTCATTGGACGATTACTGATTATATATTCGTCTACCGCGCGTTTAAAAATAGATTTCCATCTCTTACACAAACCTATAGCTCCAGAGTCATTTAGATCTTGTGTTTTCGTTTTTTCGATTCCTATTTTCAATGCATTTAGCATAGTAATCCCCGGTAATTTATAAAGCACTACACCCCATTCATTACGGTAGTCACTGTCAATAGTTCCAGCCTTTACAGTTACCCTGGAACCAACGGGCATTGAGCTGCGCTCTAGCAATCTTGCTCCATACCCAGCTGGGATTTCTGTATGAAGACCCGTTTTTGCTATTACGAGTTCCCCAGGGAAGATTGTAACATCTTCCTCTAGGTATACATCAGCGCAATGGGCGCCTTTGGATTTATATTCGGGAGCTTTTGCAGCTCCAGTGTATTTTACAATAATTTTTGTATCCATTTAAATAGTATATGTTTAATGTTTCTATTTTTTTAGAGGGAAAGCCCTAACTTTTCCTTACACACTTCATAAATTTCTTTTGTAATTTCAGTTACATCCAAAATTTTAAAGTAGTAAGAAGTTCCTTCTAAGTGAAAAAATCTATCACTATCCTCACTTATCACAATATTCAAAGTTTCTCCCCAATCAAATTGGTCGTTTAAGATTTCCCATACACCTGTATCAGGTTCTTCGATAAACTCTTCTAAGGTAACAGTAGGAGGACTAAACACCGAAGAATCAAAGCAAATAACTTGCTTTCCTATAAAGACCAATTCGCTTGTGTCTACTTTTTCGTAGTATTCACCGGATATTTCCTTTATAGCATGTGCATTAGCCATACCCATCTCGTCTGACGTTGCTTCAGGCTCCTCTTCATAGTAAGAGTCTTCCTCATAGCCTTCAGGTTCTATCCATTGCTCTATCGCTACTAAGTAAAATTTCTTATCATCCTCAGTATCCATAAGTTTATAGTTTAAAATTTTCTACATTCTCAAGTATATCTATAGTATATCCTAGATTTTTATATGCATTAAGTCTTAAGAAAGAATCTCTCACGACCATAGCATCGCCACCTGCAGGATTACAATTAGAAGTCGGTGTAAATAGAAAATCTATCATTATACCTTCTTTTTTATTCGGTTTGATCTCTGCAAGCCTTCCTGGTTTTTGAGTAGCCATTATTCCGGCACCCCCACCACAACAATTGATTTCGCATCGCAACTCGTCAATAGTTACCCCAGTTGAATATATGTTTGAGCAAATACATCTTTTTATTTCATTAGATTTCATTTTTGCAAACAAGTCATGACGCTCTTTTTTGTTCTTCATAAGTTTGTCCATAGCAATAACACTTTGACTCACAAACGTTGACAATGTTTCAGCTTGCTTAGAATTCTCAATAAAGACAAGCGTCTGGTAGTCTGCAGGAATTATATTGTTACAAATATTTCCAACTAAAGCATTAAATTCAGAATTTTGCTGTACTATATACTTATAAGCCAAATCTCTTCTAGTGTAATTCTTTGGTCTGAAAGGTACTTTTATCATATACACGTGTATTGGGCATAGTGCACCGAGTGCAACACACTCAGCATACGTTGTTTCTGATAAAATGGGACCCATAATTCCAGTAATAAGAATATCCTCCCCTCCCCAGCGACCATCAGTAGTAGCTCCAAACCCCAATATTCTGGCATTGGAAAATCTTGGGAAAAAAGGTGCTCTACTTTCGGTGACTGCAGCATGGGGCTCATCTACTAAAACTAATTTTGTATTTTCAAAATCTAGTTTATGCATTGAGTCCAAAGAGCATACCGTAATATCTTCAGAGGGGTACTTATTTTTACATCCCGTAAACAATCCCTTTACCTCACGCCCAGGACAACATTGTCGAATGGTATCCATTGTCTGCGGGAGTAGGTCAATTCCGGGGGCTAGCACTACAGTTGAAACCCCCGGAAACGCGTTAATAGTATTTGTGATTAACCTGGTCTTTCCATAACGAGTTGGACATTTAAATAACCCGCTTCGATTTTTATCCAAACCTTTTTTAAGCACTTCCTCTTGATTGAACCTTAATCCTCCTAGTTTATCGTATTGTGGCTTTGGAAACGGAGCTCTTTTGTCTATAACAACACACTCAGGATAGTCTTTCCGTACTATATCAACTACCGTATCAAGCATGCCTTGAAATGTTTGATAGATGATTGTCCCATTCTTAGAATCTGGCACGCAATTAAATATGTGTTTAGTTGTCTTTCGCGTGATTCTTTTTCTTTGTGCCGGATTATAGACTAAATCTTTTTTTGTGTACTTTAAGCTAGCTTCCAGTTCTCTGTTACGCTTGGGAAGTTTTACAACTAGATCATTGTTAGTCCAAATAATTTCACCACACATACAATGTCCTTTGCACTATTCTTATTTGCTGCCTTCTGCTGATTACTTTGAGGATTTGAAACGTCTAAAAAAGGGTTAACCCTCGCATGTTCCACCATTTTCAGGCAGGTGTTTTTTACAGCCTTTTGAACAGCTTCTTGCATAAACTTATCTTGTTTCATTTTATTTATATCGTTATAGTTGTGAGAATTATTTATTAGTATTATCATTTTCTTATAATATTGAGAATGTTCCAAATTTTAGTTTACTTCCAAATTGTGATACTCCTATTTTGGTGCATACCTGACATACGCTATCAAGGATGAATTGCGGTGTCAGTATACCTTTAGGAGTAAACTCAATGGAAAGTTTGCCGATAGTATTTTCGCTTATAGTTTCAAATTTTTGCGTGTGTCCATTTATATTAATTTCTTGTATTTTAAAGTTGCATATATTTTTTAGTTTTAATCCTGATGAAATATTTACATATTTCAAAGAAGGATGAACGCTGTAAAAGTAATCGAGAAATTGACCCAAGAATAATTTTACTTCTTTTTTTTCTATATTTTTGAATAGAATGGGTCTAACTCCCAATTCATTTACAGCGCCACTACCTAAAAATACACTGTCCAGCTTTATCTGTGGTGTTATTATCATTGTAATACATAAATAAATTACTAAAGTTTTATTGCCGTAGTAAAAGCTGTGTCAATGATACTATTATGATCAACAATCCACACCTGACCACCTTGACCCATGAGCATATTTCCGATATTTTCCAAAAGCTCTCCGAGTGCACGAATAGATTCTTTATCCAAGTGGGTTGTGGGTTCGTCCAGTACTAGGAATCCCAAATCTGGGCATATAATTCTCTGAATAGCTAATTGAAAAGCTATAGATAATTTTATTTTTTGACCCCCAGATAATTGATACATTGGATACCAATACTTATCTCCAGGTTTATCAGTACGCTGGAACTTAAACGATAAGTCTTCTTCAGAGGCGCGATCTTCTATTTGTATAATAAAATTAGCATTCATATAAGCCAAATATTCGGATATATATCCTGAAATTGACTTAAACAAATAGTTTATATAGTTTTTAATCACACCATCTTGAGGTTGTAATAGTTGTTTGATTCGTGATAGTTCCTCTATGTCACTATATGCTTTTGCGTTAGACGCTTCAAGTTTAGCAATCAAAGCTTTATCACTCTCGATTTGTTTTTCTAGATTCTGAATAACTTGATGTTCCGCTTGGAGTTGTCTGTATGTTTCCATTGCCGCAGAAGCAATTTGCCCAACTTCAGAAACTGAGATGAATTGATTAAAGGTTTCTAGAACATAAGCTAGCTTAATATCACCTTCTATACTTGACCGAATTTGCATTAATTTATGCGTGCGAATACTATCATTTATTTGGGTAATATTCTTTTTTATATCTTCTAAAGAATGTTCCTGCGTGGATTTTGACGATTTGAGTTCTGTCAATTTTAGCAGGATGTTCTTGTAAGATTCTATTTTACCCTGTGTTTCGCGTAAGCTTAATCCCAGTGCAGCAATATCTCCGTCTAGCGACGCAATACTAAAATGCTCTACGTCTCCCACACCCATAGAGCGCAAAGACTCAATACTCTGCTGTACCGAAGTACTTAAAGGAGTGACCTGATTCTTTTCCCAAAGTGTTGAGTAATAGGGTAACTTAGATTTTATTTCCGTATAATTGGAAATAATATTATTATATTGTTGTCCAATTATATTTTCATTAATGGTTTTTGTAAGATTTTCTTGTTTACTCTTATGCTCATTTTCTTGTGTCTCAAGGTCACTTAGTTTTTGCTTATTGAATCTTATAGTACCTTCGCATTGCGCTTTAATAGAAGTTAATTCGTTAAGCTGTTTAGTTATTGCTGGTAGTTCATTGGTTGTGATATGATCAATATTTTTATCAATCTCCGTTATATCCCCGTCACAAACTTCTTGACCCAACATTAGTTTCAATCCACATATAGGACAACTTGCGGTATCTTTATTTACTTTATTTTTTAGCTTAAGCTTTGTTTGCTTTAATGCATTTAGCTGAGACACCACTGTATTATGAACCGTCCTTTTCTGTTCTAGAGAAGTTATTGTAGGAATAATTTCTTTAATTCTAGCTTCAGAGGATTCTATGCTATGGACACAATTTTCTCTATCTTTACTTATTTGGTCTATCTTTTCCTTACAACGTTGAAGCTCCAAAGTAGCCGAAGTAGTGAGATCATATTTAGTGATAACATCCTTAACTTCATTAGGCGGAAATTCATAGAAAACTGTATCTCTTAATTGCTCAAATTGCTTTACGTCATTCCAAGCATTTTTTAAATTAGACCAAGTGCTTTTAATGATTTCTTTATTCTGCAGTAAAGCATAACTTTGATTAAGATTTTTCTCCTCTTCTTCCAATTTTGAAGTTGCAATTTTGATTGCTTCTTCCTCATCTTCAGATCCTAGGTCTTTAGCTGTAAGTAAGAAGTTCTTTCTTATCTCAGCAAGCTTTTCCATTCCTGCTTGCAAGGAAGATTCCCATCGAGCATGCTCCGACTGTTTGTGTACATAGTCAGTCACCGCCTCAGAAATTTGTTTTACGAAGTCCTCATCTACATATCTCATATTAGCTTCTTGGATATTCTTTTCCCAGGTGTCAGTTTTGGCACTTAATTCGCTAAGTTTTACCTCGAGATTATTTTTGAAGCTTCCAACATCAGTAACTGAAGAACGCAGTTTGGTTAACACCTGATCTACAGCATATGATCTCTTGGAAAGAAAATTCAAATTCAATAATTTCGAAAATAGACTTAATCTTTCAGATAAACGGGGACTGAGAATATTTGCAATTTCCCCTTGTGATATAAATATTGCACTTAAAATATTTTGCTTGTCCACACCTAAAATCTGATCCATCATTAGGTCAAATTCTTTTGCCTTTGTTATGGGCTTCTTTTGGTCTCCGTATACAAGGCTGCGAGTGGTACCTTTCTGGGTGATTCCTCTTTTTATAATACCCTCTTTACCATTCTTTTCAAAAATGCATTCTATTTCAGCAGAAGCCTCGCCTTTCTTAATGTAAGTTTGAATATTGTTAGTTGTATCCCCCGTAAAGGCGTACTGTAGAGCTGTTACAATAGTGGATTTTCCAGATCCATTTTTGCCAACAATACCTACAATGGGTCCATTAATCTGTAACTCCATGTTGGAATGTTGTCCAAAATTCTTTAATTTTAGAGTTTTAATGATCATAATATGTTCGTGTTATATTAAAATTAGCGCGTTAGTGTTATTATTTCCCTAATAATACTTGATATGTATAATTAGCTATATCAAACTCCAGTGGATTATAATGCTCAACCTCCCATAATGCATTGGGTAAAAAGAATTCTTTTAATTCTTTTTCTTTAGGCAGAGTCATTCCTCCAAAAAAATGAATTCCTTTTGTGCTAAGATTTTTAATCTTTATTATATATCTTGGATTTTCAATTATTTCTTTAGGGAATTGGATATGCCTATATACACTTATGTCGTCAACAATTTTTGCCATGCCCAATGCCCCTCAACTACTATGTTTTAAATTGTGTATCTAAAAACACTCTAAACAAATCCAAAGCCTTCAAGACTTGATTCGCACTTATAAGCCCTTTAAACGATGAGTCATCGGTTTTCGTAATAAGCCTTAATGCAATGGTTGTGACAGCTTGCTTAAACCCATTTATAGTTAAAGCATAATATCCTAGAAATACCTTACGATCTTTGTTTCCAGAATACCATAATGCAAAATTGTGTGGATCAAATTTTGTAAGTGTATAATTTTCGAATTGAAATAAACTTTTACCCACTTCCATTTTTGGAAGAATTGACGTAAGAGATTTTTGCGTCTTCTTCTTATCAGTTATAACCTCAGAAGTCTCCTGTAATTGTGTGTCTCTGAGAATTTCAACTTTTGTCCTACGTTTTCTTTTAGGTTTGTCGTTTTCTGATTTTAGATCAGATATTTTTTTAGCAATATTTTTATTGCTCGATAATTCCGTTATTTGAGATACAATTGGAATTTTACTTTTTACTGAGGGTTTTCTTCCACGCTTTTTAGGCGTGGAAGATTTAACTATCTCATTCTCAATTACTTGTTTTAATTTTGGTTTATTTTTTGAGCCTTTTGGTCGAGGCATAAATTAAATCCTTTCTGATATGACAAATATTAAGAAAGTTTCAAATACAGGATAAAGCACATGTACGCCCTTTAGAATATCATTTGATAAATCTGCCTGGTCAATACCTTCTTGATATTTCTTTTTGAACTCAACAAACTCTTCAGGAGTCACATTTTCATAGGCAATAGCATTTTCTAATTTTTTGTTTAGTGGCATAGTAGCATATTTACTTGCTTCCGCAGATAGACATAGCGTACCTTGTAAAAGACTTAATGAAAATGCAAGTTGTCGCAATGAAGTCCTTTTTCCAGAAGAGTACCTATTGCAATGCCACATTTCCGAAAGATCCACTATTTGAATATTTGCTTCTATATTTGTGGTTCTAAGCCTATTGTGGAGGTATATGGATTCCATAGTAGGAATAACTTGCTGTGTATAAACTTCTTGAACACCCAATATTGCGCTACGCTGCAGCAAATAAGGTATATCAAAGTAAGATCCTCCCCAGGTAATTAGATACACGGGAGTTGTTGCCTGAATAACAGAAGGTGCTAATTCTGCGCAAGTTTGATAGAATGACTTTAGAAGTAACGATTCTTGGGAGTCCTTTTCTTGCTCACTCATATTATCTTCCATAGTCAAATTCCATGAGCACCAACTAAAATCGTTATCACCCCAAGACACAACTCCTAGAGATATTGCTATAACTCTTCCAGTAACGGCTTCAAGAGCCCCATCGTTCAATGATTTCAATTTTGCAGCTTGAATTTTTTCCAGAATCTTGTCAGGATCTTTCAAATTACCAACTGCTACAGACTTTTCATCAAACGGAAAACTTCTGGAATAATCTGTGGAAGTTTTAATTTTTAGTATTATTTCTTTGATATTGCCTGGATGGTTTTGTACACTAAAATTAGAGGAACTGTTAAAATATATCATATATTTAAAAATTTTGTTAATGATTCTTCTGGGTTTATATTTTTGTCAGTTAGAGATTTAAGTAATTCTGCGCCTTTGATAGTTAGACCTAGACGCATGTTTTGCATGTCATTAAGTTCTTTTTCCACAAAAGCCGGTAATGACAAGATATTGTCAGAGGATACTTCTGGTTCATTAGCCACACTCTTTTTGTCCTCCTCTGTGAAAACTACCTTTTTAGTTTTTACAATACTTTGTACTATAACATTTTCCTTATTATTAATTATCAGTTCATTAATTCTTGAAAGAACATTTGCAACTTCTGGCTTATAATATACAATAACAAAAGCGCGTGTTCCTTTTTGATTTACACCGTATCTTGTAAGCGTAGCAATTAGGTTATCAAGGTCTTCTTCCGAACATATTAAATCCGAACGAATACGTACGTAATCGCAGAGAATTTCGATAGGTTCACAAGTATTAGACTGAGTATCAAATACAAAAAAATATTTTTTTATATCTTCATTTGATTTCGTCATCTCAATAGAACCTGGGGATACGAATGTCACGTTATTTAAGACCTTTTTGTCAGTTACATGTGTATCCCCTATTACTACTAACTTTACGTTTGGAAAATGATTGAAGTCAAAATCTTCTTCTATACTCCAATATTGCGTAGTTTTATCATTATACTGCACAAACTCTTTACATCTTGTATGCATCACAATTACGGTTACATTTGACGGGAGAGACGCCAACTGCTCCTGTATTTCTTTTCTGGTATATGCAGTTATTCCAGCTACAACTTCTTCTCCTACAAGCCTAACTTGAGGGTTTGACAAATCAATAAAACCTCCAGCATCTTCAGGGCGCCGAGTTATATTAAGCCAATGTTCCGGAGTATCATCATGATTTCCAGGAATATAAAATGCAGACAGGTTGTGCTTACATAGCTTTAAATGCAAATCTTTAACAATGCCCATTGCCTTTTCCGATGGGGTGCAGCTATCCAAAACATCTCCGGCTAATAAAATATCATACCCAGCCCCAATTGCAAAATCTACAATAAAATTTGCGGCTTTATAGATATCGGATTCACGTCTAGGATCCCCATATTGTTGCAGGCTCAAGTGCCAATCAGCGGTTACAATAAATTTCATGTGTTTAAAAAAGTTAACCCTCCTTTTGGGAGGGTGGTTAAAATTTAGTTTGGTTTAAATATTTATCTTATGATAGGTTTTCTATTACTATTGTTTAGTACTGTACCAGTAGAGGTTTGTGGACTAGGAGTGGGGGGTTTAGGGGGTGGTACCTCTGATATTTGTGTTTCCACAAGTTCAGCTTTTGGATCTTCCTCTTCTCCGTCATCCAACTGATATTCTTCGGGTACTTCTTGCCCATGTACGTCGTCTTCCACATCCTCCATCTCGACAATCAAGTTAGTTTCCTCACTTACTATAGGCTTAACAAGTATCTTTTGAGATCCTCCACTTCCTTGATCTAGCTCTAGTATAGCTTGGTCATCTTTAAGAGTATCAACTAGTGTCTTATGCTCCACAAATTTGTTTGTTGCATACATTTCGTCAGCTTTGGATAAGAAAAACTCCCTCACCATTCTTTCAAAAGTATCAACACCAAGCATCCGAACGATTCCTTCTACCGTTTTCGCTCCGTCTTTCACAAACATAGGTTCCAATATTGATGGAAGCGGAATACTTTGATCTACGGAAACTACGGGGTGCGAATCCTCATAACGCAAACCTAGATGAATTTCCAAGACTAAGTTTCTAGATTTCATTAGTATTTCGCTGGATTTGTTTGGAGCTGTCTGCTTTAATTGTGGGGCTTCCTCTTCTGTATTTTTTTGTATCATATTTACGATAGATATCTCTTAGTCTAGCTCTAGAGTAGACATTAGGATTACATTCTTTAGATATGGCTTTTGCCTGTTCTAAGAAATAAGTACTGGATAAACTTTGTTTTCTCATCTCATATTTTTAAAAATCGTACCCAAAGAGGGACTCGAACCCTCACGCTCTTACGAGCATCAGATTTTAAGTCTGATGTGGCTGCCTATTACACCATTTGGGCATTAAAGTTAAAATAGTCGCACCAGGACTTGAACCTAGACCAAAAGAACCAAAATCTTTTGTGCTGCCATTACACTACGCGACTATGGATTGCTTTACTCAAAATTAAACGTAAGTTGTGTACCTACATCTGATTTTGATTTACGTCTATTATTCGTAAAGTCTTTTGGAACTTCAAGAAAATAATTATTGATAATTATATTCTGAATCTTTTCTGTTAGTTCTTTTTTATGAGTTATTTGACGCGACTTTGCACGGTTTTCCGAACCTCTTTTTCCTAAAATACTGCAAGCTTCTGATTCCGTAAGCCCAGGATTTTCCAGCATAAATTCTCTTAATCTTTTTCTAAAGTTCGCAACAGTCCATTTCATAGCTTTTAAATTCTTTAAATTGGTTAAAGTTTGTTGAGTACAGAATACGTTTAAAGTGAAACATATTTAATACTCGTTGGCAGTTTACACACGGTTTGGCGTTTGCCAGTAACCCATTGTTGTCTATCCTAATATTAACTAATGTTAATTTATGATAGTCGTTTCTAAATAAGATTTGTTTTATACAGGCAATTTCTGAATGTAAACCTATGGTATGTGTATACGCAATAGGTTTATATTCATTATACTTGCCAAAAATTTGGTAAGGGTGCAATTGTGTATAATCGTTATACCCAATTGCGATCACCTTACTTCCTCTCAAAGCTACTGTGCAATGAAATGCCCTTCCTGTCTGTAACGCTTCCTTTGCTAGTTTAGCTTTTTTTACAAGCGTTCTTAGAATTGGTTTCATGCAAATATTGCTTTCTTACCTCGATAATACTATGGTTAGCAGCATAGTCTTGGCTTTTGGTTTTTAGCCAATTCACAAATAAAACTTCATCTTGGTCAATAAATGTTTGTTTTAAATTGTTTCTAGCGTAACCTTGCATTATACCTCTGAAACGTTTCCACTTTTTATAGAAATTGGTTTTAAACTTAAACCTAAAGTTGTTTGCATCCACAAACACAAAGCCTTCGTGTCTTAGTTTATTTTCGTTTTCCAATTTCGTTAATTCCTTTTCCAAGCTACTCCAATTATCATAGGTCTTATACAATTCCTTATATGGCATACCCCAAGAATTAGCAAGTTTTACAAGCTCAGGATAAGGTACATACGTTTCAGAAAAATCATTGCTTATAATATCCAAGAGAACAATCTTTGGGCTATCATATTCAATTATATGGGGATCATTCTTAGGATCAATGACTTCAAAAATTAACGTTACGTTATTTTCCTTTGCATACTGTAGTGCATTTTCACAGAATATATAGCTATAAAACAAAAGCTTAAACCAATCTGCGTGATCTCCTTTATTTGTTGCTTTTGAGGAAATAAATGGTTTTTGCTTTTCTTTATCCCAACTTACTAATCCCAAGAATCCATTTTCTTTTTTGTAAGCAGTTACAGGAAACACTAAGTTTTTGCTCAAAGCAGCTAATGAGGTCGTATTGTTCTCTTTGAGGTTAAAAAACTTCTCATAGCTTCTTGCTATGATTTCATCACCTCTGCAGAACAAGCCCCTAGCTTTTACACGCATTGTATCCCAGGCTTTTGACAGAAACACGTCTCTGCTAAACTTGTAGGATACTATGTCATCTTCAAGCTTTTGTTTTAGTATATGCTTATCAGTGTTTAATGATTTAATTATTTCATTATTAGATTCCGGATCATTTAATTGCCTTGCTGTAACTGGGGCAGGCTTATGCACAGGGTTTTCAAAACTAAGAATTCTCGTTTTGCATTCCCCACACACTTCTCTGAGTTCTAGCACTCGCAAGGGTTCTCCATATTCTACTGCTGAGTTCAAGTTAATAACTTGATCCTCTGCATTGGGAACAGTATGTTCAAGATTCCTATGCCCATGCACTTGGCATATGAAATCTGGATATCTTGATTTCCAAGATTCCGCTACTTGTGATACGTCCTCATACTTCCCGACTCCCTTTATGTACTCTATAGTCGATAGCTTAAGACTCGGCATCACAGGAATACCTCCATGGGTTACTAGCCAGGTTTTATCATGATAATTGAAAAACGCTAGTTGACCCAGAGACCTGCAGAATTGCCTAATGTCAGATACATCTATAGATTTGATTTGTGGGAGTGTATTGTCCCTAAACTCACTAGACCTAATCTTCTCAAAATCTTTTGGATCTTTCGAAGAGTAATACCTGAGCCAAGCTTCGTGATTGCCTTCCAGACACAATACGTTTTTATTTTTGGAAATCTCTACGAAAAATTCCAAGGTTTCCTTGTTTTGGATACCCCTATCTATGTAGTCTCCTACAAAGATATATTTATTGTTTTCACTGAAAGGATTTTCCTTGAAGAACGCTTTTATAGGTTCTATGCAACCATGTATATCCCCAAATATATAGATTTTTTCAGCAGTGCTGTAATCTATCGGATTGAACCTCGAGATCATATCCAATGCTGCCTCAGGAGATACAATGTGATATGCAGACTTCACTTGGTTATTTTCCGAGTTAAATACCGCATACATTTTGCGGATAACATGCTCAGGAACTACTTTATAGCCAGTTCTACCCGCATTTCTTTTGATGCATTCTTCTTCGGATATGTCCGTAAAATCTACAACGAAAACTCTATACCTATACTTTTCGATTAGGTGCTTGTAAGCATTAAGCAACTCCCGTTTATAATGGGTGGCATCAATGATTACCATGTCACCATTTGACATTCTCAGCTCTAGGGTTTCTTTTAGCAAAGCCCATACCTTACTGTCCATTCTCTGACCGATTCCAAGTTCCCCCGATATATTAAGCATAGGGGAAGACATCATTGTGCGGATATTATCTGCACAAAGCGTATATGGCTCTAACTCATTATTCTTTATCCAAGTTGATTTTCCAGAGCCAGGAGCTCCTCTTAGCAAAAACAATGTACGCATAGTAATAGTTATAGTTTTAATATGGTTAATACTATATGAGATTGGTCTGATTCTATTAACCCTATTTTTGTTTCTTCTTTTGGGTCATTAGTAAGCCAATCATATAGTTTTTGAGTGTTTAAGGTAAAGCTTTCTGGGTCTTCTGTGGGAGGTTTCAACAATCTGGTTGCTGCCTCTTTTTCCCAAGCTTTCATCAATTCCGTTTCAAACTCAGGTAGAGTACCTTTGTACTTGTGCATTTCCCCTACAAAAGTATTGCAAGGATCAGACAAGTCTGAAATCTGATACACAAATTGAAATAGGCGTCTGTCACTGACTGGGCATTTGTCCATTGCCTCATAGCTTGATTTACACTCCGCAATACACTCTTCTTCAGACAGAAACCCACAGCAACCATCTACGATATCTCCGGTTTCTAGGTCTTCGATTGTGTATTCCCAGATGTCCCCTTCAACATACCGGAAATAACTTGAGACAATTCCTTTGAGTGTTTGTTCTAGGCATCTCAAGTCTATGATCCCAATTTTATCCGCAAGTGTTTTATCTTTATAATACACAAGGAAGCCTAATAGACCAGAATCAAAATAATCATTGAATGGAGTCCAGGACAATGCTATACCACTGTGCTCATACATGTATATAGGCACGAACCTCCATTTAGATTCAGGATTTGCCTCTTCAGATTCTTTCCAATCCACAAACTCCCCAACGTCTTTAAATCTTGAAGGCAGATTCCAACTCATATCATATCTGCTGTGTGCAGCTTCTATGAAAAACATTGGAAGCTCAGATTCTGCTTCCGTGGGAGGAGTGTCCCACCAACTCCTTGGGTCTTCTGGTTCTGAATCTGGTCTTACAGAAAGTTTATATCCGTCTTTTGTTATTAAATTAAACATATTTAAATCTTCGTAGTTGTGCGTTTAATCAATTCTTCGCATTGTCTTGTAGGCAAATACGCCCATAAGACGACGTTATCAATATAAGTATCAACTATGTTATCATAGAATTGCCCTTCATACTCATCCCAGAGCAGGACTTTAAACCCATGAGATGGGGAGTATGTTAGACATTCCTCCCCATCCATGGGGGCTTCAAACAATAGCTGATGAAAGTCTATTGTTGTCTGCATCTTATTCTTTATGGTTATTGCTACGATAATTTTCTATCAGCTGTTTAGTTTCGGTTGCAGCTTTAATCAAGCTGTCCAGCCAAGCAACATGAAATCTTGTTTTCTGGTAAAAATGCCCATCGTCTTCTAGTAGTAACTCCACTATATATGGGACCTTATGACTTCCAACTACTCTAAAAGCGAAGACACCCTGCAAAGATGTAAACTCTTTTCTGTAGTCGTCTAAATCATCCAGTTCTGCGCCTTCCTTATCTTGAATCCTTAGTGCAGGGGTGAAGTTGCTAATCTGGTGATATCTTTGATCTTGGCTATACACAAATTTTTGAGCGGGCTTATCCTCAAGTAGTTTCCACATTTGAGAACATTCCTCTTCAAACTCTTCGTATCTTCCTGCATCAATTAGATCTATCGCTTCTTTATATGCATCGTAATTGTCTTCATGCGTTTTCTGTGCAGCTGTGTCTAGAGATCCCTTGATCCACAACCATTCGTTTTCAGCTGCCTCAACCAGCTCTGCTCTCAGTAGCTGATATTCTTCTTTAGAATGTGTCTTTTCCTTACTCATAATATTCTCCTTTTGTGTTTGCGTGGTTATTGTTTGCTCAGTCTGTTCATCTTTATGGATGTCTGATTCGCAAATAGAAATTTTAGTTAGTTTAAAGGTATCATCACATATGTCATTGTCATACGTGAACTTATATTCTACGTCCGGGGAGGTTTTTCCCTTACGTATAGCTTCACTAAATTTCTTCATTGCCTCCTCTATAGAGTCGGCTTTAACTTTAGCAACGCCCCCTGAAAACATAAGCGTTGATGCATCAAATGTTATTTTATATGTATTCATAAGTTCACTCCTTTATGGTATTATTTTTGTCTATTCTTATTTTGTTTACCTTATAGGTATTGGCACAATACTCGGGGTCGCTTGAAAAGTAGGCTTCAACATCTTCATCAACATTGTCGCAATAAATCACTGTCTTAAGCTTTTCCTTAGCTTCTTTTAACGATTTTGCTCTTACCTGTGCGCGTCCTCCAGTTAGAATCTTTTCTTCGCAGAAAAATTCTAAATTATAAATTTTTGTTTTCATAAATTCTTAAAAATCTGGTAGTTGTACAAATTTCAGGCAAATATATGTCTTTGCTATATAACCGTTTGGAAGCAAATCATATTGATTGCCAGTATATTGCTCAAGTTGCTTAATGACTAAGGCTAAAACAAGCCCACGCTTTAAAGCGTGGGTAAATTTGAAAAATTTTTCTTGCATTATTTGAATCTATTTAGTTAAATAAGCTCAATTAAAAATGATAAAGACTATAAAGCATAGATTTTATCCTACGAAAGACCAAGAGATTCTTCTACGTAGAACCTTGGGATGTGTTAGGTTTATCTATAATAAAAGTCTTGATCTTAAGTCTTCGACATTTACACAAACAGGCAAATCATTAAGTTCATTTGATTTAATGAAAGAGCTGACAAAATGGAAACGTCAGCCTGAATACTCATGGTTAAATGAAGTATCTAATGTTTGTTTACAACAATCTATAAAAAATTTAGGCGCAGCGTTTGATAACTTTTTTGCTAAACGTGCCAAATACCCTAAGTTTAAAAAGAAATCTTCAGGAAGTTCAGCAAGATTTACTACTTCAGGATTTAGAATCAAAAATAACCAAGTTTATATTGCTAAATCCAAGCAACCTTTAAAATTGTCTAAGGATAATTGGAGAATTAAACCTACAGATAAATTAATCTCCTTAACGGTTAGATTAACACCTTCTCAAGAATGGTATTTTTCAATTACTGTAGATAGTAATGAAGATTGCAAACTTCCCGTTTCAAATAAATCCGTAGGTCTGGATTTGGGGCTGCACAATTTAATAACAACTTCAAATGCGGAAGTATTCAAAAATCCGGATACTAAAGAAGATTTTAATAAATTAAGAAGATTGCAACGTAAGGCTTCTTGCAAAAAGTTAGGTTCTAAGAATAGGACCAAAGCAAACGTCAAGGTAGCCAAATGCTATCAAACAATTTCAAATAAGCGTATAGATAATTTACATAAGATTACGACTAAACTAATTCGTGAAAACCAAACGATAGTTATGGAAGATCTTGCAGTAAAAAATATGCTTAAAAATCACAAGTTAGCGCACGCTATCTCCAATGCTTCTTGGAGTATGTTGCGCAATATGTTGGAATATAAATGCAAGTGGTATGGAAGAGAGCTAAAAATCATTGATCGATTTTTTCCTTCCTCTAAAACTTGCAATCACTGCGGTTATATCAAACAAAACTTAAAGCTTTCCGAAAGGTCTTGGACATGTCCAGTCTGTGGAAGTGTATTAGATAGAGATATAAACGCAGCTAAAAATATTTTAGCGGCTGGGCAAGTCGTGTTTGTCTGCGGAGGCGGTGTAAGACTAAAAGATGCAAAAGCATCCAATGCAGTCGCCGATGAAACAGAAAACCTAAACCGCGAGGTTAGGAGAACCCAACTACTTTAGTGGTTGGAGAATGTCAGTTTTATTCCTATTTGTTCGTCAAAAGGAATTTTGCTTTTAGAAAGCAAACTTAATGTTGCCTCAACTGTTTTTACTTTCGTTATGTTTAAAGAAAAATTGCAAGATTCACAAAGTAGTAAATCTTGCAATTTGTTACGCTTTATGTTTAAGCGTGCTGTATGGATTTCCCATAAGTGTTTTCCGCATTTAGGACATCTACAGGATTGCAATAACCGTTCTACAACCTGCAAATCTTTTCTGTTCATACGTCTAATATATATTCCTTTAAAAAGTTTTGCTGAAATTTGCTTAGTGGTTTTAGCGCTGTATAATAAGCATACATTTTCTTGTTAGTCCCAAAAAGTTCACACGGAAAAAATACGTCGTATTCATCTTTAATTGTAATTTTTTCTGCAATATCTCCCATTTTTACAATCATTGGAAGACTTGTGAAGTGTACGTCTTTTTTGTTTTCTGTGTATGATCCATATAAAACAAACAAATCACCTTTGCGGATTGGAATTCCGTTGCTATGTCGATCTTCTAATTTCATCTTTACAGCTTAAAGTTTTTCTACGTTGTCTATAGAAAAATCTCCCGTGAGATAATCAGGACTGCCATAAAGGTCATCCAACTCTCCATCTTCTTCCATTTTATTCACCTTATCAATAGCCTCCTGAGCTGTGGAAGCTTGAATCTCTATTTGACCATATTGTACACTTGATTGCTCAAGTGAGAATCTTACAATAAATGTTGTTTCTTTGTCTTTCTTTTTCATAGCCTAATGCAAGTTAAAAACGCAGCCTCACTTCAAATCCTATATAGTTTTTACTAAAATCAAACTTAGGGTAAACTAATACGTTTAAATTTTGCAAGTTTGATTTATCAAGTTTTTGTTCCACGGCTTCTTTTATCTTTGAATAAATGTCAACTACATTTTTATCTTCAAGGTTTCCGTCTTTAGAAAAATAATTTTTACTCGATAAATAGTAGCTACGAGTATCGTTAGGATTTTTTACAATTGCCTCGCCAACTTGTTCAGCCTCCTTAACAAGTTGCTTAGTGGCAAACATTCGTTTTATAGTCTTTATCATATTGAAAATGTGGTGTTTAACGATTTTTTTGCAGTTTTTATCTCGTTAAGATTTCTTGGGTTTATATATCCTAAACAAGACTTAAATAGTTTTGTTTGTCCAATTTTATATTTCCCTATCCCGTGAGCATGTCCGCACACCCAAGCGTTAGGTTTCATGTCTTTTATCAGATCACTTAAATCTGAAGCATATGCATGATTTATTTCTTTGTAAAACGGATTATTATATTTATCCGACAGCAAGTCCGGGCTAGGCAAGTGATGAGTTACAATAACAGTCTTTATATTTTTAGAAAGGGATTTAGTAAAGTAGCAATTTTGCAGAAAGTCCAATGCTCCATAGTGGAGCTCTATGACTCTTCCAATCGAAATACGGCTATTCTTGTCCCACCAACAATTTATGTAATCATTCATGTAAGTCATAATTTGACCATATGCCTCATAAGGTATGAATGACCACAGAGTTGTACACATTATATAGGCTATTTTATAATTTAACTTTAGATGAACATCTAACATCCATGGATCAATAACCTGTATATCTTTACCCTTACCAAAGGATATGCATATACTTCTATTGTTCATTAGTCTTACATTAGGTCGAAGACTAACGTCTAAATACTGCCTTTCACCTAGGTAAGGGGAGTCTATACCCCCATAGTACTCATGGTTTCCAGGAACAATAATAGTATATTTCCAATTTTTAGAAAAATAATCTAAAAATTCGTCAGCATAATCTTGATAGGCACAAACATTTTCTGTGTGCCTCGTAAGATAAGCCAAGTCCCCAGCAATAACTAAGATATCACCAGATGGCTTTATTGGGTTTTCTCTAAGGAATTTTCGGTTATCGCTGAATTCCAGATGTAAGTCCGATATGTATTGTATTTTCATTTATCAATTTCTACCTGTTAGTGCTTTGATATCGTCTTCTATGTCTTTTACAGTATCCCCCTCATTCACACGCTGTTGCAGCTCCCATATTTTTTCTTGGGATTCTTCTGATATAGTTTGATCTTCTGGACTAAGAAAAACACGAGTCTCTTCAATTAAATTTTGGGCCTCTGCCCAATTCTTTACCCATGATTCAATCTCTGGAGATACCTCATAGTCCATGTTACCTTTGTAACAGGCAGATTCTTCAGCTTCTAGACTTTCCAGAATATCAGAAGCCATTTGCATTCTTACGCCACTTGTTTCGGGGACCCAATCCAAAAATGAGTTTTTCTCATACATTTTCAATAGCGATGCGACATCATTAACGTTTAATACAATCAATTCTTCATCCATAATTTTTTTCCCATATACACGCCAAATAGGTTACGTCTTCTGCTGGTAGTTTTCCATTAAAGCTCCTTAATGATTTCAATGCGGCTAAATCTAGCATTTTCGCCAAGGAGACATCTCTTGGGAACGAAAACCTCTTCAGGCAGCCAATGTACTACATCAGAACCTTCAGGATCCCGAATTTCAATTTTATAATAACGTTCATCCTTACTGACTTCAGCTATTTGCAATACCTTTACTTCTAAATATATGACAATATTAATGCGTTCGCCTCTATCTTTGAAATACAGTTCACTTTCATCTACGCTTGCTAAATATGTCTTTCCTTCTTCTAGTAGTATTTCCATTTTAACGACTCCTTTTTTAGTTTAGGTTCATCAAATAAAAGCCAGCTGTCGAGGTTGAACCGACAACCTTCGCTTTACAGGAGCGTTGCTCTACCAATTGAGCTAAGCTGGCGTTAAAGGGTTAACCCGCAGAGAAAACCGAAAACTGCGGGAGCAGCTTAGGGGACTGGCTGCCACAGTCGTAGGAAAAAATAAATTGGGGATTTATTAGCTTACTAAAACATTAAAGTTTCTATCACCCTGAACCGCTTAAAGCGATCAGATGTGTCCCCAAAAGCTACTTGCCTAACCTTATATTACAAGTTCGTGGAAGTTGAGGGTTTTTGTGTGTAAATCCGGTCTTCATCCACAGATTTACCCTTGTTCACCGTATTTGGTTTAAGTCAAATACAACTATTTCATATCTCCACTTTCTCCGACTCTCACCCTGAAGATAGGCGGTTTCATCCCTCGGAACCAGGATTAGCGAAATGCTTGAAAATGAACTAAAATAATCGAGTAGGAGGGATTTGAACCCCCAACCCCATGCTCCCAAAGCACGTGCGCTAGCCAGATTGCGCTACTACTCGCTGATGAAACCTCGAACATTTGGGCATTTTAAAGAGGACTTCGGGGTGTGTTACAAATCAATCAACACTATTGCCTTTATATTGTCAAGGCATTTTTATGCTTTTTATAGATTTTTTTCATATCTTTTAGAAAAGATACTGCTTTATCGTATTTACGTCGCACTATACTGCGTTTGTTAGGGTGCTTTATTTCAAGTTCAAACATAAAGTCTTCTAAGGTTCCTGAGAAATTTTCATGCCAAACTATGTCCAAAGTAATATTATACGTAAGCATTTCATTATCTTCCCCTAGGCGATTTATACTTACAATGGCATCGTCTATGTATGCACAACTTAGATTAGTATTCCTAAACTTTACGCTCTCCAAATTTACTCGTTGTAGTTTTGCATAACTTAAATCTGCATAGGATAGTTCTGTATTTTCCATTACAGCTCCTTCCAGTGTTGCCCCATTTAATTGGGCTCCAAGTAAATCTGTTTGTTTTAGATTTGCACCTTTTAAGTTAACGTGACTTAAATTTGCGTAATTTAGATCTGCACCTCCTAAATCTGCCCCGCATAATATTGCATATTCTAAATTTGCATTGTAAAGATATGCTCCGCACAGATTTGCATTTTCTAAGTTCGCATCACGTAAATCGGCATTATCCAGTTCAGCATAACTTAAATTAGCACCACGAAGATCAAGTCCCCTTAAGTCTGCATAGCTTAAATTTGCGCATTGTCCCTTATTGGCATTTTCAACCCATTTTTCATGACATTTGAGTATTTTACATAATTTCGTTCGAGTCATAACTCCCATATATTTTTTCCCAGGTATAAGTTACAACTGGACCAAATTCTTCTTTGATTGGTCCGCGGCATGTCTTAACTGGAGAAACAACGCTCCAAGCTTTCAACATAGTAGGGTTTGATGAATCTTCATCAAAAGGCTTTGTAATATGATACCACCTATCGTTTAATCGCAGTTTCCCCAAGTATATTGCAAGCTCAAACTTACCTGTGGTAGTATTGTTATCTACCTTGCATGGTTTATTGAATTCAAGTTTTTCGTCTGCAACAAAAAGTTCATCTGTGATCGCGTTGACAACTTTGTCCAAATATTCATCTCGCTCTTCGTTGCTGTTAAAACATTTTGATACAACGTCATTATCAGCAGCCCAGTAATTACCCCTTAGGTAAATCCCCCAATCTTCAAGATAAGGTGAAGCTTTAATTCTCACAAACCCTGTTTCCTTAAGATGGGGCAAACCGGTTTGTTCCACTATTTTCATGTCTAAGGTTTTATCTGTTAGCCAAAAAGCCAATTTTAATTTTTTACTCATGTTTATTTTCCTTTCTTAGTTAAGCCCTCCAAATGAGGGTCAACGTTTCCCCACTTCGTATTTCACGGGGTCTTTCCTTGTTAAATAGTTCCTCGGAAATGGCACGTGTATAATGAGTTAAAGCGCGATCTCGCTCCTCATTATCCTCATAAAAATAGGACGGGATTGCCCGAAATGTTCGGGTATCTTGCTCCCATCCCCAGAGACCAATTTTATACCGCTCTAAAAATTGTCCGTTTGTTATACGGACATTTCCAAAGTCCTTAAAATGAGGCAAGCCCCGTTGTTCAAGTACCTGGAATGCAAGTGCTTCATTTGCTATCCAGAATTTTACTTTTAATTTTTTACTCATGTTGCATTTCCTATCAATTGTTTATAATCTTTGTGGTTATACATAGGAGTAACCTTACGGCACCCTCTATGAAGTTTCTTATTTCTCTTCCCAAGTATATATTGTTACGGGACCATCAACTTTTACTGTAGGGTTACTTCTTTTGAATAATTCATTAGAAATATGTTGCACAATTTTCTTTAAGTCCCTATCTCTTGATTCTTTACTTGTATAAGTTATGGAGTCCACGTCGTGAGCTATCCATTTACTTTCTGGTAAGAGTAGGCGAAAGTCGTCATAGGTAAATACAGTTAGACAATCCCCACCTACACGAATATACCCATTTTCTTTGCTTTTACGGAATCCTACGCTTTCCACTAGTTTGATTGCTAGCGTAATATCGTCAGCCTTCCAAAAGGCTAGTTTCAGCTTCTTCATATTTCTTCCTATCTTCTAAAAGCCATTTTTTAAATTCCTCGTTGTCGTCAGCTTCTGGAATATCGTACTTTCCATCATCTTCCCACTCTCCGAAAAACTGCATCTTGCCTTGTGGCTTCGTCTTTATCCAAAGCTTAAAGGACTGTTTGATTTTAGCGATATGATGGTAATGCCACGCTTGGTAGCGATTCAGCTTCATTTCTCCTCCCAGGTACAGGTGATTAATTGTCCGCGCTCCTCGATAGTTGGTTCTATACGCTTCACTATCGGGCGAGCGTATGTACAAGTGCACCAACTCAGTGTTCCATTCTCTATGATGAATCTCATTTCATAACGGTCGGGCAATATAGCTAAGAGTCTATATTTGCGCCAAGATACACCATCATCACTAACCTCACACATCTCGCCGATGTTAAGCTCACCTTCGACAGTGAACAGCTCGTCCGTGATTGCGTCGATGACTTTATCCAAATAGGCATCGCGCTCGGTATTGGTGGCGAATTCAACACATGGAATGAGTAAGTTGGCATATTTTGCACGTCCGCGTAAGTCTATGCTATATTCGCAAAGTGCGGGCTGGTCACAAATGAGGGCGAACCCCTCTTCTTTATAACTTGGCAACCCCTCTTGTTCCAGTATTTGCATTGCCAACGTTTTTTCGGCTTTCCAGAATTGGATTTTTAGTTTCTTATTCATTTTTATTTTTCCTCCTCTTGTTTAAGTTCTTCGAGTTCCGTCTCCAAATCAGTAATCTTCTCTCTTTGACATTCGCAAGGAGATACATATATCGTATTGCCATGAACAGAAGCATCTAATTTAGCTCCACATTCATCGCATTGAACTTCGATTTCGATTTCAACCATACTATTTCTCCTCCCAGGTACAGGTGACTATATTCCCAGATTCCTCGATAGTAGGTTCTGTGTGCTTGACAATAGGGCGAGCGTAAGTCCAAGAATAGTGCTCAGTAGGATGATCCTCCACTTCGACAATGAATCGCTCATCGTATTTTTCTGGAAGAATTGTTATGAGTTTACTTTGCCTCCATTTTTCGCTCTCACCGTTCCTCACCTCACACATCTCACCGATTTTAAGCTCTCCACCACCCGTGAATATCTCGTCCGTGATTGCGTTGACTGCTTTCTGCAAATACTCGTCGCGCTCGGCGTTGGTGTCGAATACAATGTGTGGAATATGTAAATCGAACTCATTTATTCCGCCTAAAACTATAGCTTCTTTGAAGAGCGCAAGGTAGTCCCAAACGCGGACGTTTCCCTCGTTTTTACGTTTCGGCAAACCCCCCTGGTCCAATATTTGCATGGCAAGAGCCTTCTCCGCTTTCCAAAACTGGATTTTTAGTTTTTTACTCATATTTATTTTTCCTCCCAAGTATATATATCTCCGTCGATTTTCGGTTCTATCCGACGCCCAATCGGACGGCCGAATGCAAAGTACGTCCAACTATTGCCCCGATCGGTTTCCACAATATAACGGTTTAGAAATCTTTTAGGCAAAATTGCTATAAGTATTCTTTCTTCCCATTCATCATCCCTGTTATCTCGCACTTCACACAACTCCCCTGATTTCAGCATTTCTTCATTGTTTTTTCCAAACTGCTCTTCGCTTATCCAGCGGATGACGTTTTTAAGGTATTCGTCACGCTCGGCATTTGTCTCAAAAGACCTTTCGGAAACGTCCCAATTGTCGCGTTCCCTCTCTTCGCGAAGATAAATACGGTCTCCAGAAAGTGCGGGTAGTCCCGTACATACATGTTCAGAATCGCGAAAGTTTCCCTCTTGCTCCAATATTTGCATTACGAGGGCTCTTTCAAATTTTACGAATCGGATTTTTAGTTTTTTAGTCATAGTTATTTTTACCTTTTTCTTTTTATATTTATCTTCTTCTTTTTATATTTATCTTCTTCTCTTTGTTCTTTTATTTTTAAAGCAGCACGATAAATAGCATCGCACCTAGGATTATTTTCTCTTAGCGACTCGTATGTCTCAATAGTTGAGTCTAAGTGCTTATCGTTTAGCGACATTAAATCTCTTACGATTTCCCAAGCTTCCATTTGTGACGCTCGTTACTATACATCTTTGTTCTCGGATGCTTTTGGGTAATTTAATACCTCTATGTCTCTTTTGCTGAGCGAGCGTCTATAGTCTATTATTATTGGACGCACCGCATACAGAGTTAATGCCATCCCAAGAAAAGCTCCTGCTATGGCTATTAAAACAGCTATTACACAATAAATTGCGATATTCATCTTAGTTGACTTCCTTTCTTATTTCTTTAGTTATTCTTCGTTTTAAAATTGCTCTACGGCGATGAGAACCTCGCTTTTGAGCATTGCGACGAGACCTATTGCACCTACCGGTCTCGTCCCAATATCCCAATGGTTTTCCATTATCTCGCACGTCTGCACAAGAAAAGGCACCGCCATCACTTTTTAGCAACTTAGCATGTTTTGCCTTGGGCGTATCTTTGCTTGTTCTGCTCATGACATGGATTTATTCATAGTTTCATCAATTAGCTTGGTTGCCACAACCTGCAGAGACTTCGCCTCATTTTTCCAAATATAAAGCTTTCGATTTATCTCTTTTAAGAAGTCTCTCAGCTCTATATTCTTTTTCCTCAGCTGAATGGCTTCACCTTTATACTTATCGCTTTCAGCTTGTAGCTCTTGAATGCGATTTTTGAGTGATTCCTCAGTTGGAGTAAAATATTCACCAACCAAGCAATCTGTTTTGGTGCATTTTGCTTCGCAGTATTTAGAGTTATAAAATGCACAGTTCTCACAATTAATATCTATACCATACTCATCTTTCATTTTATAACGTCTCCAAGTTTTTCGATAATAATAAGATTAGGTGCAACAGACGCTTTGATAAGGGCTGGAATTACAGACATAATTAAGTGTGCCAATGCAAATGCGAGTCCAAAAATGGCTCCCCCAAGCATTACAATAAATACTGCTTGTTCCGGAGATTCACCCTCAATAAAGACTTTGTTTACTAGCTTTACTATAACATAGCAAAGCAGAAAGCTAATGAGAGTTAGTACAATAGATAATGCAAGATTATTGTAAAATTCCAAAGCAACAATTTGTTGTAAAGTCTCTGGAACTACTGTTTCCGCTTTGTCTGCGTTTACTTGCAGAAGTTCACATATTTTGGCGCTTAGGGCATTTAGTTGCTCCACTGTAGTAAGATTAGTTTGCATTGTTGTCTCCTTTCATGAAGATAATAAAATGAGTTTTTTGCCTTTTATGTAAAACTACGGGTTTTGCCGTAGTAAGCTTTAAAATTTCACTGAGTTTTATTTGCTCCTCGTTCCACTTAAACACGAATGTTCCAAAGGGCTTTAACACCCTAAAGCATTCCTCAAATGCCTTTGCTAGTTTATCTTTCCAATCACTTGGAAGCTTACCATATTTAATACAAAGCCAGGATGTTTCTCCAAGCTTTTCCAAGTGGGGCGGATCAAACACTACAAGGTGAAAACTTTCATCTGGAAATGGAATATTTGTAAAATCTCCCAAGATATCTGGCTTTACCTCAAAGTGTCTGCCATCGCATAGCGTCCCCTCATAGGTACGTTTGTCCATAAATACTGCACGTTCGTCGTTTTTATCAAACCACCACATGCGTCCACCACAACAGACATCTAGTATAGGTTTCATTCCGTAATGTCGCTTTCGAATATAAACTTTGCGTGTTCCCAATCACTCCCATATGCTTTTCTCAATTTTTTTATAGCAAAGATTATTCTTAGCATAGTGTTATAGTACCCGCAGAGATCCTCTTCATTTTGGATGAACCAAGCAGGTGTATTCCAGATAACTATTGCGTACTCCTTTTGTCCCATAGCATCCCAGCAATCGTTTTCTAGCTTGTCCAAAAGCTTCGAAGAGAATAAATGGTTTTTTACTTGTTCTGCGTCACGGTCACTTACCGCGCACACTTGGTTTCTAAACCACGAATCTATGAAGTCAATAACTTCTTCATGTTCTTCGGGGACTATCTCATCTTTTTGATTATTTTGGGTTTTATATATGTATACGCTCATTTTAGTATTCTCCTTCTTTTAAATCTTTTATAATATCCATGCATTTAATAGACAGCCTTAATAACGAGCATCTATATTCACTGTCTCGTTTAACAGATTTTAACTTAGCTTCAACGATATCTCTTAGGAGTTCCATCTCGCTAAGACTAAATTGCTCTTGCCTTTTGTTCCAAGCTTCTTCTGCGTCATCCTCGTTAAGGAAGGGTCCTGATAACGCACCGCAATTTACACAAGCTGTGTGATATATACCGATAGGCAATTGTTTAGTATATATGCGGTTACTTCCACAGAATGGGCAACGCTTTGTTTTCATTAGTTATTCTCCTCGCTTTCTGCCTGTTTAAGCCGTTCTAAAACGTCTTTATTATCGTGCATCGTGCGGTCGAGAAGCTCCATTGAAAACTCCTCCACTCTTCTTTGAAGCACCTCATTGTGTGCTTTCAGCTCTTTTACTTCTTCCCTCAGTCTGTCCGCCTCCTGCGCTTCCGCGCGTTCGGACTCTTGGACAACGTATAGCTCCTTTTGAAGCTCTGCAATTCGCTTGTGCAACAATGAGGTTTCATGCCTGCGCTCTTGTTCCTTCTTCGTTAGCTTTTGCTTTAAAGTTGATACAAGTTCTTGCAACTCTTGAATGCGGGCTTCATATGCTTCCTTGCTCGGAGAAAATGCCCTATTTTGGCATTGTTCATATGCAGAACTATCTTTGCAATATTCAAATGCTTCACAATTTTGGCATTCAATATTGATTCCGTTCTTGTCTTTCATCGTTATCCTTTTTCCTTTTTTTATTTTCTGCTTCACAAGGTGGTTCTAAAAACCAAGACACGGGTATTTCAAAACCCTCCTTTACGCAGGCTTCGTTGTACTCATTCTCGTCGAAAAATCGATCACATTGAATACATTTAGAATTGTTTTTGTCTGCCTTTGGGCAAAATGTTTTATCTTTATAACTCATCTCTTCACCTCCAAAACTTTAAATCCTATCGCCAGAACTTCGGGATTTTGCCTTTTCATTTCTGGGTTAATTTCCTCAAAGTAATCTATAAATTCCTGCCGATTTTCAAAGCCTTCCCGTTTGGCATCGACTTCCGATATATCGCGCAACAGCTCGCGTTTAATATCTGTTATTTCGAGAGTAATCCGAGAATATTTTCGCGGCATAAAGATTGATGGCTTCCATATTGGAAGCTGTGTCTTACTCGAGCATTTCACAGAATAATTAAATCCCATCCCCAATAGGTTAGGGTCTGTAGCGGCATATATAATTTTTGTATTGTTGGAATCATCATGGGCAACGAGATATGTTTCTTTCACCCAAAGTCTGTCTCCAACTTGCCAAGAATTAAAGCACGTCTTGTAGATGCGCCTTGTCATAGTTTTCTTGCAGTCTAAAATCGCCCTTATCATAGGGGCTGAAAATAATATTGGACTGTCTCTCATACATGCATTTTTCTGATAAAATAAGAAGTTATTGTTTGTTAATAATTTAACTTAGGTTGCATTTTTCAAATGAAGTAAGACTTAAGAGTACAAATGCTTCCAAATTAAACTTGCTAGGGAGAACATAACTCCCATGGCAAACGGTACCAGTACAGTCGCAGCTCGCGCTTCCGATCCTAGTTCAATTCCAAACCCCATCAGGAGAAACTGTAATACTACTACTGTAAGGGTTGTGAGCCCTAATCTCGTTAAAAAAATTTTAATCATTTTGGTTTGCTTCCTTTAAGACTTTTATAATTTTAACATCTCTTAAAAGTGGTTCCCCGTCACTTCCTACCCCAATCTCCTCGCCTATTACGATGTATTGAGGTTTGTCAATACTGTTCATGAGTATTAAAAAATCATCGCGTGCTTGTTGATTATGAGGAACTACTATTCCTCGTCCTTCAATATAGTCAAAGACTGATATCCCTTCCTCTTCTCCGATTATACTATTATCGGCACGACGACGAATTTTTGATTTTCCATCTGGAGGAAGTTCTCCAACTCGTATGTATTGCTTTTGGGAAGGTGCAACTTCCTTATGCCTGTAGTTTTTATCTGTCTCCATCACAAAATTTATCTTTAAGTTTATTACTTTTATTGTCTGCAATTTCTTCGAATCTATCTTTTGTAACGTTGTAACTGGTTGTTTTAATACACTTTAAAAGTTTGCTTACTGTTGCAAAATCCTCTGCGCATTTAGGATTTATGATTTCAATAATTGTATCAATGAAAAAATCCCTCTTAGGTATTTTTTGCATATAAGGAATTTTATATATCAACTTCATTTAAAAATCCCGAAAGGATACGTAATGGCTTGTCTATTGCGAGGAATTTCGGGAGTCTCCTTTCTATTGTTTAATGTTTTTGTTTAATTTTGTTGTTGACATTATTATATTAATATATGAATATATTAACTGTTAAATGAAATTACTCCGCACAGTAAAGCTTAAGCTAGAGAACGTAAATCCTACCGATTTACTTCCTACATTCCGAGCCTATACTGAGGCGTATAACTATATTTGTGAAATAGGTTTCAAGGATCGTAATTTTGATAAACGAAAGCTCCACGATCAAACCTATGCTTATTGTAGAACACAATTCTCACTACCTGCTGATCTCACTACACAAGTTCGGGATCAGGCAGCGGAAGCCATCAAGTCCACTACGAAACTAGAACGAAAGAAACATAAGAAGTTCAAATGTCCTAAATCCAAACAAATGGCTTTAAGATTAACTAAGAACTCCTTTAATATATGGTTCGATCGTTTCGAGGTTTCTATCCTAACATTGAATGGTAGATTACGATTTAAAGTAAATCTACCAGACTACTTCAAACAATACTTCTCGTGGCGTAGGAAAGGTGCTACACTCGCATTCAAGAAAGGCAAATTATTCCTACACATCATATTTGAGAAGGAGGTTGAGGATGTGCCATGTTCCAATGATAATGTACTCGGTATAGATCGAGGCATAGTCAATATAGCTACACTATCTGATGGTACTGTCTTCTCTGGAGAACATGTTCTACAAGTAAAGAAACGCTATACTATTTTAAGATCCAAATTACAATCCAAGGGTTCTAAATCCGCTAAAAGACACCTTAAAAGATTATCTTTAAAGGAGAACCGTTTCGTTACGGATGCAAACCATTGTATTAGTAAGGATATTGTTTCTAGGTGCGTTCCCGGTACTACTATAGTTCTTGAAAAACTAGATGGTATTAGAGACCGTAGTAGCAAACTGCGAAAGTCCGAAAGGGCTAAAGTAAATTCGTGGAGTTTCTTCCAGCTAGAGCAATTCCTAACATACAAAGCATTAGCCAAGGGCTGTAGTGTTCAACACGTTGATGCTCGTTATACATCGCAAAAATGCAGTAGATGTGGGCATACCATTAAAGGCAATCGAACTACACAATCCCATTTCAAGTGTAAGAAATGTGGTTATGAATGCAATGCAGACGTTAATGCAGCTATCAACATAGCAAATAACTTTAAGGCTTCCGTCAACAAGCCTATTGTAGCAAGCAGTGATGCTTAGTTACAAGCTAATCAGCTTGTCTGATTAGTAGTTGACTATTTACCTAGAATAATAGGTTTAGCTGTACCCTCTACTTCGATTTTTAGACAAGCTTGCCTGATTCCCATGAAGTAACAGTTTTTAATTTCAGGAGCTGCAATATCAGGGCGTTCAAATTTGTCGATTAAATTTTTCCACCATTTTTTCAGATTTTTAATATCTTCAGCGTCCCCAAAATCCCTTAAGTCTCCCCATAGCAATACAGCATATGCCGCTAAGGAATGTTCCTCCCCAGGGACAATCTTTACCTGAATAGAACCTTCGGATCCATAGGGAACATTACACTTATATCTTTTAGACCAACGGTCTCCATAAGACCAAGTACGAAATAATCCCTTTAAAGCTTTCTCTTGCTGTATATCTCTTTCGTCGCCATCTCTTAGGGCATCAATCCTAATTACCCCGGCTATATGTGTCCATTGTGACATACGTTGTCCTTTCTTTTATTGTTTAAAATTTTTTTATATTGTTTACACTGATATAGGCATTTAATTGTAACCTTGCTGCTTCTGCATCACAATTGCCGTTTAGTGCTTTTTTAACGTCTTGCCATATCAAGGAGTATTTTTCCCTACGGCGCAAAATAATTTTGTACCGTAGGGAAGTTATTTAATGTTTCGAGGGATTATATGAATGTTCTTTTATCGCCTGCATTAGATCCAAACATCTGTTTCTAGTGGCTATATTGTTACATCCGAAAACCATATACAACTTTGTATCTTCATGAATTACATGGATACAAGGCAGAGTATCACTGAGCGTATTCTCAATCTCAGTAGAGTACTTAGGATCCCACTGATTATCTGATAGCGTAATTTTAAGAATTACTCTGTACTTAGTTTTTAACAGCTTATTAAATTTATAAGCTGTTAAAAATTTTTTCAATTTACTGCGCATATAGCCAGTAAAAGATAATCTTTGTACATCAATAACTCCAGAGCTGCCTCGTGTACGGGTTGTTTCTTTTGTGTCTAGAATCGAATCTTTTTGAGATTCTTTTACAAATTTCAGTACTTCCAAAATGAGCATCCAAGACATTATGACCACCACTACTAAGACCGTAGCGTGTGTAACATTAAAGTCTCCAACTAACGGTTTGTTTAAAATATTCATTATTGCGTAATTCATAAGTGTTTCCTTTCTAATAATTTATCCTATTTACCACTGTATACCCATACCAGACATGCCATTGACATAACTAAAAATACTGGCTCAACACCGCTAAATGTATCTCCACCAGCAATAGTATTAATCAAAATTAGCCCAATTAGAGATAATGCCGTAATTAAAATAATGATCTCAATAAGCATTTTAAGCATAGACTTTGCCTGACTGTTTATAAATTAAAAGCGCAAGGTATTGAACCTTGCGCTGAAAGAATGTTTGCGTTTTATGGAATTTACTCAATGCAAATTCCAAACTGGCTGCAGGTTTCACGCAACTCGTTTACCGCTGCAATTTCTTTTGCCTTAACTTGTACGTACGCTTCAGAAGCAACCTTGGACGTGGATGCCGCAGTACTCATTTCAGCACCTTTGATTACTCCATTTGCTAGCCCTGTCAATATAAGATTAAATCCTTGCAAGCAAGTATTATCTTCTATATCGAAAAACTTGGTGTAAATGGCGTCGTACCAACTAAGCATGGTCTGCATAGATGTTTCTATAAGCGGCCACCAGGTATTCACGTTGTCCCCAAGTCCTTGCTTAATATATTTTTCTATTTCTTCTGTGGAATAGTCTGAGGCATTGACGGAAATGAGAATTCCATTACCGCTTGCCTTAAATATATTTGTAAGGTCCGGGTTCTTTTTACACACAGCGTTGACCGTATACTGTGCAGCCGTTTCCAAGGACGGTGCAATCACAGAAGCTACAGTGGTAAAATCTGCGGAGTTAAACCATCCTTTAATTTGTGTGCATCCACACAAGGTAGCTATGGACGCAATCGCAATAAGTATGCTTGTTCTTATATGTTTCATTGTATTTTTCCTTTTTGTTAGTTATTGATTTGGTGTAAAAAATTTATTTTTTCTGAAATACTGATTTATTGCTCTTCAGCTTTCTGTCGAAATCTGCCTTGGATATGCCGGTTATCTCCTCAAAGACTTCATAGTCAAAGTTTGGCAACTCAAGTGTTAGAATCACGTCTTGAACCGTAGCCCTTGAAAATTCGCGTTTAAACATCTCCTTTTCAGGATGCTTTACCCTCAAAATCCAAAGAGGCCAAGGAATACTACGGGCATCTACGTCTGTTTCTTTGTTAAAGAAATAACATTTAGGGGATATGGTATTGAAACAACCACAGTTACGGTCCCCAATGTTAAAGGAACCAGTATTGTAGTTACCTATGTTCTTATCCCCCGTATTTTCGTTGCCGATGTTATATGCTCCACTGTTTCTGTACCCCACGTTAGATACTCCAGTATTATGATCGCCTATATTACCGTGACCTGTATTACAATCTCCTTTATTGCGTGTTCCAGTATTAAGATTTCCCACATTTGGTCCCCGACTATTTTGGTATCCAATATTGTAATTGGGACGCGGGGGTAGGTTATCTAAAGCACGGTCTTCATAATACTTTATCCTGCGTTTACAGGTTTTAGTAATTTCTTTGACCAGCCTTATCGTCTGGCACAATATTTCAGGCGAGGTTCCAGCAAAATGTTCAATGCGAGTTTTACCCTTAACTTCTACTTCGAATATTCTCACCTCTTCGAGTATTTCACCATACAAGGCAAAAATCCAGTTGGTAGAAACTTTATAGTGTGAGTCTTCGATTTTTGCAGCCGGAATCTTGGGAGTCCACTTTCCAGGCTTATTACCCTGCGGTAAATAATCCGTATAATCGAACCCGGAATTAATTACCTGATTGTCCTCTACTCTAAGAACTATATAGTGTTTCATATTATATCCTTTCTTTATTGTATTGATTATTGCTTATTGCCTGCAGAGTGCATGGCAAAAAATTTTTCAATGGGCATTTCAATTATTTTTCCTGTTTTTTTATGCCTAAACTTACATACAGTATTTGCTCTGCAGCATTTAGATATTTGGCGACTCCCTCTAAATACAGTAGAACAAGTTGGACCTATATTTAAGTTATAAAATATATGTGCGAAGGGAAAGTCCTTTAAAGACAATGGCGTTCCCAACGGATACGTAGGGTAATAGTACCCCAGCAGTGGAGAAATACTAAAATGCGTTAATTTTAGATAGTCAAAAAATGCTTCTTTATAAAGCTTTAAATTCTGATCGCTTGCCGAAGTTTTTAACTGCTCATGCATTTTGATAAGTCTCTTTACTGCCTTTTCCACCTTATCAAAGAAAAAGCTATCTGTTCGTAGCAATTTCTCGATGTCAAAGAATCCTCCTGCGTAGTCATATGTAGCAGGGGGTAGCACTGTCGAACTGTTATCAGAATTATTCATATCAATAGCAGTCCAACAAAACTTATCCAAAAACACAAGTTTTTTTTAAAACACCCAATTAGTCCAATCAAATTCTGAACCTTTTGGAAATGTGGTATCTAACTCAAATCTTAGTTTTTCAGGAACTTCAGTCCAACCAGACCAAAGAGATTCACCAAATTCTTGGGTAGTGGAATGGATTTCCTTCCCCAACAAGTTATCCTCATCTTTTATATCTCTGTGGGGACTAACGAGATATATGCCTTGATTTCCATTGCCCGTATCTTCATCGGCAAATAATAGGATGAACCTGTTTGAAAAATGTTTTTGAAATTCCAATAACCATCCTATAGGCGTAACCCAAGGCGTAGTAAATATAATTGAACAGTCTGAAACCGCTTGCAATGACGCATTCCATTTACACCCCCAATTAACAACCGACCAGTCATACCAGTCCTTAAATTTACATAGAGTCTTACAACAAAATTCGATTAGCTCTTGTTTTTGATCTCGTGTGAGATCTTCTACTTTATGAGCAATATCTTTTTGTGTATCCTTAATATATGACTGCAGTATATCAAAGAATTTATCCGGGTCGGTATCTTGGGTAATACGATTGTTTTTACAGCACTGGAGAACTAATTCTTTCCATCTTGTATTTTTTGGGAATTCAGTTGTTTGACAATATACCACACTGGAATGCTCTAAAATCTTGGGCATAGGTACCAGCTTATTAAAATCCATTTGCATTTTCGGATTCTTATCTGCAGATTTCGTGTTTATGTCACACAACTCTAATGCTTCTTTTAGCTGAGATTGGTTTTTAAACACTAATTGGTTAAGTACTTCATTAGCCATGATCGTTCTCCTGTAAGTTTAATATGTTCAGATTTGTAAAATTGTTTTGTAAGATTACTATTGACCTTCACAGTTTTTGTATTTTACATTTTTTTAGTTTATTCATAGTTATGCCTGAAAAAATTGAATCCAATAACCCAAAGTTCATAGAAAGCTATTCTGTTGAGGATTGGCAAATTGAAACTCCCAATGGTTGGGAGGATATTGAAAGTGTGCACAAAACAATACCTTTCGATGTATGGCAGATTGCTACCGCTAACAAGAAAGTGCTGCACTGCGCAGATGAGCATGCTGTCATAACAGAAAACGGGGAGATGACACATGCTAAAAAATCATTGGATAATAATATTATTACCTCAGATGGAATCTCTTCAGTGGTGTCAGTAGATAAATTACCATTACCACCGGAGCATATGTACGACATCACCTTAAAAAGTGATACCTCCCATGTATATTTTACTAATGGTATTTTAAGCCATAATACTACTAATATGCTTGTTGCCGCAGATTTATATTGTAGGATAATTCCTGGTTTAAGAATTGCTACAATTGTGCCTAGAGTGGACCAATTAAGTACACTGGGGTACAAGCTGAAAGAAATAGAGCAAGGTTATAGGTTTAACCCCAGCAAGGTAAATGCAAAATTTAAATCCAATTTGCATTATAAAGAATATGATCACGGCAAGGCTAGAATGTCCTTGCATCGAATGTATTACATTCTTACAGATGCGTCAAAAATGCGTTCGCCTACATTTGATTGGATTAATTTTGACGAATATCAAGATTTCGATTCAACGTTAGAAAAAGTTGTCAAATCTACCCAATCTCGTTCTGAATTTAGATCTGTAACCTACGGTGGAACTTCAAAATCAACGGATACCCCTTTGGAGCAACGTTGGCTGGAATCTGCAAGAGGACTTTGGAGAATGACTTGTCCTGCTTGCCATTTTGACAATTATCCGGATTTAAACCACAATGTATTGGATATGATACGCCCAAAGGGTTTATGCTGTCTAAAATGCGGGAGAGTTTTAAACGTGCGTAATGGTTGTTGGGATTTCGAAGCACCTGCCATGTTAAAATATGGCTTATGGGGATTTCATATACCGCAAATCATAGTTCCAGCTAATACAGAGAAGCAATCAATCTATATCGATATTTACAAAGCTTCGCAATCTTCAGATAAAAAATCATTTTTAGAAGAGTATCTTGGCGAGGCTACAGAATCCGGTACTAAAGAAATAACAACAAAAGATCTGCAAAATATCTGCATTCTAGGGGATATACGTGACGTACAAAAGCAAGCAATTGCCGCAGTTCCTCCAAAATATATCTTTAAAGTATCTGGATGTGACTGGGGAGGTTCAGACTACAATCCTGCGACAAGGTCCAAAGCTTCATATACTGCACATTGTATAATTGGGGTCACCCCAGACCACAAATTCGACATACTTCATATGAAAAAATATGCAGGTATGGACTACGATGATATTACACACTGCATTGCCAAAGATCATCATAGATTTGGATGTTATGCTCTCGCTAATGACTACGGTAATAATGCGGTATACGTAAATGAGTTAAAGAAACTTGTTGATCCATTGAAAGTTATCTTGTTTAAATACAAGGCTACTGGAACCTTCCTTTCGATACCGAAAAATTCCGAGATGTTTAATTTATATTCCCTGCATCGCACAGATAGCATTACAACTTTGTTTATGGATGTAAAAAATCGTCGCTTACGCGCACCACGTTGGGACCAAGTAGTTGAATTTCTAAAAGACTTTTTGGTTTTGACTCGTGTGCCGTGGGAGTCTCCGCAAGGTGTTACCGGATTTTTATACAGTAAACCTGGGACTAAAACCGATGACATGCTTCATGCAATCAACTATGCTACAGTATTGGCAAAGTTAATATGCGGAGAATCGCTATTTGAAGACGAGGCTGGATTAGAATTGTTTCGTAATTACTTTAAATATGGTAGGGATATGCGCCATATTATACGAAATAAACATGCTACTGTAGCTTCTGTATAGTAGCATGCTACTTATTACAGGCTTATAACTTTATTCCATGTCGGTATTGATTTCTATTTCAGGAAATTTAGGAAGTGTTTCAATACCTATTTGTCGTAGTTGAAAGCTGATTGCGTTACAATTTTGCTTAATTATGTTATATTCTTCTGGATTTAATTGAAGCTCTTGGGTATCAAATGGCTCATCCTGTAATAATACATTTATAAAATTACGTATAAGAGAGTTAAATTTATATGTAGATACAACTACGTCATCATTGCAAAGACTGACCTCATAAATCCCCCAGAGTACTTCTGGAATAGATATGTCGTCTGTATCCAAATCTGTATCAGCAATCCCCGGATCTCCCGTGGTTAATGTTTCACATATGGATTTAAACGTTTGCAAGTCATTATAAAAATAGTCCGTGGTTAGCGCCACTAAAATCGCATTCAGTTTGTTTTGGTTGTCTTCGTGTAATTCAACTCCAAAATCCTCTTCCAACCAAGCAAAAAGAACAAGTGGGTCCACAGTAAATGTTTCTTCCCCGTATTGAATTAGGCAGATAGTAAGCAATACTGTGGCAAACGTATCTGGATTCTCAAGTGCCAGATACGTTTGTTCTAGATTTAATTTAGGTTTCTGTTGGGCAGGTTGCTGTTTGTTAGCGGACATATTATGAATGCGCTACTACATGTAGTACGTTATTAAGATACTCTGAGGTTAATGCCGGGTCTTCCGATATACGTTCGGATATACAAATGGCATCTTTAGTTTCGTCCTCAATAAGCTTAAAGAAGTTTTCAGAAGCAGTCTTATTATTTGTAAATGCCACTATGCGATCTTTAAGCTTTAAGAGTTCTTCCTTAGGGACATAGGCATGTGCAATTTTAATATTTCTTTTGCAGAAATCCAGAGCCTCTGCCATTGTCAAATCAGAATTCACATCCGTGTACGGATTTTTTATTTGGGGAGTGTCTATAAATCTTTCTGAAGCTGACTTATTATAATATTCTTTATCAAGACGATTTGTCTCACGGTCAACATTATAGATTAAATCTTGGCACTCCATTAAGCAATCTTGCTCATTTAAAGCGTCCGCTTGGATATAATCTTTAATCCATTGGTATTTCTGATTTCCCGTCTTCTCAAATCTATCTTCCAAAAGATCTACCATTCTTTCACCGTCTATCACCCAAAGAGCACCGTCCTTAGCGACTGTAGGGTTAATCTTGGCATACTTTTTTGACTCCTGAGGAAGTTGATCATACGCTTGTACGATATTTCGTGCTGCATGCACATAAATATTCGCTGGAAGTTTCCACTTAGCCTCAAGTAAGTCCGTGCTAGATTTTATAATATTTTCTGGAGTATCTATAGGAAAGAATCCTGCACATTTGCTAGTGTAAGCATACTTTGGAGTTTCATCCTTTGTCTCTATGCTTGCATATTTCTTATGATTTTGGGCATTAAAATCGATAAGAAACTTCAATGCCTGTTTAAGATCCTCACCAATAGAATGAAAGTCTGCAGCACGCTTCAACATTGATTCTAATTGAAGATTACTACGATCTCCTTTGGTAAAGAAATGTAGTGCGGATAAAAAGGTATTTTCCTTATTATCAATAGGATACTCTCTATTATCTCTATCTGCGAAGAGCTCCGAAGCAAGTTTCTCAAAAGAATCTGTGCCGGAGGAGTGCTCGGAGATAAATGAAGGTAAGGCATTGGATTGTTTTAAAAGCTCAAATGCCGCAAAGTTACTATCTGAATTTTGGTCCATAAGTATTTTATATTAAATTATCTGAATTGATCAGACCATTTTCAGTCGCTGGCGTCAATACTTTTTGTACATTCATATTCAATCCATTCCCGTGTAATTTGTGCAATCTCACGATTGTTTAAGGGAGGAAGTCCATTATAGTTGTCAGGATTGTCATTATAAACAATATAACCTAGCTTACTATAATTTTTACTTTGAGGGTATGGTTCCTCAATTATTGAAAGATATTGCACATCATTAAGACTATAAACTGGATTAAAATGCCAATATTTTTTATTCGCATTTGAATGAATAAATAATTCTATATCTGAAAGTTCTAAGAATTTATCTGGGTGTTTATATCCTATATATGGATGCTCCTTACTATAGGTGGCAATAAAAAAGACCGGGAGTTTTGTCTCCCGGTCTTTTAAATCAGCGTAGTAATCTGAGCACCACAATTCTCTTGGATCTCCACCAAAAGGACAGCGTTCACAATCTTCATCCATATTTATAGTTTATAGAGTGTTTTTCGTTGTATTTTTGCTGCGCTCCGTGGCGTATCTATCGTAAAATAATTTTTGTCTTTGATAAGCTTTGTAATGAGCCCAATCTTTTAGGCTCTTAGACTCCATTTTTTTAGCTAAGATAACTGCCACAGCAGTACACAGTAATACCGAAATACTCAAATTTCTATGGTATCTTTATCTTTTGAGTCGGGTGACTCTTTGTTTGTCGCAAAGCAATCATAAAACCCCTGCTCACAATTTTTAACAGTGGTCTTTAGCCCATTTACATACAGAGAATATCCTACTATGAATACTCCTATTATGCCTATGAGCGGAATTGCTACTAACAATGCTACAATTATGCAGAATCCAAATAAACATAATTGTGCTAAACATTTGGTATATTCTAATATTTTATTCATATTCGTTTTTGGTGTAAATTTTTCCATTTTTTCTGTCGTTTATTGCTTTTCTTTTCTTATTGACATGAACTTGGGTCGGAGGTGCCTTGATCTTTGATCTAAGACTCAGGGCACCCATTATGGATTTTGTTTTTTTCTTCTTCATACTTCAATTTTAATCCCATAACTTTTAAAAAAATTTGTACAAGCACATTGAATTTGAGATATAACATTTTGAAAATTATGTACATCTCGAAATTTTATGGCAAAATATATGTTTTTGCTTGCTCTGCTAATAACCCAATTGACACATTCCTCCTCAGGATCTGAATAAACTGCCATTACATAATTAAATTCATGTTTCTTATGAATATTCAAATCCAAAGGGCGTTTAGTATCAAAAGATATTCCCCATTTGGAGATAGCACTGTTGTCACATTGTGCATTAAGCATCGACGCGCAAGTAAATAATTTTCCAAATATAACACTCGTTACACTTGATAATTTACTATAAGCATCTTTGCCAAATACTTTATTTGATTCAAATTTTAATTTATGCTGTTTAAAACCCTTATCGTCAGTTACTTCTTGATATACAGTAAATTTTATTCCGAAATATCCGGAATAAAATTCATGTCCAGGAATTACCATAGACAAGAATTTTTCCCAAGCACACTTCCAACTACTATTTTTATAGTAATCACTAAGCTCCCACTCGCTAAAAGTAAGATCTATACATAACTTCTCGTCATCTTCCTGAATTGGGACGATGGGTATCGTTACAGTATGTTGGAATATATTAACGTAATATTCGGGTGAAAATTTCATAATAAAATTTTATTTATATAGTTATATACGTTTTCCGCAAGTGCAGTAGGTTCGCTATCTGCGTTCACATAATGCAAATTGCCCAGTAAGTTTGGGTAATAAACTTGCATAAGTTGAATTTGTTCTTCGTATCTTAGGCGCAGCTTAGTAAACCATTGCAGATCCTTTTTATCCATTGCATCGGAAGATTCTCTTTTAGCTAATCTTTCGATTATAAGATTTGGTTTTAAATCCAGGTAGATTGTGCTGTCAACTTTTAACAATTTAGAAATTGTTGACAACATTAAGTCAACCAGCTTAGGGAATTTTCCAGGATACTCCTGCGGAATCATCTGATATACACAGCTAGACAGAACAAATCTGTCACATAGTATAACAGGAGAGGACGCATTTTTAATTTCTTGTAGTAAAAAGTCTTCTAACATTTCCAATCTTGCTGCAGAAAACAACAAGAATGCGCGGAGCTGTTTAAGCTCCGACGCTGAAAAGTCATTTGTCTTCAACCACTCACGTACAAATTTTCCAATGGGTGTCCCCCCATAAGGCTCATTTACACAGAGAGGTCTAAATCCATCTCTAGATTCAAAAATATTGCATAAATTATTGATAAGTGTGGTTTTACCACACCCATCGCAAGCTTCAAATACAATAATTTTAGACATAACTATCCTCCTTATTGGTTATAATAATCTATTCTTGGTTTTTGGCAACACCCAAAGCCGATCGATACCAGACTTCCGTCACATTCGCATTCCCGAATCCTTCGGGATACTGTTGCTCCGGCACATATGATAAAATTTTTATCGAGGAGATTATTTGATTGGACAACATCAACAAGTACCTCACGTACTTTTTTTGATTTTACCTGTTTGGATTTTTGTTTCTGTGTTGACATAGTATATGTTTTTCCTTTTTCTAATGATTAGATTAATTAATATTTTTTTTATTATGCCCTCGAAATCGAAAGCACAACAAAGATTCTTCGGTATGATATATGGGGCTAAAAAGCACCATACCGAAGACAAGTTAACTGGCAAAGCTAAAGAAGTTGCTGATAAACTTAGCAAGCGACAAACAAAAGACTTTGCGGAAACCAAAACTTCTGATCTTCCTGAAAAGACCCAGGAAACTAAAAAGCAAGAATATAATAGAAAGGTTGCTTCTGCCTTATGGCGAGAATGTATCCGACTATTTTCTTGACAATGAAGTTAATACTAAAAAAAACAGATAGGGTTGAAGGCTATAGCCTTCAACCCTATCTGGGGGTTTAAGAATATAGCCCACTATTATAAGACCGCATAATACGGCAATAGTAGTGGGCTATGTTTTACTCCAAAGAACCAAACCCAAGTTCTTTGAATACGGCCTCATCATCCACGCACTTTAGTGCTGGAGTCGAAATCCAACGTGTGATTCCGTTGGATTTTAACTGATCGATGACCTGCGACGCAATACGCAGGGATCCTTTGGCCTGTGGGAATCCGCCCTGCCAGATTTCGCAGAGCTTACCCTTATGAAACACCAATGCCTTCGACTTTTCTGGATTCGCAGGCACTGCTTTCAAGCAGTACACGTAAATCCCAGCCCCTGCGGCTTTTGGCATTCTATTCATGAGCACCTCCGCCTTCATAAAGGCGGGGTGCATATTTTTTTGGAGCACTTCCCCTTCAGTCAGGGGGCGACCCTCCGGGAGGCTTGAGTCGATGACCCATGTCCCCCCCATCTGGTCACGAACCGCGACCAGTGCTAGGGTAACACTGGTTTTACTCCGAGTTGCTTTAGCCATACTAGAACCCTCCTTTCACTTCCTGGAAGGGGGGTAGTGATTGTTCACCCTGTCCTACTTTCTTCGAGTCATTACGTAGTGACTCTAAGATTTCGGCCTTATACTGGGACTTTTTCATGTCCCAGTATTCTTTGCAAGCTGAATACTCTGCCTCCGCGCGAAGCCTTTCAGCTTCTTCAGAGGCCTTTTCTTCAGCTTCCTTTTGGGCGCCGATGTAGTCTAGCCCAAAGGCTACGACTATGAATAGGGCTGCGACTCCCAGCCCCCCAGCAATACCGCCGGCTAATAGTCCGGCGATAACGGCTAGAACGAATGTTATTTGCATATACTTCCTTTTGTTTTGTAAGCATATCGGGATAATATGCTTACTTCTTGTTATAACTAAAAACATCCCTACAAATATATATACCACAAAGTATACTATTTTTTCACAATTTGTTGGGATTGCTCAAACAATTCACGGTCTACAGTACGCGCAGGCTGATTCCAACTAGTCATTTGCAAGACAACACCTGCATCTACAAATATTTTTAATTCTTCTGGTTTTATAGGATATCCATCTTTCGTCATCACATCCTGCAACACATCTTCTACAAAATCTCTATTTAATGCATAATAAATTGTAGAACGCTCTGCTTCTCCTGAGCTATTTCTGCGCACGTGTCCAAGTTTATGTTTTTTACAGCAATAGGTCAGTGTATACACCTTAGACATAATGTTTTCTGGTAACATTGTCTTACGAAATATATATTGTCCATTACCCCCATCTCCCGTGGGGTCAAAGGATAGATGCCTATTCACCTGCTGAAGTGTCATGCTCATAAGTAAATCCCTTAAAGCTGACGTGGGATTTATTTCTGATTTGCAAGCTACTATAACATTATCCCACCACAGATAGCTAAAAATTAGATTCCCTTCGTAAATTAATTGAGTACCATTTTCTGCGATTTGATCATCTAAAGCAAATTCTTCGATGTTCACGCTAAATAACCATTTAAAAAATCTACTGATTGTATCAAGAGTAAATTTAGTTACTTGCTTGTATGCCTGTGCGCTTAAACCATAATTTACGCTATAAATATCTTTTTCATTTTCTTCTGTAACGTTGTCCTGTGTGACAAATACAACATAGGGATTATTACTGTAGTTGCTTAGCATTAACTTTAGATTCTTGCAACGAACATATACGGGATAGTCATTTAAACCGTCAAAGAGTTTTTTTGATCTTATAAATCGATCGTTGTTAGGGATATTAAATGGCGCAATTTGTCCCAAAGCTAAAAAAACAAATTTAACTAAATTGCGGGCATTAACGGAGTCATGTATTAAAAGTGGTTTAGTTTCATAGCCTAAATATTGCCTATATAACACAGATATAATGTAACTAATTACATCTCGCACTCCAGAATTTAAAAATTTAGAGTATTTTTTATAGCTCATTCTTACTGGAATATCAGAAGAAAAACAAAGCTTTAAGTCCTTAGACATGCAAGTAGTAGCATCTGTATTATTGTATGATAAAAATGCAAAAATATTCTGGCTTTTTAGGTTAAACTTTAAGGCTGTGGCCTGCCAAGCCATTGCTGTATAAACGCCATTTGACTTATCCCACCCCAAGGATAATGTGCCATATTTACAAGGTGCCTTGTTTATATTATGGCGTATAACACTAAGAAGATTTTTATAAAATGGATTATCGCTACCATCAAATAATGTAGGTAAACTTAACTTAATATTTTCGTCGTCTTCGATTAAATTAGTAACAGTAAAACGGGTGTAAGCCTTTAAAGCAAGATCCTCAATAGCAGATTTCTTTAACAAATCTTTTTTGCTAAAAGCTATTGCATACTCTTGACTTCCCCCCATTATCAAACGACCCTTATGAATTATCTCTTCAGAGTCCTTAAAAATTATATTTTGATCCACTTTGATTATAAAGTTGGAAAGAATTTGCGTATTAGAAGGGTCATCTTTAGGTTCTAATATATATCCATCTGAGGTCTCCCATATAATAAAGTTATTAAAATCCACCATGTCTCTAGACATTGCGGAAATTTTATTCAGTGCACCTATATAATTATTTGCTTTAGCCCAATCCATTAACCTACGCTTGAATGGGAGCTGGTTTACGTCAAAAATATCCATGAGATATTGTAACTCTGAAGATACCCCAGTGGAAGTTGTTTTTGATGCCTCTGTAATTAATGCCTTATATTTATTTTCTACAAAAGCATTAAAGGTGTATAAATAGTCATCTTCTTTATACGCATGATAATTGCATATATACAAGTCTGCTTCGGAACAGTCCTTTAGCACTAAGGAGTCATGTAGCGACTTAATAGTTTGTAGGCTACTATTATGGTCATTTAGAAAAATTAATTTTCTAAACGTACCAAGATTTGATCTAAGGTTATTGGGCTCGTTTAAATTTATATCTACTGCTAAATAACTTTGATCTTCAAGTTCTAAACATTCTTTAGCATAATTATGCAAGACAATAGCCTCATAAATATTTTCGATAACTCTAATCTTAGTATTATTAAAATCAATATGAGGGCTTAATGCATAAATACCTGCAAAAGAATTTTTGTAATTATTTAGATATACCTGGTAACAATTATTGGTTTTGGGATTAATAAATTTTAAGCTATTGATTATATGATAGTCAGCAAAATAAGGTATAACAATCCATTCTTTACTGTCATTAAACAGTTTTCCGTTTATAAAAGAAGCAAAGCTGTTATTATCATTTTTTATCTTAAGGTCTCCTTGCTCTATGGAAACTACTTCTGGTGTATATGATAAAATATTATTATCGGAAATAAATTTTAACATATAAAACAAATGCACTGAGTCCATAGCAAACCCTATACCTTTTAAACTGCGTATATTACCTCTTCGCATCCATTTTTGTGTCTCTACAAGAATACTAGGGTCTGCGGGGGTTGAGAAAAGCGATGCTACTACAAGATTTAGCACATTTCTGCGCTTAACTAGGATATGATGCAATGCCTTTTCAATATATGCGGGTTCATGTAGTAGTTTGGTCTTTAACTGAACCCCATAGTATTTAAAAAATATTCTGAAGGCTTTTGCGTAATCTCCATGCATATAATGCGCCAACATATCAATAGAAGTCCCAGCTATAAAAAGATTACTTCTTAGTTGCTCCTCTGAAATACCTGAAGATTCCTCTAATTGCTTTAAAGCATTTATATTAAGATATCCAAATGGGAGTATTCTTAGTAAACTTCCATTAATTCTTGAATAATAACGCTCCATAGAGCCGGGAGATTCCACTGGTAATTCCTCCAGTGTGGAATCTTTTAAAATGAACGAATCTTCCGCTTCCTCTGAGACTTGATGAGCCCGCGAAGAATTTGCGGCTTGATCCACTGTATCTTTACTGATAGCAAACCCCAGATCCTTTAAAATAAAGTAGGGGTCAACGCTATCAATAATATTTTCAATAGTTTTAATTCTCATTTCTTTGTTTATGTTTTGTTTATAACCATCTATACGTCATAAACGTCATTCCATTCTTCTTCAGAAACATATGTTGGTGTTACATTGCCGTTGCTATCTTGTGAAAATACTAGGCGCATATATTTTCCTGGTATTATTTTCTTGTCTGTACCATACACATTAAATTGCAAAGACGTTAATGGTGTTTGAGTTTTGATTTCATCGACAAAAGCTTTTATTGACTGGTCGTTGTCGCCCGCAACTGTGCCGCTTCCTTGCACTGTCGCGTCGTTGGAATTGCCCGAAGCGTCTTTGACAAGCTTAGTAGTTGCATTGCGCGCGATTGTGTAGTTTTCGAGCGCAAGCGAAACTTGCGAAGGCTTTAATGCGGGCGGAATAAGCCTGCCTGCCACATAGTCAGCAATGCTGTACGGAGCGGCTGGCGCGCTTACGTCAAAATTAAAAACGTACAAATTGCGCAACATCATCGGATGCGCCGACGCAGGCTGTACCGAATAATTTGCATTGTAAGTGTTTACAGCGTAATCAACAGTTCCGCTTAAAGAATCTAATGTTAATCCTTTGTAATGACTTGTAGCTACTTTTGCGCCGTCAACGTATATATCAAAATTAACAGGCGTTGATTCTAATTCTCTGCAAACTCCTATAATAGTATGCTCTTTGCCTAAAAATGTATCCTTGTCAAAAAAGTAAGATACTTCTGAATATGATATAGTTCCGTCTGTATTTTTTGAAATTCTTAACTGAATACTAGGATTGTTTATTACGTTGTTAAAACATATTGAACCCCATAACGCCCCAGTTCCGTTGTTTCCAAACTGAAATATTGTTTGAATTCCCTGGGTTGAGCCTTCCCACGAATCAACCCGCACAGTTGCGCAAATCGAGAACGGGAAATTGGGAATCGTAAAATTCGACCCAAAGAGTTTGGCTTGGTTAAAATACAAAGTGCCATACGGAAGCTTGGAAAGGTGTGAATCTAAAACTTTATTTTCTATT